TGAGTATGCAGGTCCTCTTGAGAAGGGTCCTACAACCGCACCACCAATTTGTGAGATACCTTGTGTCAAAAAAGTTTGATCGATTTCTTTGGTGAATACTGCTGGACTTACTGTTCTTTCTGCCATCTTGCTTTGTCTCCTTTATGGTTTTTGGGTTGAATATGGAAATTTAATATTTATTCATAAATATGTTTTGAAAATTTCAAAATCATATATTTATCTATTATTTTTTTGACAAAATATAAGTACCTGCATTTATATCGAGACTTCCTTCACCATATTTGCGTACAATTCTTTCTTTAAAGTTTGATTCTGTTTTTTCCAACTCTTTATATAGTGTCAAACATTCTTCTTCATTTTTTTGAATTGAATCCTGTTCAATATTAAGTTGCTTCTTTCTCAGAGACAACTGACCTAATTTTATTAGAACATCTTGATACTCATTATTTAACATAACGAGTTCAGATAGTTCGTCTGAGGTTAGTTTAATATTTTTATTTTTTTCCATGCGTTTAATAATAAGTTATTTACGCACATAAATCAAGAAATATATTGTATTGTTAAAATGTCAACTGACATTTCGTGTGTTTTTAATAATATATTTTTATTTGTTCTTTCGGAGTTTATTTCAATTGACTCGTTTTTATTTAAAAGAACTTCTTCTTCAGTTTCATAATTAAAAATTAGTATATCTTGTTCATCTATAATTGTAAATGAAATTTTATATGGAATATCATCAATATATAAAGTATAAAATTCTTCATCGTTCCACACTCGCACTTCGTATTCATCACCAACATCCCCATCTAAAAATAGTTCTCTATTTTTTCTGTTCAGAATTATATTCTTAGAAAATCCACTATTTAAAACTGATTGTGGTTTTCCGTGAATATTTGTTGTATCCGAGATAAGTTCAGTTCCGAATATAGCACGTCTATTTGTAAGACTTTTTTGTTTTGTTTTTGTGTTGTTAAATACTTCAGGTAGCAAATAAGCATTTACAGTTAAACTAAATGTTGTTGTAACAACACGATCATCGTCAGTTGGAGTTTCAACATTATTTGTAAATGAATCAACAGATGCTCTAAATTTTAATCTACCAGGATCACCCCAATAATCATTGCTTGCCCAATTAACAATTTCAACGAGTGTATTCATTTGTTGAACATATTCGGTTGTCATTGTAAAATCATAATTTAAAATAACGTGATCAGGAAATGCAATGTTATGTATTTCTTGAATTGGTTTTGCACCTGTTAACGCAGAGAATTTATCGTACATATTCTTCTTTGTAAACTTCTTTACAAATGGTACATTTAAATGTCTATTAAAATGAGCAAAAGAATCATCATTAGATACAGATGTTCTTGAGAATATAATCATGGGTTTTTGTACCATTCCTTTGGTATCACGATAAACTCCATCACGTTGAATTGCACTCCATCTTTCAGGTGAAGCATGACGAACAGGTACACTTATTATTGAATTATTAGCATCTTCTACTTGTGGATTAATAACATTAATAAAATATTCATACAATATATTATCAATATCCATTAAAGTTACAGTGTATTTATCGTAATCAACATCATTTGAATCATCTCTCATTTTTTCTGCACGATTATCAGAATAAAAAGAATCTTTTGATTTTTTCATATTAGAACGATAAGCATCATTATCAACGGAAGGTGGTGATGAATTTAACTTAGCAGTAAAACTCTTTTCATCACTTCCGGATAACTTTTTCAAAGTAATAAATGGATTATTAACTTTATCGTAGTCAGTCATTATATGTTTCGTTCCCTTAGATTTATTTTACTATTTCTACTTATGTGTGCATTACACAATAAACTATAATTCTTTTCTGGTTGACCACCTAGAAATTGATTTTCTACTACGTTCTCAATTTCAAAATAAGCATTTTCCCATGCTACTATATCACCAATTTGAGGGTATATATCTTTTATTTCACACAATTTTTGGTGAAATTTAAATACCGTGCCTTTCTTTACATCTGGACCAAAACCTTCATATACAGTACTTTCAGGATCGTTTTCAACTAAGCATTGAATTTCAATTCCGTCAAAATAAAATTTATTAAGACTTTCACCATACATATTTTCCTGAGTAGATTCTGCATCTATTCTGTATATAACAACAGTTTGTTCAATGATACTTGAAAGTAATTCACCATTTAGACTGTTCATCATACGAACATCTCTTCTACTAAAATACCTCCCTCTTGACATTTTATTATCCTATATACAGAAAGTTAGGGACCTTTCTTAGATTTTCTTGAAGATTATCAGATACTTGATTTAGTTGCTCACTTGTTGTGCTACGACTTGTTACTTCTAAATCCTCTCGTAGTTCTGTAATAAGTTGTTCTTTTTCTGCTTGTGCTTCTGATCTCAAAGCATCTCCGTCTAAAGAAGTTTCACCACCAGGAATTGGAATACTTTGATATTTTGCTCTTACTGCACCAAGCAATTCTTTACAAGTTGCTAGATAATATTTCATTATCCATCGTTTTCCTACATCATTAATTGTTCCAAAACTATGAAACTGATAAGGAGCATTACTTAAATCAGTTACAGAATCAACCGTTTCATTTAGATAATTGTCAGGTTGTGGAATTGGATCACCGGGATTTAATCCATTTACAGTTTTATCAACTACTACTTGTTGATTAGTTTCTTCTACCACTTCTGTCTGCGTTTTTGGTATCACATTAAATTCATCTGCATCTACATAACCTTGAACGGCTGCGATGTCTCTTTCACGTTTAAATACATAATCAAACCACAATGTGAAATCTTTAGTGGGAACAGGAAAAATTGTAAGTTTATTATTTACAATCTCAAATCCGTATGCACTTCTTCGTACTTGCTCGTTAAATTCAATTGCTTGCAATCTCATCAGATCCTCATTCACAGGACGTAATAAAAACTGAGTACCAACTGGTGACATTCCCGACCAATTAAACTCGTTTAACATATTAGAATGTGACATTCCTGAATTCGACATTGGATCGTAAATTTTATTTAATGCAGGTGGTGGGTGATGAAAGATTCTTTTGACTTCTATTTTTTCTATTTTCTTTTCACCCGTTTTTGGGTCGATATAGTAATTGTTAAACAAACCTTGTAAATCGTATGTTTGTACACCTTCTTTTACTTCAAGACTTGCTTTTCTCCAGTCTACATTACCACCAACTCCCACTTCAGCCCCATATGCTTCGGATAATTTTAAATAAAAAGGTAATGGTTGTGTTTGCAGTACACTTGTTGTTAAATTGATGCTAGTTGAAGTTCCTTTTATTGAATATAGATTTTGTTTTATGGAAAACTGATTAATTTGAGCACTATACTCAGTCACTGCTTCTTCAAAGCAAGCATAAAATTGCATATCAATCATCTCAACATCTACAATAGGGTATCCCAATCTTCTGGCTGCCCAATCAGCTGCACGTGGAGCAAACGAAACAAACTCAGCATCTTTATCAAAAAAACCAAATGGAGTCTTACCCACAGGTGATGAAACTTCTCCTTCCCAACGAACTCGTTCTAGTTCATAATTTTCATTTTCCAAGTCGTTTTCTTTTTCGTTATTTGTTTGCTCGTCTTCCATGAATATAAATATAAAGCAATAAAGTTAATCTTATAAAATAAAAGAGGGGTTCAAAAGAACCCCTCTTAAATTTTTTGTTATACTTCGTACTAAGACGAGTTCTGTACAACTTAGGATGGGTTGTAACCATCAAAGTTTGATACAGAAATCTTTCCGTAGAATTCAGGACGAACCATTTTCTTAGCATAACGAGTCATAACTCCACGACGTGGTGTGAAGTTTACCGGATCGTATACTAATGGTGTTTGAATCAATGGAATGTATGGAGCATAAACCGCACCTGTTTCGAGGAAGTTTGTTCCACGGAAACCTACGAGAACGTCACCACTTGTCATGTATGGGTTCTTGTAAACTTGGAAACGATTGTTCAATGCACCAACCTTAGTAACTCCCATAGCAAACTGAGACTGATTTCCGTCTGTGTCAGCTGAGTATCCTGGAATACTTTCAATGATTGTTGCAACTTGTGGAGAACATACCAAGAAGTTAGCACCACCACGGAGAGTCAACTGATGAATTTTGTTGCTCATTCCTTGGATTTGTGTGCCAAGACGTTGGAAGTATGTTCCTTGCGTTTCACCACCAGTTAATTCATCTGTTGCGGCGTCGAATGATGATGTGCTATGTGCGTTAACAAGAAGCATATCAAGAATTTCCAAATCAATTTCCATTGAAACGTACTCGGAAAGAAGAGAAGTCAATTCTGCTTCTGCGTCAATACTATGATAAGCATTCAAGTCTTGTGCCAACTCAGGTGTCCAAACTGCTTTCAACTTACGTGTTTTAGCAACGATTGGTTCACTTTTGAGTTCCAAGTTGATTTCTGGGATACCGATATCTTTTCTAAGACCTGTATCTGTATCGGAATCTCCTCCGTTTACATCATTGTCTTCGAAATCACCACGGGTGGTGTCTTTTGTTTTCTTGTGGTACTGAAGAGTACCATTTCCGTCGGCTGCTCCTTTAACATTACCTTCACCGTCAACTGATACTACGTTATCAGCAGAGTCTGTGAATTGGAATGCACGAACACCATCAAGATCGGCATCACTTGGAAGTGTGATTTTCTCGGTGGTTGCAGCCAATGATACACTTACGTCATTGATTGAGTAACCATGACGTCCTTCTCCGTAGAGACCACCTTCTGCTTTGTCGGTTGAACCGAGTTTTGCGTCTGATGATCCACCGAAGAGACTTCCACTACCCTGACGGGATTGTGCTGTTCCATACTTAAAGTCTAAGTAGAAAATCAATCCAGATGGAAGATTCATTGGTTGAACGGAAACGAATTCCTTTGATGCGATTTCTGCGAATACACGACGTACAAGTGGAAGTGCTACTCCACTCCACTCTTCTGATCCAGAAGAAGTACCTGTGCGTGTTGCTTCGTCGATCAACTGCTTTGCTTGGTTTTCTAAAAGAATGGACATACCACTCTTTTCTGTGTCAGTAGAAATTCCTTCAAGAAGTCCTGTTTTTTCCCATTTGTTTACCAAACCACGGGTTTCTGCCATAAGACGTTCTTGAGGGTTGCTACTTTCCTTTAATAATTTACTGATTTCACTCATTTTAATTTATCCTCAATATAATTTGAATTTTTGTTATGATTTAATGCCTGCAAGTTTCTTGAATCTGTCAGCAAGTTCGTTGCCTTCAGATAAAATCTTCTTGGAGGGTTTTGTTGATTTGATTGCCTTGGATGCAATACCTTCTGTCAATGGATTCTTTTCTGTCTTTTTCTTTTTAGGAGCAGACTTTGATTCTTCCACTACTTCAGTTGCTTGAGTTCTAAAACTCTCTCCAAGTGTTGCGTATACCAATTTTGCTTCGCGAACATTCTTCGTAAGGTCAAAACTTTCTACGACTTTCAACTTTTGATCTTCACTTAGTGCGTGTTTCTTAAACAACTTATTTGTGTAAAGTAACTTTGCATTAAGGAGATTTACTTCATTTAACTTACCTCGCAAAAATTTATAAACTTTGCGGTATTCATCATTTTCTTTTTGAAGTTTTTCGTTGGCACTTTTAAGTTCGGAAACGTCAGATGATTCTTCTTCTTCGTCCTCAATATTGGTTTCTTCCTCAAGTTCTCTGAGGATTTCTTCAAGATTGATTTCTTCGTCTTCTTCATCTTCGTCTGACCCTTCAACTGATTCTTCAACTGCTTCTTCTTCTTCAGATTCTTCAGATTCTTCGGATTCTTCGGATTCTTCAACAATTTCAATATCAATTTCTTCGTCAATTTCGGCAACTTTTTCTTCTTCACCTTCGGTTCCTGGTTCACCAGCAACAGTCTCGGTTCCAGCAGGAAGTTCTTCGTCGTCACTATCAGCAACAACTACGTGTTCGTCTCCACCTTTTCCAAGTTCAGATGATTTAGATTGCTCTTCAACTGCTTCTTCTTCTTCGGATTCTTCGGATTCTTCGGATTCTTCAATTGCTTCGTCTTCATCGTCTTCTGAACATGATGCTTCATCAAGTTCCACCTCGTCGTCTTCCTCAGAGTATGAACCTTCTTCAATTTCTTGCTCAAGTTCCCTAATAATAGTATCAAGGTCAAATGAATCTTCTTCAACTGCTTCTTCGTCGTCTCCTTCAAGATCTTCGATTTCGTCAGCAATTTCTTCGTCTCCCCCTACTTCGTCTTCAGCAGGTGCTTCTTCAGCAGGTGCTTCTTCTTCAGCGGGTTCTTCTTCTGGTGCTTCATCTGCAATATCTACTTCCTCGTCATCTTCGGAGTAAGAACCTTCTTCAACTTCATCAGAAACTTCGTCTTCTGATTCTTCGTCGTCTAATTCTAATTCTTCTTCTCTGAGTTTCTTGGTAAGCATACTTTGCAAACGTGGTGCGAATGCTTCTTCGAGGGCAAGTCTTGCGTTGGCAAGGGCTGTCTCACGAACTGCTTTCGCATCAGCAATAGCTTCTTTAAGTAATTTACTCATGGTTAATTATCCTTTATAGATTAGTTTGATAAAGTCATTTTAATAGGACTTCAAATAATTAAAACCTTTTTTTAGTTGTTCTTAATAAAGTAAGAACATTTTGAAAAGATAAATATATACTTACATAAACAAATATTTAAAAATATATAAAAATATATAAAAAAAGGGAAGATTTTCTTCCCTTTTTTCGTTTTTAAGTGTTTTTGGTGTAATATTTTACAAAATTTTACGATTTCCAAGCATTCTATCTAGTTTTTCAGCAAGTGTGATTTTTGACCAATTTTGTCCTACTTTATAGGTTTTTCCATCAACTTCAATCTCAGTAATACTTTCGTCAACATCTTCACTTGTAAGTTTACCTTCTCCGGGATCATCACAATCTTTACAATCTGCTACATCAACATGATTATCTTTTTTTCCTATGTCCGATGAATCTGATTGCTCGGTTACTTTGTATGTTTTTCCATCTACTTCGAATTCATCTTCTCCGTCCTCTCTTGCTTTTTTGACGGCTGCTCCAAATGCGTTTCCTTCTTCCACATCTTCTTCGTCAGATGAATCACCTACAAATTCTTCGGTATCTTCTTGTTCGGTAATTTCTTTCTTTTCCTTGAGTTTATATTTTTTTCCACCCACTTCAAATTCTTTTTCTCCGTTTTCTCTTGCTTTCTTAACGGCCGCACCAAACGCATTTCCTTCTTCAATTTTCTCTTCTTCAGAATCTTCATCAGATTCTTCTTGCTTTCCTTGCTTTTTAAGAATTGCTTTTTTGAGAGGTTCGGGTAACTTTTCTTGTGCTTTAGTAAGACCTTCTTCTACATCCTTCTTTTCATCATCGGAGTCATCGGACTTTCCTTGCTTTTTAAGAATTGCTTTCTTTAATGGTTCTGGTAGTTTTTCTTGAGCAGCCGTAAGACCTTCAAATAGACCAAGTTCGTCTGCTACTTCTTGGATTATTTCTCTTAATTCTGATTTTGTTATTTTCATTATTTTGTTTCCTTATAGAAATATTCTATGGTTTGATACTATTCTTTGCATATTTTCAAATGCGTTTCCTTGTTTAAAAGATTTTTTTCCACATTTTGTTTCAATTGGTTCTAATGTTTCTTCTGTGGAAGATGTGTGCTCTTTGAAAAAATGCTTTGATAAAACTTCAGTTGCATAATTAACTTCAGCATCTGACATATTAAATTCATCTTCAGTTGAGCATTTTATTGATTGTTCAACTAGATAAGAAAATAACTTTTTGAATTGTGATTTGTCATGAAGTTTATTATTGATACTTTCGTTTATGTTCTCAAATACTATGTCTGTGTAGTTACTTTTAAATTCTTCAGATGTACATATAAACTCTACCAACTTTTCTGCATTACACGCATCTACTTCTGTGAGTACTTGATCATTTGATCCACAAATTCTTGCAAGTTGTTCACGTGCAGTCATATTTGTTTCCATGATCTCACCATAAAACTCAGGATCAGGTTGAAATTCATACGATGTCATTTCACATATAAAGTGACCACCAAAGTATGAATCGTCAGAGTTTACATATTCTAAATTATTTTCATGTGCGTATAAATTAGCATCTTCAATTGTTCCCTCGGCAACGCACTCTCTATTAATTCCACGAAAACTAATAGTCTTCTTAATTAGTTTACCATGTACATTTGGTTTGCAATCAAGTTTTTCAAGTAAAACTTTTCTTACAAATTTTTTAAGTTCACTTTTGTTCATCGGTTATTTCTCCGTTAATTTCAAAATATCTGTTTAGTATATTACCCATATCTTCATACAAACTCTGCATTCGTTGTGTATAAACTTGTCGTTCTTTTGCAGTTTTGTAGAATTCCTTTGCCATAGTTTTAATTTCTTTAAGATTTCTTTTAACACTCATAGCATCAAACCAATCATCAGTTTCGTTCAAAATATATTTAGAAGCATTTTCAACGATGTTACAAATATCTTTTGCTACATCCATATCTTTTGCTTCGTGTGCTATATACTTTTGATAATTACCAAACTTTGAAATCTTCTCTGATGTAAGTTTTTTTTGCTCAGACGACAACCCGTCATCTTCAAATCTACCTGTGTCTGGATTAAACTCATTTAATTGCTTTGCTTTTTCTTCCTTTAATACTTCAAGAATTGCTGACTTAATTGCTTTTTTAATCTCAGTACTCATTTTACATTTCTCCAAGTTCACCTAAAATTTCGTGTATAATTCCTTCTACCTTACAATACTTTGTGCAAACACGACCTTCAGTAACAACTTTGTTTTCTGAATTAACAGATTCATTTAGATTCACAGGTTCTAAGAATGCACCACGGGTTGATGGGTTGCTTACAAAATCAAATGCAACCAATTCAAAATCATCGTTTACCATTGTTTTACCTTCATGTTCACGTGTAGTACCCATTCCACGTGAACTAATTCCTAAAGTAATTCCACTTTTAAACAACTCTTTCAAAATATTACCACTTGGTGTTCCAAGAACTTCAACATTGCCCACAAGGTTATTATCGTCCCACCACATCTTAGTTACATTGTGACTTACATTTTGTAAATTCACTACACTGCTTTCAGGATGGTCTAATTCACCAAGTGCTCGTCTATCATCAATTAATTGTTGATATTTTCCTGCCTCCCGTTCTAACAAAGGTCGTGAGTAAACTCTACCATTTTGATTTTGCTCGGATGCTTTTTGTAAAATACCTCTTACAATCAATCTTCCCGAATTCTTATCTATACTTTCACTTATTTGTTCAGGTGAGAATTCAAAGGGCATTGTGGATACTAATATTTTTTTTGCCATATCAATAAATAAGTATATACGTATTACGATTTAATTGTCTATTTTTACAAAAACAATTTAATTTAAAGATGTATTATATTCGTGTTTAAGAGAGTCTTCTGAATTTGAAGTAAGTTTCACAAATGTATCTACTACATTCTGAATATCGTTTGATGTGCCAAGTTCAAAATTATAACTCTCAGAAACTAAGTAAAATTTATCGTCAAATTTAATAGTATGAATACGACTATTATTATCTATTTTAAATTCAGCACCATCAGATTCCCCTACACGACATCCACTTTCAGTTAACAAAATAGATAAATGATTAAGTATATCATAGTGTTCATTTGATGGAACTTTTTCAGGAAGATCATCATGGTTTGTTTTTGCCATCTTCTTTGCATCTTTTTTTGTCATTCCATCAGAAATCTTTTTGATTTTTTGATATAAATCATCACTTACATCTGACTTTTTTAATTCACCGTTATTAAGTGCATGAACCATACCAAATAATCTTTGTTGTGATTTTGATTTTGCTTCTTCGTTTTTTAATCCCAATTCAGATAATTTTTTAGAAGTATCATCGTCTTCGTTTTCATCAGAACTAGACTCTGACTCTTCAGAATCTGCTTCACCATCAGATTTAGATTTTACTTTTTTAGTTGTTGCATCGTGGTCTGTTTCTAGTTCTTCTTCATCATCAATTCCCAATTCCATCATAGAAATTCCTAGTTTTGCTTTTTTTAAAAGTTTAACTACATCTTTCCAATATTCAATTGAAAGTTTTTTACCCTCAGTTGATTTGTGAGCAGACTTTACAGAATCACCTAAGTCTTTAAGAACTTTTTTGTACTGTTCAAGTGCAGGATCAGTTTCTTCGTTTAATTGAGAATTACAACTACACTCGCACATTTGTTTAATCTCCCAATTGATTTCCTAAATCAGCAGAAGACTTTACCAATGCAAGTAACCCATTACTTATTTCTTGCTTGATTGTATCTGTGTTTATTGCACGTTTTTTATTTAAAACACTCATATCAAATCTAATATTAAACGAATAATGATTTGTTTTTTGATCACGGGTGACTTTGATTGTTCCAGAAATTTCATCAAGTGTGTTTGTTATTTCGGCAGAGTTTCCAACTGCTTTCCAATTCTTTCCTAATTTTGAAGCAAGTGCTTTTCCTTCAGACGAAGCAACTACTTTTTTAGGATTCTTTTGTTTTGTTACCAATTCTCTTAATTTTTGCTCGGTGCTTATTGTGCTTGATGATACTACATCTAATCTTGTACAATTTTTCATTATTTTAGGTCTTTCATTTTATGTGAAATTGTCTTAATCTTTTCGTCTATTTTTTCAAGAAACCTACGAGTTGTTCTCCAGTATTTTTGTGAATTTACACTATTCTCGGATTTGTATTTTGAAACTAGATTTATTAATTTGTCAATTTCATTTATATTTTTGTTAATTTCTCTAACCATCACCCCAACTTTTTGAGTTGGACTATAATCCGGATGATCTCTCATTATATGATATAAACTCTTACCCTCGTTTATTTTTACAGTATTGTTTTTTTCATCCTCTGTTGTCTTATAATCAAATACTTCTGCACGTGATTTAATTTTTTTCTTGTGTGTTTTTTCATCTGTACCCGCAAATGCATGAGGCGTTTGATAACCATCTGCGTTTGCAGTGGTATTCATTTCATTTAAATCAGAATCATCTTCTAAAATTTCTGATACTAAACTGCGAATTATATTCTTTAGTTCATTTCGTGTCGTTGGCATTTTTCTTAAGTTCCTTTATTAACTCATAACTCATAAGCAATGTAGACACTTGAGAATCTCTAACCACACGACCTTCAGTTGTTTTTTCTAACTGAGATACCACTTCTTTTAATTTTATTTTGACAACTTCGTCATTTATATTCTTGGAATACTTTGAAATACTTTTCTTTATTTGAGGTACTTGTTCGTTTATGTATTCTCTTAAACTATTAGTATTTGAAATATTGTGAATATAATTTTTCAATAAAGTCTGTTGTGATTCGTCAAGTTTACTGTATTTCTTATTAAAATTGTCAACCAAAAGTTTATAGGTAATTAATCTTAAATCTTCATTTTGCTTTTCGTAATCACTTACATCAACATTACCGTTTGATTTATCGTGAGCAGAAACCAAATTTCCAATTATAGTATTTTTTGATTCAAAAATTTCTTTCGGGTCACAATAAGTATTCGGATTATGACTCTCGAATAATTTGTAGATACTAGCATAGGTCTTGTAATTTTTAATTTTGGCACGAAACAAGTCATTAATCGGATATGTTTCTTTTATTTCTTTTACAAGATTATATCTAGCAGTTGCTAAATCTTTATTAGATAGTTTTTGATGACTTTCTTTTACTTCGTGCAACAATGATTCTGCTTTTGCTTTATCATTCGTTGATTCTTCTATTAAAAGTTGATAAAGTCTTTGCTCTTTTCCCAAACAAGTATTTTCACAGAAATGTCTTTTTAATAAGGAATTAGCAGACGACTTTTCATTACCATCTAGTATATCAGCGGTAATTTGCCTTACCAAAAGTTCGAATAAAATACCAGTATTTTTGTATTTACTATGTTTGAGTTTCTTCACATTAATGTTCTTTAAAATATATATTTGAATATAAATATAAATATAAATTAGATTTTAACTAATTATTTTTTAATAATATTCTTATCATCTAAATAATCTACTTCTTTTTTTTCCGTAGTTTGTGTTTCATCTTTAGTTTTTTCGCAGATTAATTTAGACATTTCTGATTCTTTTTTTGCCTTTTTATTTAAAAATAAATCTAATTTATTTAAGTCTGATTCAAGTTTAAGTGGGGAATCACCCCAATCTCTTCCATTAACACGTCTTTCATCTGCACCAAGTGGGTCTCTACCCATAGGTTTTTCATCGGGATGATCGTATTTTTTATTAACATTTTTTCGTTTCTTTTCTTCTTTCTTTCTTTGATGAATTTTATCTTCATCTTTTTCGGTTTGAGTATCCATTTTACCAAAACCCCAACTATCCTCTTCATCCGCATCTACTGCTTGATTCGGATCGGCCGGATCGTTTCCTTCATTTTGAATACTCTCAAGTCGGAAAAATTCTTTTGCATCATCCACGAAATCACTTCTAATTTCATTGATTTCGTTTTCAGGTAATCCAAATATTTTATCATATACCCAATTCTTTGAAAACATCTTAGCATCAATCATATCACGTGCAGTATTTAATTTTTCGGAAAGAATTCTTACACGTTCTTCTTCAAAAATAGTTGAAGGGTTGGTCAACTTCAAACTAAAATCTACTAACTTAGCATCTGTATACCCCTGTGAATAAAGATGAACTATTGCAATCTTGGTTAATTCACTTATCGTAATTCTCTGCAATCTCTCAATTGTTCTCGCAAACCTTATATCTTCTGCGGCTAGAGTTGCTTTACCTGTTATACTTTCATCATACCCTAAAAATGCTTTTGGAACTTTAAGTGCAGCCATCATTTTATTTTTAATATATTCTATATCATCCGTTCCATCATAGGTCATTGCACCAAGATTTTCAATACGAGTACCACTATCACCACCACGAACTGGCATAAAAAAGTCTTCGGTCATATTTTGCATATTGAATTTTAAATTATAGTCACCTGTTTTTTCATCAACAAACGGAACTTTTTTCATTTTATTAATAACTTTTTGCATAAAGTTATCAACTTCATTTGGTGGAATATTACCAATATCAATATAAAACATTCTTTTTTCAGGTGCTCTCATTATTCTGTGAATCAACATAGCATCTTCCATCAATTGAAGTTGCTTCCACGAACGTCTTGCTGACTCTACCATACTTTTACCGTATGGTAAATAATTCGTATCACCTAATAATCTAAAGTGTGCAATTTCATAGTTTTCATAATCTGCTCTAGTAGAACCCTCTTGTTTAAAAATTACAAGTTGTGGGTTTTCAGGATCAGAATCTTCTATGCGAGTCATTTCATATGTAGAAATTGGTTTTACATTCATAACTCCATATTCAGGTTCTATTTCTAAATGTAAATAAAAATCTCCATACTTGCACATATTGCGAATCCACCCCCACAAATTAAATTCAACATTTAATATATCATAAAATAAATTTTCAAGGATACCTTTAACATTAGAATCCGAACTTGTAATTTTAAGAATTTCACCAAATTCACTTCTAGTGGTTGATTCATCTGAGTAAATATCTAATGCACTTGAAATAATAGGATCGGTATCCATCACTTCATAATCACTAAATAACTCTAATCTAGCACTTTGAAATCCAAGATTATTAAAACCATTTGCATAATCACTATATAATGTGTGCATACGGTCATACTTGTCACGTATTCTTTTTGAGTATTGTAAATTATCTGTATCGGCAACTTTTAATTTTTTTCCACCTACATTTCTTACAACCACACCAGTTGAAAATAATCTTCTAAGACCACCAAAAAGTTTCTTTGTTCTTGATTCTTCTGCCATAACAATTCTTATAAATAGTTGATTCTACAAAATATATACATATATGTCAATAGATATATTACTTTAAATCACTAGCCGCACCGATGATGTCACCACCATCAAATCCTTGAAATGGACCAAGAGGATTTCTTTCTCGTTTTAAAGTATCAATATTTTTTTCACCAGAGTATAATACATACTCTACAGTATCATCTACCATTAATATTAATACACTTATTTTCCATCCAGTTGTGTGTACATTTTTTCTAAAGTTTAGTATATCTAAAATGACACTTCCTTCTCTTTGGTTTTTTATTCTTTCTAAATTTATTTCATATGCAAGTCCATCTTCTCTGGCTGCCAATGTTTTTAAGACACCAGACGGAAGTTCTATTTTGTTAAACAATGTATATCTTGATGGACTATCTAATTTAAATTTACTCATAACATCAAGATAAGTAAGTCGTTTTACATTTGGAATATTTTCTAAGTCTAACCCCAGTTTGACTAAATCAGAATACTTTGTTTTTCCAATTTCTATATTTTCAACGACACCCTCAACTTGCGTATATGTTTCAAATGATGATTCAGTATATACTCCTTGTGTTGGTAATAATGATTGCGTTGCACATCCCCCAGTAAAAAATAATAATCCCATTGTTATTAGTATATTTTGCGTTATCTTCATTTGTTTTCTCCGTTTTGTTTTGTTATTGAAGCAACCAATCTAAACTTTCAGTTCCTCCACGTGGGTTCTTCATTTCATATGGATTTGATTCAAGTCCATTTTGACGATAATTTTTACCAACATCCATGTTAGTTGTACTTCCCATATAATCAAATAAACTTTTTTGTGTTTCAATACTTTCCGAACGAAATCGTAATGCAGTATCACGAACCCAAAGTGCAATACATAAACTCATAACCAAATCGTCATTGTATCCTTGCATTGCTTCTGCTTTTTGTCCGTTCCATACAAATGTAAAAAGTTCTTCTAATGTTCTTTCTGAAACAATTTCAACTTCTTTTTCACGAACATATTGTTCCATTTTACTGATAATCAATGGACGAGTTTTAATAGATGTTGTGAATCCGGGAACCTGTTTCTTCTCCATTCTATTTAATTTATTTGTATGTTGTGAAAACTCATCTATGTATTGATAATCTCTTTGAGTGTAATATAAATTGTTGTATCCTTTATCTATAATCTGTTGTAACACCGCCCAACCTATATTTGCATTTTCCACTACCAACAATGCTCCGTTGAACTCACTTGCAACTGCAACCAATAAATTACCAAAATCTTTTGTTTCTACTTCACCCTTAAACTCAGCAACCTGTCTCACACCTTCCACATCAAATACATGAAAAGCACTTTTATCTCGTCCATCTCCTCTCGCAACATCGGCCGCAACTACATAATCTTTGTTGTGGTTTGGATATTCCCATATCCAATATTCTTTGTTTGCTCCTCTTTTTTCTACAGGTTCACGCATTGTATTTTCTTTGTACCACTCAATTAAACTTGCGTCTACCACCGAACGACCACTGCTAATAAAGTCACAATCACATTCTTGGGCTGCGTCTTTTTCACCAAGAACTTTTGTTTGTAAATCTCTCCACTTTTGATCGCGATCAGGATGTAATGACCAATGCAAATTAATTGGATTGAAGTCATTTGATCCGTCCATAGTACCAACCCAAGTTTTGTGGAAAAAGTTACCGATACCATTTGGAGTTGATAATAGAATAGAACGACCACCCGTTGTAATTGTAGATTGCGATGCAGTCCATATATCTTCCATGTTTGTAATAAACGCACACTCGTCCACGATAAGTAAACTCAGAGAGGATGAACGAGAAGCATCCACACTACTTGAGGCCGCACGTATATTACTTCCGTTTTTAAACCTCATACTTAACTTGTTTTTTTCTGTACACTCACTTCGTAACCACGAAGGTAGAAAATCTGCCATATGAGTTACTTTAGTAACGATATTCTTTGCAGTTTCTTGGTTAATGGCAATACATAGAATTGATTTGTCGGTGAAGAAGGTCATTAACCACAGAGCATATCCAGATACAAGTGTGGATATTCCCATCTGACGTGCCTTCAAAACAATATTAAATTGTTCGTCTTTAAAACTCTCTAAAGTTTTTTCTTGAAATTCATATAAATGAAAAGGTATAGTACCAAGTGTTGGATGTTGGATTTTACAATACTTTTTCATAAAGTATATAGGTGACTTTAAGCACTCTGTATACTCTTGTTTTATTATTTCCCTTAATGGTACTTTTTGGTTTCCTGCCATTAAGGATAAATATATATGTATTTAATTTTCTATAATATAAAAAGTTTCAAGGTATCGTTGAATCTTTTAAAAATCACATTGTGAAAATTTTTCAAGTTCTTTTTCAATACTCTTAATACGATCATCAACCTCTGTGATGTCGGCATTAAGTTCATCTAATAATTTAGACTTTTCGGGTATATTCCACTTTTCAAGAGAACCATCTTCATTTAGAAATTGAGGATCATTTTCAATGTAATGTTTAGATTCACCCATTTTGATTTTAGCATCTAACAAAAAACTTTTTTCGTTTTCAAGCATTGTCTTTTTTTCGTAGTCTTCATACTTTCCTTCGTCTTTTAACTTTTGCTCATGTTCTTGAACACAATCAAAACACAATCCTTTCATAGCAACCATTCGTTTATCTAAAAATTTAGTAGTATCACAGGTACAAACTTCTTTGGGACAATTTGGAGCGGTTCTTGCTATTTTTCTTAACTTGTCAAACACGGTTTCGGTTCTAACTTTGGTATTAGCACCAATTTGTTTCCACTCTTTTCCGTCTTTGTCAGTCCATATTTCTCCAACTGCACGAACTTTTACTTCTTCTTTTTCACCTTCATATCCATGTACCTTTGGTATTTCTTCACCCGCGAATAGTTTTTTTGATCGTTTAATAACGTACTTTAAATCATCTTTATCCATTTTAGCCATATTGGCATTATCTCACCTAAAATAAAGTTTGTCAAACTATTAATGTAAATTTTCAAATAGTTTTATGCACTCATCTAAAAAAACATTTACTAAAAAGTTTTCATATCTCAATCTGTGCTTTTTACGTTGTGAGTCAGATAAATCATACTGCATAAATCTTAAACGACTATCACAACTTTCTTCATTTCTCATTCTATCGTGTACACCTTGTATTATTTTTTTGGTAGATGCGTGATCTTCATTATACCCATACAAATAAAAAAGAGATAAAGATAAATTCTTTGCTTCGTCTCTTATGCAATCTACAAACTCACGATCAAGATAAGTAACTTGTTGCGGTAAAATAGCACGGTGTGATGTACGAAATCGTTTACTTACTTTTTCAATTTGAATTTCAACTTCGTTTGTTTTTAAATAGACATTTCCATTTAACTTAATCATACCTTCCTTTTTTAAAGTCTTTTCTATCATATGCCTTTTTATTTTTCATTGCACGACTTTTAGGCATCGTTGGTTTTCTGACTTTATTATATGCATCAATTGTTGAAATTATTTTTTTCTGTTTTGCTTCCGACAATTTTTTTATTTTATGCACTAGCATTTTAATATATTCTTTTTTACTACCACGACCTTTAAAATAAGGACTTTTGTCACTCAGCATTTTTGCAACATCAAGTATTGCTTTTAAATCTTTTAAATTTTCTTCTTTTTCTTTGTCTTCACTCATTGGTCCATCCAGTTTTGTAAACTCAACATAATATAAATTTGTTTTTGGTGATTGAAAAGTTTTTCCACCAACTTTTTTGCAATGTTTTTTTGCATCGTTTAATTCTTTAAAAGTATAAGGAATTAGTTTTCCATCTTTTTTTCTTGCCGATACTTCAAGGTGCGATCCATTTATATTCAAAGTTAGCACTCCATGAGATATAGTTTCTTGGTTTGAAAGACTTTCAGATTCAACCTTTTTTGCACGAATTTTTTTAATTCGTTCTTTTTCTTTTTTCTTCACAATAGGAAGCATCTTTCTTGCAACCTTTGCAACAATACCTTTTTTATTAGATAACTTTTTATCTATAAGTTCTTTTTGGCCAACTGAAAGATTGCTATATGATTTTCCACCTGTCATTTTTTTTACGATTAGATTCTTTGCCGCCTTCTCAGCAGTTGCTTTTAATTTGGCAGGAGACTTCATTCTTTTTGCAAATAGTTTCTTTTTAGTTGCACGTTTCTTTGCAGTTCGTCTTGCGGCCTGTGAAAGTTTTCTACGTGCAATTCTAGATAACTTTTTCTCTTCCATGATTAAAACCTCATTATACCCATAATTTGATTTATAGGAGCAAATGTACCTGTGAGTTTATATGTTCCACCTTTGTATTGAAATACTACACCTTCTGTTGGTGCAATTGCATTGCTTCCACCAATAGAATTAAGACGAGCAAGATTCTTATTTAGTTTCTCCATGTCTTTCTTAAACTTATCAGGTGATTCCACCGAACTTATCTTCTTGCCTTCAAGTGTTTTAACGTGAGAATCAAGTGCTTTTGCAATATCATCACTTCCACCAGCCGCAACGAATCCTTTTACATTTTTTAATACTTCCGCACCCAATTTCAAAAAGATGAATTGAAATGGCCACATATTTTCTTCAAATTGTTTTGTAATATCTTCTTTTTCAAATTTAGTAACCCAAGCAAGTAGTTTTGGATGATCAGATAATTCTTTTTTAATTGTAGTGATTTTGTTAGACTTATCATTATATGCCCAACGACCAACGAGTGCTTCGTATACATTCGAGGGAAATATCTCTTTATTTTTTGTTTGTTGTTTATCAAGCAAGTTTCTCCACCAAGAATCGTGATACTTCATTACTTTATCGTTATCTTTTAATCTAAATTTGTTTTTAAGTTTATCTATTTTAGCAGAATACTTTGCATATGAATCTCCAAATGTTTTACTTTTAGGAAGTTCCACCACAATTGGTGCGTTCAATGAATATCGTTTTTGAACATCTGCGTTTATTTGTTTCAACATACCTTTAAGCATTCTTGCAGAGTCTTTAAGTTCACCTGTTATATCGTTTCCCTCGGAATCTTCTGATACTGCTTTTCCTGCGGAATCATATGCTTGTGTTCCGTGGAATACTAACATATCTACATTCTGAGGAATAACATTTTGTGTCGCAGGTGTCATTACCTCTATATTCATAAAACGTTCACCTTCACGAAATACTTTATTCTTTTGTGCATCTGTAAGACCAGATATAGCAGTTTCTAAATCTTCAACTGCACCTACAAATGCGTCACGAATATTATCAGGACGATCAGCAAATATACTTGAAAATTCTTTTACATTAGGAGCAGCCGCACCTGCGTTTTTTAGATGACCTTGATTTCTTGCGGCCACCAACTGACCATCTTTCCAAGAAAACATTAAGTTTTGTCCATCAAGTTTTTCAGTAACTTCTTTTTCAACATTTAATTCACCTGCAAGTGATCTACGAATCATTTCTTTTAAATCACCAAATGTTAACTCACGATCATCAAAGGGATGACTCATGTGTCCAGCCGCACCTCCTTCTGTTAATAAATTTTCGTTTACTACTTGACCCTTTACACCTTGGTCTATTTTGTCACCTTCCTCTGCTTTATCGGTGTCAATAGTATTACCTGATTTCAAATCTTCGTCACCTTGTTCATCTTTTTTACGAATAGATTTTTCAGAACCAATAAAGTCTACAAGTTTATATCCAGCAGTTTCTGCCACCTGAGATATAAAACTTTCCCACTGGCCATGTGCAGTTCTCGTAGATTCTGTGTCAACTTGGTTGTTGGGAGTTTGTTCATCTGAAACACCCGATGTGTAAAAACTAACTGCGGGTACTGGTCCTGCGTAGTTTCCCCACTCTCGGTAACTTGTGTTTCTTCCTTCATTGTTTTTACCAGCAATGTGATCAATTAATTCGTACCCAAGTTGCTCGGCATAATTGGATGTATTTTTCTCGTATGTTTTTCCTGGATAAAAAATACTAGGTCCGTCATCTACTAATGATTTTCCATGTGCAAACACAGAACTTATTTCATTACATACATTTGGTAAATTATGTATATAACCTTCTAAGTTTGGATACTCATGTATGAAACTTTCATAAATTTCTCTATTCTCAAACAATGTTCCGAATTTTTTTGTCAAATATTTGAATATCTTTTCATCATACCAACCAAACAATTCCTCAAATGCTTGAATTTTTGTCATTTCATCGTGTTTAGGAGAACCAAGTAAATCTCGTATCCGTGTACCACTTACTTCTTTGCCAAGCACCTTAATACTCACATGAGGAGCAACTATGAAATAACCATGTTGCTTAAAACCTTTTAAGTTTCTTTTATTTTCTTCGTATGGTTGGTAATAAGCAGGTGAACCATCTGCCTTTGTTGTTTTTAATCGTCCTGCATCTTTTTCACCAAACATGAAAACCACTGCGGTAGTATCTTCGTCGTAACGTTTAGTAATTTCATCGCATACATATGGATTCTTAACAGCAACAACATCTTTAACTCCATGCTTTAACCATACCATTTTTTTCTCTTTGAAATTTAATGGACTATCTGTTGTATTAGTTTTATTACTGGTTGCAACAAAAGATTTGCTAAACTTCTTTTTTAAATGCTTGTATGTTTTATAGTGGTGTATACCAGCAGGTTGAAACCGTCCAGGATAAATTCCAAGAATAGTTTTTACTTTAGAGTCCTCCTCTAAAGTTTCTTCAACCAAATAATCAGTAAGTTTTTTGGTTAAAATATCTGTATTTTTTGTGATCACTATTTGTTTAAAATCTCAGTAAGAATATTTCTTATTTCTTTTCTTAACTTTTCTTCATACACTTTACGTTGAACAAATTTATTGAACTCAATCTTAGACATTCCGTCAAGTTCATCTGCCATATCGTCATATCCTTTTCTTCTTAGAAAACTTATAACTTTATCTTTTGCTTTAAGAATACTAGAATGCATATCAGACATAAAGTTAATTGCTTTTTTGTACTCTGGACTTGTTAATTTAATTTCATTTGTTTTTTCCATATTAATTGACTCCTCGTATTGCGACATATAAAAATCTTCATCAGAAGCAGCTGATTGGAAATCTCTCCATGCTTGCTCTGCTTCTTTTCCTACCATAATCACTTTACCCCTCGGGTAATATAAAATCTCATCACCTTTTTTAAACTTAATCCCACCCTTGCGTAATCTTCTTTGAACAGGTAATCTTTGTTCACCCGACACTCCATCATATTTTGATTTCATCCAAAAAGGATCATCTTTATATCTGTTATATTCTTTAATGCTCATATTAATCCTCAAAATATTCAATTATTTTATTTGTTTTAAGATGTTGTTTAATTGCTTTTCTTTTATCACGATGCAAGTGAGGGACATTTTTAAAGTACTCTTCTGTACAATGAAAAATATAACCATCAACAATTGGTCCATCGTCAGTTTCACCCTCACTAAATACTCCAATAAACTTGTATTCATCTTTATCTTGTTTCAATAACTTCATAGCAAGTGATTTTGCCCAATTTTCATTTCCAGACTTTTTTGACGAAAAACTATAACGAGAATGATTTGGAGCAAGTTCTATTCTCCAAGTTTCTCCTAGTTTATCTTCTTTGATTAGTTCGTCAAAAATAACATCAAACATATCAATCTTCTCCTTTGAATTTCATGGTACGGATTTTATGAAAATACTTTACTAACTGATTTCTGCTAAGTTGTAAACTCTCCACTAATCGTGTTAATACTGCTAAATTCTTTCTTTCATTTAAATTAAATTTTTTAATTACGTGAATAGAACGACTTAAGTGTCTCTCTAAATCCATAGGAAGAACAACATCTTCCATCTTTACTAAATCAAGTTCTTCTGTAACACGATTTCGTTTATCACCACTTTTACTCATTTTATCATGTGCCATCATCATTTTAATCCATTTCTTTCCAATTGGATTTTTAATTGGTTTGGATATAAATCTTGCAACTTCTTTCATTAACCGTGGAACTAAATCTAATCTACCAGGTTTTGTTTTACTGCGAGTATCTTCTGAATTGTCTACTATAACGAAATTTGCTTTGAACAAACCTTGAAACTTACCAAGATTTTTTTGTACATCTGTCCAAATATCTTTTACTATTTTTCGTGGAAGTTTTCTTTTACGCATTGCGTTTCTTTGTTGTGCCACATCTAATGTTGTATTTACAAATACCATATAACAATCGTATCCAAGTTTTTCAAGTTCTTTCTTTTGCTTTGATATTTTGTTATAATTATCACCAGTTCCATCTACGATAATACCCAAACGACCATCTTTAAATAACTCAAATTGTTTAAGCATAATTTTCTTCGCACGGGAACGAATACTATTTGGATCGTCACTTGTTACTTTGGCAAATGTTTCATCATCCATTTTAGATAGATTCAGATCATATCCTGCTTTTTTAAGTAATATCTCAAATGCAGGATCACTATTAACAATCTTCAATCCACTTGGTGATAAATTAGCCGCATCTGGTGGAAAATTGAATAATGTATCAACCGTAGCAGATTTACCCGAACCAGGACCTCCTGCTAGAAATACTGCTTTTAAAATACCAGGATCATACACACCCTCTACAAGTGTAAAGTATCCTTTACGCAATCCTGCTTTAATCAGGGTTTCTTGGACTTTTTGATTTTTTTCGGAATTTTCCATAAATACAATTTAGGTACATAATAAATATATATCTAAATATGTTTTATGCTCCGTAATTTATCTTACTAAATGAACCTTCTCTTTGAATTTCTACAATTTCATCCACCATATCTCGCATAACATCCAAGTGACTAATGACCACGATAAACTCAAACTGACCTTTTAGATAAGTAAATAAGTTAAATACACTACTAATATTGTCTCCGTCTAATGTACCCCACCCCTCGTCAATAACAAGGAAATTAGAACGAGGAAGACTACTTACATTAATAAGTGCTACACGCATAGCAATACTGCTTATGAATCGTTCCATACCACTACACATCTCTAATGGCCAATGCCGATCCTCGTAGGTTATTTTTGAGTAAATATGTTTTCCGTCCATTTCAAGATTCATACCAAAATCAACAATCTGAGAAAGTATATTATTTACTTCACTTTCAATACTTGGAATAGTTTTGGAAATAAGTTCGTATGATATACCATCTCGTTTGACAGCATCGAGATACAACTCGTATCCTCGTTTTTTTCTTTCATAACTTTTTGCTTCTTCAATTGAAGAGATTACATCATCATGCTCTTTTTCTACAATTTTAACTTCACCGAAAAGTGTTTGAAGTTTTTCACTTTCATCATTTGCAATTTTATTTACAGAATTTAATTTTAAATTTAATTCACCAACTTCTTTTTGTATATTTTTATTAAACTCAATTATGTCTTTGCACTCATAATATTCTTTAATATTTTTATCATTTAAAACAATATCTTTTTCAAGAGATTCAATCATACTAGACAAAGCAAGAACTTTAGAATCTGCTTCGTTTATTTCAAACACAAGTTGATTAGATTTATTATTTAAATCTTTTAGCAATTCATAATTGGATTCTACATCTTTATTATCTTCAAGTATATCACTAAAAATAGTTTTTTGTTTTACCAACTCGTCCGCCGCTGCTTTGTCTTTATCAAGTTCAGTTTTAGTTTGCTCTGCACTTTCAATAAGATTTTTAGAATTGTTAACACAAAACTTACACTTTGGGTCATATTGATGACTATCATAATGTTTTAATTTATCTAACTTAGCATTAACTGATGTTCTCAGTACGGCCAAATCTTTTTCTACTTTTGTAATATCTTCACGAACTTTTAATACACTTATATACTTTTCTTCTGTACCTTTTAGTTCGGATATTTGTTGTGAGCAATTTTTCTTTTCTAATGTTAAACTTTTCTTTCTTGTGGATTCATCCGAACGATTATCTTTTGCTATTTCAAGTCTTTCTTTTAAATTATTTTTATTAAATTCTAATTTATCAATATCAACTGCGGTTTCATCAAACGAACAATTTTTAAATAATGAATTTTTATCAGCCAATTCTTTATTTAATCTTTTCTGTTCAAGTAATGCTACATTAGTCTTACTATCTTGTTGATTATACTCTTCATTTATTCTATCAAGTTTTTCTTTTACATCTGCAAGAGTTTCATCAAAATCGTCACGATTAAATCTTTTAAGTAAAGCATTTATTTCTTTAATGTCTTCGGAAGCAGTAGAGTGTAATTGATCAAATGTATCTATGCCCATAAATTGTGCAAGTAAATCTTTTCGTTCACTTTGACTTTTATCTATAAAAATTGCATTATTATTTTGCAAACTTAATGTAGTCAAAACAAAGTCATCATACGAACCCACATGATCACGAATTATAGCATTTGTCCCAGCCCTCTGTTCTCCGTTTAACGATATTGTGTTACCATCGATATCATGCTTCCAGAAGTCTACCACGACAGTTACGTCACCGTTCTTCTTTGTTGTTGCTTGACGGTCAATAAAATAATCTACTCCACCTATTTCAAAATTTAGTTTACAATAAAATGAATCAGTTTGTGTGTTTAAAACATGGGATGCCTTAAAAGCACGATCACATTTATCAAACAAACAAAAACTCAATGCACTCATTACACTGCTTTTTCCACTTGCATTTGAAGCAAACAATCCCATGACACTTTTCATATTTGAAAAATCTACAATGTTACCATCACCGTAACTAAACATATTTGAGAATTCAAACTTCTTTGGTTTCCAGATGCAATTACGAAGAACTTCTTTTACTACAAGTTTATCGTTGATTTCTTTATTAATATCAAGAGCAGTTTTTACTTGGTCATCATCAACAACAAAATTTCTGCGAAGATAATCTTCTATTAAGTCATTTTGTACTTGTACAAGTGATATGTCACCAAAATCAAACTTATTGTCACGATCAAACTTTTTTGCTTCAGATATTGCATCGCACCGTGTGACATTTAAGTCAGTTATGCTTGTTTTCTTTCGTATCTCTGCAATTATTTCTTTAGTTTCAGTTGCAGTTGTGTTAAATACTTTTACCCGCAATCTTGCTTTCGTGGGAAGTTTATCCAAGTCACTTACACACTTTCCATCTCTTACTTCAATGGTATAATATCCATATTCATTGAATACTTCTGTGTGCTTATGTGTACGTGATTTCAGGTCCCACAAAACATAACCATGACCAAATGGTTTTTCACCATGATTTTGTTGAATCATGCTTCCCGAATACACTACAACTGGTTTCTGACCGTTGTGTCTTTTTATTTTTACGTAACTCTCTTTATCTTCCATGTGTAACTACTTTTAAAATTTCTTCTCCAACTTGTTGATCGGTGAGATATGGATTGAGGTGGATGTGATCTGCTTTCGGAAAATAATTACAAGGTCCTAAAAAAGGTTTACGACATTCTAGGTTATTTAAATCACCACCTTCTTGTTGCCATTTAATTCCTTTGGGTCCAAACATTTGGTGTATGTAATCTGTGGTAATTATTGTTTTCACACCCAACGCAGATGATATGTTTGTTAGACACCCCTCTGCTCCTATAACAAAATCACAATTCTTAATTAAACTTGCAGTAAAAGTAAATTTGCTAGTTGAATTGATAGCAGGATATCTTTTTGAAATTTTATCATCAAGACCCAACGCAAATAACATAATATTAGAATTAATTTCTAGACAATTGATAATATCGTATACATTACGAGAACCATCACCATATCCTGTTCCGTCTTCTCCGTGTTCAGCACGTTCGTATTGTTCTTCGGTAAATAAAAAACTTTTTTTATCCCAGTCACACTGATAACCTACTTTAATTAATGAGTTTGGCCAATCTCCTATTTTAACAAGTTCACGAAAACTTTCACTAATTGAATAATCTAAAGAAGGGTTTGTATAAATTTCAAAGGTATCATCGAAGTTTTTTATATTACACATTCTTTGAAATTGAGATACCGCAGATTCATATGGATTTAGTGTGTCTGTGTCTCCGATTAAATTGAAAACTTCATCGTATGTTCCGAAACTTTCATTAAAAAAGACTTTATCAATGTAAGGATTATTATTGAGCAACTCAATCGGTTGCAAGTAATTTACTGAGAAATGGACAGAACACGGTCCTTGTTCTTCATTTAATTTTTTTGCAACACTGCTTGCAAATAAAATATCACCAATGTGAATGTGGTTGCACTTTATTAAAAATCGTTTAGACATCTGCAAGTTCCCATCCTTCTAGTTTATATTCATCAACTTTAGATTCGGGTATAAATCTATGCTCTGTTTGGTATTCTTGTAGTGTTTGATATTTGTGGATATCACCCAACATGACTATATCATATCCATTGAACATAGGCAACTCAATGTCACCTCCCATAACAACATAACCAACATCAGTTCTGCTTCTTTTTACTGCACCATGATAAACTGCAATCTTTGTATTAATAGATTTATCTGTTATATCAGTTCCACGTACATATTCGTTGGGATCATCAAAAATACCAAATACACCAATTGCGACATCACCTATTTTATATGCACCACTATCTTTTAAATAAAATAAATTGTCATCATCCATCATGTCCATAATAGGAGACAATACATCAAGACGATCAGGATTGTTTAAATTACAATCGTGGTTACCAGCAATAACAATCGTTGGATGAAGTTTAGAACACTCTCTTAAAAATGAAGATATTTGATGAATCAACTCTGGACTCATTTCTGTTTTGGCATGAGCAATGTCTCCACCAATAAAAATAATTGCGTTATCAAGATTATCTTCTTTTACTTGTTTGTAAAAGTTTTCAAATACCAATGAATATTCGTTGTGTCTTTTTACGTTTCTTATATGAATGTCTGCGAGATGATATACTTTTTCAACGTTCTTTAAATTTGTTTTTAGTTCATGCATAACTTTTGCTTCATCAATTCACTAAAATCAAGAAGTTCTGCATTTCTAATTTTATGAATTATTTTATTAAACCCAATGTCCGCCGCATCGTCATTTCCCATTTTTACTAATTTGACACGAACATTCTCGTTCATCAATGTTTCGGAAATTTGTAATGCGTTTTTAAATGCATCGTTATCAAGAACAATGCATATTTCAGAAACTCCATGTTCAACTAATTTTGTTTTTAGTTTACTTGGAATATTCTTCCCCAATAGTGGAATTGCATTTCGACGAATTGCCATAGCATCAAATACACCTTCACAAAAAATAAGTGGTTCGGAGAAATCAATTTGATTCTCAAACACCACAACATCTTTACTGACTGGTGGATTTTTGTATCGTAAATACGCAGTTCCGGTAAAATCTCTTGCTATAAAATAATTTAAATTATTGTCGCAATCATATGATGGTACTATGATTCTATTCGCATAATCACCACTTTCGCAATATCCAATATTATATCTTTCTATATCATAAGAAAATATGTTTCTTTGTCTTAGATAATTAAACGCAGCCTTTGATGATCTCGTTTTTTCAGTATCATACCGCAATGAGGTAAATTCGTATGGAAGATGAATTTTAATTTGTTCTTCTTCACTTTGTTGCGTACTTTTGGGTATCTTTACAATTCTTGAAAGTTCTGTAAGATATTGCGGAGCAACATTCATCTTTTTGAATAAACCATAGATTGATCTTCCCTTTGCATTTGTATCAATCCAACTTTGCCATCTTTGTGTGGATAAATTAATCGCAAGTTTGGGTTTTCTATGATGGGAAAATGGACACAAAAACATAGCCTCGTCTTTAGAGACGATTTTTCCAGCTCCTAATACTTTTTGCAGAAGATTGAGAAGTTTTTGTTCAGAGATGCCCACTATTTTAAAGAATACCAATAATACAAAGATGCGACTACGGCATCAAGCATATCATAGTTTTTTTTATCATAATTATTCTTAGAATTATAGTGAATAAAGTCGGATAAATCAAGCATATTTTCAAGATTGCACTTTACAAATGTTTTACTATCTAATCCTTTTTCTCTGCTTTTTCCAAATACTGCTTTACGCATGGTAGATACATTTATATGTTGTACTTCTATATTATACAACTCTTCTACAACATAACTTATTATGGCATTACACTTTGCTAATTTTACAATAGTCTGCTGACTTGTTCTCCCACCACCAAATCCACTTAACGAATCTTCTACAATAACAACAAAAGGTTGCAGTTGAATATTTTTCAATTCCTCTGCAACCTTATGTGCTTTACTTCTAATGGAGATTTCTTTATGAACTGGAATGAATCCTGCTTTTAAAATATCAGTTGAAGATGATGAAAAACAATAACCAACCGTAGTAGAACTTAAATCCAGTCCGAGACATAATTTGTTTTTTGGCATAAATTAAAATATGCCAAATTAACTAAAAAGTCAATTATTTAAATTTATTCAACACCGGTACGTGAGTTACTAAGAACTCCTTTTCCGGCAGATGCAAGACCTTCTGCACTTTGAGTTCCAACCATATTTGCCATATAGTTAGCATATCGTTCTGTATCGAACTTTGCTCCACCACCAGAACGATAATAACTTGCATCGGCAGTATCTCCTACTGCTCCGGTATCAGCACCATAGTCACTATACTGAGACATACCCTTTGCAATGTGAGTTGTGAATCCTGCAATTGTAGAACCACCACTAAATGTGTCGTTTTGTGCTCCTGCTTCTACACCACCCACATCGGCACGGGAAACCCCACTTAAAAAAGATTGATCACCTTTCTTTACATTTTGACCGTATGTAAAGAAATTAACACCTTGGCCACGACCACCGGTTCTTGCGAATGTATTTACACCAGGAGCAGATCCTGCAATTGGTGCGGGCATCGAATTTCTGTAAAATGTTCCTGCTCCGTCTGATTCAAACCGACCAATTATGCCGGTTCTTCTTCTATCTTGCCCAGTTCTAAAGTCGGAAAAACTTGCTCCGTTTTTTAAACTTGAATTTTTACTTGTATGTAAGTCTGCGTCTCCTGCCATTTTTTTGTCTCCTTGTTGAAGTTTTAATATAAATATTAGATTGAAATGTTAAACATCGTATTTTATCAAAAAATTTATTGGGTAGTTTGGTATGATTTTTACTGGTTTTGCTAATTTAGCAACCATTACCAAATCGTTTCCATCATATAAACCAATCGTTGTTGCGTATGGTGCGAGATAACTACCTTTTTTATCATTAAGATCATTTTTTTCATAATCTAAAAAGTCTTTTATAATTTCCCTGCCACTGTATTTTCCAGTTTTTTCGTCTAGATATTGTACAATTTCAAATGCGTTCTTACGAATTGCGGTAGAGTTTAATGGATTTATTATGCCACTTGTAAGTGCTTTGCCTTGCCTTCCTACAAAGTATCTTGCTAGTAGTTTTGCATCATTAGCCGATACAACACCATCACCATCTATATCCAATCCATTTTCTTTTAGTGAGTTTAATTGATCTAGTTTATCCAAAATTCTAAGTTCCTCCGACTTACTTAAATTCATGTCACTTGTAAGATTTTGTAATACATTTATAAATAATGCATCTTCCGACTCACTCATCAATACATCTTCATTTGGCCAGTTAGAGTTTTGCTCTAGTACAAGAGTATTTGATAATTCACCTGTTTCTGAATCATCAACCTGTGCTCTTCTGAAAGAACCGAGTATGTAACGATAAATAAACGATAAATCAATTATGTCAAACTTTCCATCTCCATTTACATCAAATGCAATATTTGACTCAATGATGGAAGTTGGATTTGTACTTGCGTTAAATTCGTGTGGATTTACTTTACACAAAATTTCATTTTCATAAATGCTATTAATACTATCAAATGTAATTTCATATCCTGTGCGACCACCAAATTTTAGAAGATTTTCATAATACTCAGATAATTCTGATATTACAGCAATGCCGTTTTTGTAAAACACATTGCCCACGTAAACCCTACCACCATCCCGTATTGTTTTGACATCATACGCAAGTATTGAACCTTCTAGAATCAAGTCATTCTTTTCCAAGTTACCCCAAATTATGTCTCCTCGGTTTGAATAAATGTGAGAGCAATCATCAAATGATACAATCTCTGTGTTATCAAATCCAGTTATTTGATCCACCGGCCAATCACCTATTATTGAATTCCCTACATAAATTCTTGTAGAACTTAATGATACATCAATTCCATAACTTGTTTTTACTTTATTCTTTTGTTTTACACTTTTTATATTTTTAAGGGATTCTATTTTGTTATTTTCACCAATTCTAAAATAAGTGGTTGTACCTTGTATACTATTGCGTTTTATTGAATATGAAAATTCAATTTTTTCATTTGGATCAAATAAGTGTGAAATTGTTTTTACTGCAAAGCAAACTTTGTTATCAGTTAAGTAGTTTTTATTTTTGTAAATACCACGGGTAAGTTCACCATTGTTAGTATCTATATAATTTTTGTCGGAAAATATGAAAGAAGCATTTAATTCAAAGTCAGTTATATTTTCCAAATTAATATCAACTAAATCCTTTACATCAATATAAATTAACATATCAATGTCACCGTCTCCTATAAATTCATATGTAAATGAAGTAAACAATGATTGATGAACATTATAAAAATCTTCTTCATAGTTTTCTACCCCAAGTTCATAATCTGGTATTTTAACATCTAACCCTTTATTTTCTAATATTATTTTACTTTCATCTGTACAAGGCGATCCTACAATAAAGTCGTTACCAATCATTGACACAGAACATCCAAATCTGTTATTGAATCTTCGTTCTTCATCTTCTATTTCATATAATTTTTGTAAGTAGGAAATACTATTTTTTTCAATTTCATAAACCCATACCGATCCCGATGAATATGATACTCCCTTTGTCAATTCTAAATCTGTATCAACATATACTCTGTCATTGTCATCACCTATGAGAATATATTTGCCATTTGTTTCAAGTGATACTCCATAGTTTGTATATTTATTTGAAAAATATTGATATGGGTATTTAACTTGAGGTGGTCGTTCCTCCACTTCCTGTACATGAGGATTTATTGAAAATGATATGACCGAAGGAATGCCAACTAAATATTTATCAATATATCTACCTATATAAATTTTATGTTCTCCAGGAGGAACATCAGTAAGTTTAAATTTATTTGATTTTACTACCTCACCACCATGTAAAAGTCTACTGTTAAATGCATCTTTTCCTTCCCCAAATAGTTTGTCAAATCTATATATAAAACCTACATCAGTAGATTCGGCCACTTGCTTCACATCAACCTCTATTGTGATAGTGTCATCTTCAAGATTGAATCTTATATCATTAAAATATTTAGAAATATTTACACTTTCAAAATCATAATTATAGATAAAGTTTTTATGCAAAGAATGAGTATGCTTCCATAAAAAACAACCATCATCTGATTTATATTTCTTAAACACAACTGCCTTTTTATGATCAGATGTTGGTGATGTTGAAACTAACAAATCGTCATACAATTTAATATTTTCACCGAGGCGATTTACTTTATCACTTTTGACTATTGCCACCAAATTCCACGTAATATCACCCTCTCCATACTCAGGTGTACGTCGCTCCTTATCAAATTTATGATAATGTGAAACTGGAAATGATGTTTCAAACCCAAAAGATGAAACTTCATCATCATCTTCAAAAGTACCAATTTGATTTAGCTCACATACATCATCTTCCGTTGTACCAAAATAAGTTAAACCATAATTCTCAGGTGACGCAGTTTTTATTTTCCAACGATACGCAGATTCGTTTAACTCTTTTAATTTATCACACACAGGAATGCCACGGTGAGTTTTTGACATCTCATTATAGCAAAAGTCAGAGTGTGCATCTGATATTCTCCACCAAGGAGACGTTTTGTTTCTAATAGTTTTTTCAAAAATGTATATAGCACCCTTACCCTTGTAAGCACCAGGTGAACCCACTGCCATGTATTTTCCATGTATTGAAATAGAAGAACCAAATTCAGAACCAGGATCACCCTCTAATATTTCGGTTAAACCCCAATTTTCAGAACCTCCTTTGTCAACATCATACAAAAATACATGACCTTGTCGGGCATCGTTACATACACCGTGTATATGTGACTCAGGTGAACCGATTGCACAAGTTCCATTTTTCAATTCAACCGATTCTCCAAACTTATCATTTATTGAATAGTTTTTACCCGATAGAATTTCACCCAATTCAGTTACTAAGAAACTATTTGAATTTAATTTTGATTCATTTATCAACCCTTGTTGAGTGAAAGGACACATAAATTCTCGCACACTTCTAAATTCTTTTGTTTCTGTGTCGTATCTGAATAACGATGCACTACCTGTTAATAGATCACTTGGTGAATCTTGATTCATGGGAACACCAGCAAGTATATAATCCCCATCAGATGCAAGTTTTTTTCCAACTAGCATATCTGATGAATTTAGTTTTTCATCGTAATCCTCTTTATTTAATTTTTTTGATTTTGATCTTTTAACTTCTTTAATCTCATTAAAAGAGTTCTCACTTATCATTAAATTGGTTGCACCATCATCAATTATTTCAATTACTCCATGTGGTGATGAAAAATCTCGTATTTTAAAAGAGTTTGGTTTTATTTTTTCACCAAAGTTTTTCTTAGCAATTTCAATGACTAACATTTCATCACGAATAATTCTTCTTTCGTAATTATTTTGAACATCACCAAATGAATTTGAGTCACTACTTTCTATCTTATACTGACCAGTTTCCGAACCAAACACCATCAGTGGGTTTTTTATATCTTCATCGTTTGTATAAATTCCGTAATCATTATAAAATAAATGCTTAACTGAATTATACACATTTCTATAATAAGAACCATCGTAGTTTACTTTTTCATATTCTGAATTATAGTTTTTATGAGTAACTGGATAGAACGTGCCAGTTGTGTTTTTTCCATACTTTATTTTTATATCAGTTGTATTATTGTTTTGCTCCGTTGCAAGTCCAAGGTTATCATCCAACTGAATTTTCACTTGACGACCGTTATTCTGTGTTTGTTCTAATACTAAATTCGTCAATGAGTCGATGGTAGAGTGTTTCCAACTCTTGCTAGATTTAAACTTTCTTACAGTTTTATCAGAAACCTTTAAACTCTTAATCATAAATATAAATATATTTTTGATTAAATATTAGGTTAGAAATCTAATTTTACTTTAATTAATGTTTCTGTATCAAAACTTTTAAGAACAGGTACACTCAATTTCGCAACTGCCACAAGTTCATTGTTTTCTGTATACAAACCAATTGTTGTAATGTAAGTTTTAGGGTCATTGGAAAATGAATCAAATCTCAATCGTCCTGAAAAATACTCAAGTGGGAGACCTTCTGACTGAGAAAGTTGCCTTGCTTCTTTATTTTGATAGATAAAAGTAGGATTATTTGAATAATTAAAATCAGAATTCCTAACTCTGATAAAGTAGTGCTTAGATGGAATTAATTCACTACTACGACATTTAATGTCACCACCAAGTTTTAACATATAAAATAGTTTTAAAAAGTTTTGGTGATTTCTTTCAATTCCGTATTTTACATCATCTGCTTGTTCTGTTGTTGCGGTTTGATCAATTGAACCATACCAAGCAAGAACTCTTCCGCAATTTTCATCTCTTGGTGGAAATATATCAGTTTTTGTGGGTGAGTACCATTCGTCATACCAAGTTTCTATTTTAGTACCAAACTCACACGCAAGTGCATATGGATTTAAAATTATAATTCCCAAGTCTGGATAAACTAAACCAAAACCTTCTCCTGCCCCTTCACCCGTTCCCACGGCATATTTATCAGTTTCTATTGGATTTCCATCAGCAAGAGTTCCTTTTATTATATTAAAAGACTTTTCTACCTTCTTCTCACCCGTTGCCGATAAAATATTCCCCTCGTATCTTGAATCATCTTTGAATGTTTGTGAAAATGTTTTTTCTATAAATTCTTCATTATTATTTTCATTATACGTAAATCTTGCAGTCAAACTAAGAGTAAACTCTAGATTACCTTCATCAATTTTTTCTTTTAATGCAGTCGCGGACATATTCATTACAAATATAGAATCTCGGTCTTTACCGGATAAACTAGCATTATCAGATGTAAATGTGAAACTATCATCACCAGGACCCAATAACAAATTTTTGTATTGGGAATATATTGCTTTTGTGACCGATGCAGATTTTGTTCCAACACGACTTCCATATCCAAATTTGTTTCCGTATGTTATAGTAAATTGAACCTCTGCATTTTCGTTTTCTAGTTCACCAATTTGAGTTTCTTCGTTGTATACATTTGCATAATAATCACCAAATTGTACCGTTGTCCAGTGTGAGTCATGGTAATTGTTAGTTACATCAACACTTGGTGAATAACCCTGTATTAAAAACTTTGAATTAAATGTAGAGTAATCAGGATCACTTACAAAATTTTGTGTTGCCAGTTCATCTGCATTTAATCCGAGTAAATCAGAGTCATCTTCAGTTTGACCTACTCCGGATTGTACATATTTTGTAAGTTCAGAATTTAATTCTCTTTCATCAATGTGCATACCCAATAATTGAAAACCTTCTGTAAAACTTCCTGAAGATATTTTCTGAGAACGACCAAATACTTTATCGGTTTCTTCTATTTGTTTATATATCATAATGATTCAGATATTCCACTTTCTGCCATTGCGTCTGTAAATACACGAACTGGTATTGTAACCGAACCACCACTTTCGTTACCAATGATTGTTAATGTTGCGGTTCTATCTTTATCAATAGAAGCATTTGGTCTAAATGTAAATGTCAATCCAACTACAGTTTGTGCCTGTTCACTTGAAGTGTCACCAAGAAACAATGCAGATGATGACGCAGCCGTTCCGTCTACACCCGAACCTGTAAGTGTGCCAACCCGTCTGTCTGATAAAACAGCTGTATATCCAAGTGTTGTGTTATATACAGGATCAGTTGTCGGAGAAATTGAAACTACACCATTATAGTTCTTATCAAGTGTAATGCTTTGTTGTCCAAGTTTGATTAATGGTATGTATTGCGTTCCAGGTGGAAGTGTTACAAGTTTATACTTAAGTGCTTGTGTTTCGTCTGTAAGTGGTTCAAATACAGGTACACTTCTAATAGCCGCATCGTAGTATTGAGTTCCACCTGGATGATTTGGATCGTATAATGTATAATCTATTTCATCATCTGCAAGTGCAAAACTTGTGATGTTAAGTCCAGACTCGGATGCAAGCAGTTCTCTTCCTCTTTTTGTTAAAGTTGCTTCAACCGTTATTGTTTCGTTATTTAGATAACCCATGATAAATATATATATTTAGTTCGTTCTGTTTTAATAAATATTTATATATTAGTTTTTTTTACACATCAATTAACTATTTTCTCTAAGTTCACCAACAAAAGACATAAATTTATTATCAGCAAATACACGGGCACCTGAATTAGGTCCACCGTTTACTTCATATTTTTGTAAATTCAAATTTTCCTGAGTTTGTGATCTTATCACATTGTGAAGATACTCACCCCCATCAACTCTGCTTTGTGTTCTATTATTATATTCAGAATTTGCTTCTAAATATTCATCATCCTGCATATAATAAAAGGGTATTCCCTCATATAAAGTCTTTTTTCTAGGGGGTCGTTGTATAACCTTTGGTTGCAATGGAGTTGTTCTACTTGTATTATATAAGTACTCCAAATCGTATTTTGCAGACTCTCCTAGTTCAACATTACCATAATCAAGATTGTCAGAAAATAAATAAATTGAATCAACATAACCACTGAATCTACCTATTTCTATATCCTTTAATAATAGTTTATCACGAATATAACCCTCGTCATATACTGACTTATATACATTATCAACAAAAAGACGAGTTGTTCCTGATGGATATAGCATTAAGACCAACCAGGTCCATTTATTTTTTGGAATTTGTTCTTCAAATGAAACAAACGGATATTTCCACTTTGTACTTGCACCTTCACTTGTTGATACATTTTCTTTTGAATTATTCCATGTGTATCCAAGTAAACCGGTTAATTCGTCATCTCCTTCGGAATCATTTATATTTACCATAAATGAAAATTTGTCAGAGTCTCCACGTGTATGAATTAATGATTCTTTTGGATTGCTTTCTCCACGAAAGTTTATCCACATTGCAATTGTCAGTGAGTTAGTCAAGATATCAGAACCACCTATTACATCAACATAATCACTTGGTGTGTAAACTTCACCTTCCTCTAGTTCAATATTTGTTATGTCGTTTCCAAGATGTGCGAACTTTGATGTATCACGGGTTGCACCACCATCAATTATTTTTCCGTGTAAGTGTCCTTTTCTTTTTTTTCCAGAAAGGTCCTTTACACTATAATGTAAATGCGTTGTGTGTTCTGTTTCCATTTATGCCTTTATTATCGTTACATATCCAAATTTCTGTATTACCTCAATCGGACACATAAATGTTGGATTTGTAAACATTGTATTTTGTAATTTAAGTGTCCACCCGTCTGGATTCTTAGATACTACTTCAGTTATTCTATAAGTAAAGTTGAGTGCATTTTCGTAATTATCACATACACTTGAGTCTAGTTGCCAATCGTGAAAATACACAACATCACTTTCTGTAATTACATCTGCCATTGATGATGAGCCAGTAATTGGTTTTATTTTTAAAGTTATTACATACGGAGAGTCTGGATCAACATCAAATGGAATTTCTTTTTGTGAATCTACATTATATGTGTTTGCTTTATCTTTTAGACTTGTGGGTACATTTGCAAATAATTCAGGATGGGTAAATAGTTGACCCCACTCTAATGGCTTGTCCTGTGTCCAATTATCAAATGTTTCAGGACGTACACTAATATCTCTAGCAAAAAATATCGGTTTATTAAATTTTACATTTGCATAATCAATCACCGCAATATACCACCAGTTTTGATTGTCACGATAAATTTGTAGTCTTATTCCATTTTCAGAATCAATGTGTTCCCACCTTCCACCGTTTGCAAATGTGGTAAGGGCGTAAGCACCACTCAATGATGCGTTGTTGAATGTATTTGGATCAACACCAGATACTTCTGCCAAACTTGCAAATATTTGTTTATTTAATAAATGACCACCTGTTATATAAATCACTGAACTAAGTGTCATTCCGTCCTGAGTTACATCAAAACTATTTGGAAGTATTAATGTTGGTGTTTTTGATTGTGAATATGATTTTGAAGCACTTTCTGATTTTGAATATGATATACTCCTAGATGAAGATCTTGTTGGAGTACCGGAATCGGTATATGATCTCGATTTTGAATAACTTATTGACTTACTATACGATATTGACTTTGTATTTGAATAGGACAATGATGCTGACATACTTGGAGTTTTAGTTGGTGTTGGTGTGGGTGTTTTTGTTGGTGTGGGTGTATATGTTGGGGTTTTAGTTTTTGTTTTCGTTTGAGTAGTTGTTTTTGTTTTCGTCCTAGACCTAGATGGTGAAGGTGAAGGTGAAGGTGTTGGTGTTTCTGGATAATTTATTTCACGTGAATTATTAAATACATAATGTAATTCGAGATTATCACGAACTTCAATATTAATATCGGACCAACCTTTAATTGGTGTGGGTTCTTCCGAATAATCTTGTTGTGACTCAACAGGGATGTCGTCAATAAACCAAAATGAGTCTGGTGAACCACTTTCCACTCCGACTCGGTCAAAAACTGATCTTGTCCTTATTATTGGAGATGTTTTGTTTGTATCACCAGAAAACATATCTATAGTTGAATTTACATCATTTATACTATTTCTTCTAAACAATCTCCGTTTACTACTTTTGTGTAGTTTTGATTTTGTCTGAGATACTAATTTACCAGGTGTTTTTATTCTATTAACATCACACAATCTATATTCTGTGTTTACTTTATATTTGTTTAGTTGTTTTATTTCTACGATACGATCAACCTTCGCATCTTCTTCGTCTCCGTCATCTCTAAAAGATTCTACCAAGTCTTCATCTTCTTCTATTAAAAACTCATTATCATAGATTCGTGTTCTGTCTCTAAAGTAATCAACATCCAAATCTATATTTAAATTAATTCTTTTAATTTCTGGCATATTATCAGAAATTTGTTTTCCAATTAAATGTTTCACAATAGAACGAGTGCTTGATGTGTCTTGATCTGTGTCGTTTCTATATAACTCTATATGTCTGCTAAGTTTATTTGTACCGGTTACACGATCAAACGAGTCTAATAGTTTATTTTCAACACTTATCGTGTTTTGAAAATCTAAATAGTTTATGTCTATTTTTAACTTTTCATTTGAGTCAAACTTTCCGTTTGTTTCTATTTTAAAAACTGGATTGTTTCTTACATCTCGTTCAAAGCACGATGGTTTATATTTAAACTGAAATGGGATATATGTCTCAATTAAGTTACTTGAAGACGAGGTAAGTTTTCTAACTTCAAATGCATCTGTGTCAACTTTTGATGACCCACGGGTACTTACTCTATATGCGAACGAGTTTGGATCAGATTCATTTATTTGTTTTGTAGAATTTATACTTTCTCGTCCTGTTGTAGTAAATAAAACTTCTGCATTTGCAACCAAACAATTTTCTATATTGAAGTCTATTACACCACCTCGTTCCATATAATAAACACCATATATTTCATCAAGGTCACGACCATTGCTATTAAGTCTTATGTTTTGTTTATATTTTACATTCTTGTTGGTCAATATGTCATTAACACACCACCCCTCTTTATTGTTTATTTCGTTTCTAAAATAATAAATAAATAATTCTTCATTACAGTGCCAGACACCTCTTTGGTTATGTAACTGATGTGATTTTGTAAAAATTTTATTGTTGAATTTTACTTCATCCGAACTTGATAGTAAAACTACATCATCATATTCGTCTTTTTCTATTTCAATATTAACCACACTTCCCGTGTCTGCAATATATGTTCCATATTTTGGATATTCGTATTTCAAATCAAAATTTTTGACTCTTTTATTTTTTGAACTTATAAAACTAACAGTATCATTAAATATAACCACATTATATCCAAGTTCCCAACCCGTGTCGGTAATTTCAAATTGAACATTTTCGGTATTGTTGTTAAAGTATACGGGATTTTGAAAATCCCCAAACTGATCGGATTTCTTGTAGTTCCCGTAAAAATCAAAAAGGTCACCTGTGCAATCTAGTCTGTTACACTTGATACTGATGTTTAGCTCCCCACTTATATCATCAACTTGTATTCGTGGACCTATATACAAAGAAGATGCATTTTCTGGTATTATTTTTACCGAATACGAAGACGAATTGTTATCATCACACACAGAACACGCATCTATGTTTCTTCTAGCACCCCACTCAATTATCGTGTCTCTGTCGTCAAGTAGTTTTGCATTTCTAAACCCCTCTGCCACAACCAAGTCTCTGTCGTTATATGAAAATATATTTGGAGTCAAGTCGTATCCAAGTCTAAAATAAAACTCATCAGTTACACACGCACCCGAATCTGATATAAAAATTACTTTGCCTGTGTTTACAATCGAATTTACTGGATCGGTTAATGGTATTATTTCATCACCAACTACCCAAACATTCATTGATCCGTCTTTGTCTGTGTATGTATCATAATAAATGTAATAGTCGTGTGCATTTCTAAAAACAGGATATTTGTTAATAATTTTTGTTGTTTTGTAATACGTTCCTTCTATTTTATTTATTGTTGATGTACGTACATCCGAACCAAGTAATCTTACCTTTGGAAGAATTTTTTCAAACGCATTTTCATACGATACTTCAACTGTTACATCTAAATCCTTTTCCGGATAAACCTTTGAATACACTGCCCTCGGTGGTAGTTTATTCTCGACTGACTTTATTATCACAGACCATGCTAATATATTGTTTCTGGCACCAATATAGTTGACTGCATATTTATCTGCAAATCGAAATTTATCCTTTACAGGTATTATTGTAAACGAAGAGTCTATAATTTTACGAGAAGACTTGGTTGACTCAGTTTGAATAAACAATTCATCTTTAGATAAGTCTTCGTATAAATCTATATTTGACTCGTATAATAAATCTGTGTCAGTTGGTCCCGTTCCAAAATTTGTACTAAACTTTACACTAGAAATTTCATTAGAATCGTTATTTACATTTCCATTAAATTCGGATTGTTTAAATCCGTACATCCATATAAATTGATCTGTAAACAATTCACCTTCTTCCTTTTCCGCAAAGTTTGTGGAATCTATTTTTAACAAAACCCACGCACCTTTTATTGAGTCCTTTTTACAATTTGGTTTAGTTATGCTATAGAAGACTAACCAGTTTCCAGATTCATGTATATAAGAATTTTTTTTGTTTTTTCTGTAACTTCTAAAATATTGACCATTTGCAGTAATCCATCTGCCATTAAAGTCATTTATATAAAATCCTTTATATTCATCAGTTCCGATTACATGAAAATATTTTGTTAACGAATTGCTTTCATTATAGTATGCTTGATTTAAAAGTGGTCTTATTTCACAACTATAAGATAAAAATTTATCATTTATGCTAATATTAGAAATTGCATCAAGTGTATCGTGTGTGTATATAATTGCCTCTTCATCATCGTCGGCATCATTATTTAACTCACGATTTACTGCTGAATAATATTTCATTTTACTATTAGCAGATACCTCAAGAGTAACATCGTCACCTATATCAAGTGTTTGGTCCAATAGTTTATGTTTGTTTTGGATAATTTCTATAATGTCAGATTTTACATCATATCCATCTATTACTTCATTTCTGTAATAATTGATACCCCCATATGATATTTGATCTTTTGTATTCTCTATAAAATTGTTAGAACTTAAATTAAGTATATGATCAACTGAATCATCCATTAAACACATTAAGTAAATAAAGTGATCGTCAAACTCAGAATTGTTGTATTTTAAAATCAAATATCTTCCGGTATTTAACTCACTTTCAAAATCATTTTTAGTAAGTTTTATATTAAGTTCTGTATTGGAATAGATTTCATTAGATAAGTTATTTAGTTCTAAATCATTTTCAATTACAATATCAGGACTTATAAATGAAGATGAATAAACTTTGTTTTCTTCCAAGTTTAATCCAGAAGAAAATAAATTAAAATTGCAATTATACAACTCTTGCTTTCTGTCGTATACAAACTTAAGCAAAAATTCAATATTCTCCTGTTCACTTTCTCTTAAAAATTTTACTCTATATTCTAATTCTTTATTTAAATCTCTGTCTACATAAGAGGTATGATATGCAATTACTTTAATATTTTTTATTTCAGTAGTTTCTATTTTAACATTAGTGTTAAATTTTAACTTAGTAATCAGTGGGTTAATTAAAACATCACGTGTTTTGTGAATAAAACTATTTTCATATTTGACCTTGGTATTCCTCATTGGAATTCCGTTTTCATAAAATATTTTATTTTCTGATTCTTTTTTTATTTCTAATTTTCTAGTAGAATTTATTATGTTTGAAAAATTAAAACCTACATACTTTGGTGTTTTTACCAACACTTGATTTTTAAAGTTGTAATTAGATTTATTTACTTTAGTTGGATCGTATAAATCTAAGTTTACTATTACATTGTCTGGATGATTTTCTACTATTTCATTTATATCTCCAAACATATATTTTTTGCTAAAATAACACCCACCAAATCTTTGATTATTGTAAAGTCCGTCACTTAAAATAAACTTAGAATCTGTATTTTTGTTTCCAACAAAACCGTTTTCAAGAATACCTGTGAAAAATCCTTCTAATCTAACTTTTATTTTTTGATTTCTAAATCTAATTACACCAGTCTTTCGTTCTATTACCTCCTCTCCGTTTATGTTTGATATAAGTGTATATGTTCCGTTAAATAAACCAGATATTTGACAATCAATTACTCCGTTTACAGTTCCTGATAATCTCATTCTTTTATTAGAGTTAAAAGTTACACCTGTGCTTAGTTCATATTTTTTGTAGGAATTTAAAGGTCCTGATTTTTTGTTATTTAAAAAAAATGGACTCCAAATTGTAAAATTACCTAATAATTTAGATATTTCATTTGGCACAACAATATTAAAGTCAGATGGAAAATATTTATCGGAATCTACATTTGCATAAAATCTTATTATTGATCCATCTGATAGAAGTGTTTCCGTGTTTCTAACTTTTCTTGGGTCGTATTTAATCAAAACCCATTGGTCTACATAAGGTTCGTAATAAATAAACCAAGTATTTGCTGAGTTTTTAAAACATATTTTTTTGTTTACATTTCGTTGGGAAGTATATCTTCCCTCGGCCGAACTTATTAAACGTCTTTCATCTACATTAATTGTATCTTTTTTTAGTATTTTTATATCTATATAAAATTTTGTTAATATAGTATAATCAACCAATCCAGATTTCCACCGAGTGTCATAATAAAATTCATTAGATGTGTATTCTGTTCTATATAAGTTTCCGTCTTTAAATACATGACCGAATGTCGGTATATCAGATTCAAGTGAGTTGGAGTTTAATTCTCCATAAAAATTATTGTATAAACTTGTCTTGTTAGTTTTACCTACAACTTTCTTATACATACTATCTGCGGTAATACACAGTTTGTTTTCATTGTCGGGTTTATTTACAAAAACTTTTTCATTTGCAAATGATACAATATCTTTATTTTTGTTTCTACCTGATAATCTAATGTTTTTAAGTGGTTTTATTTTATCAGTTGAATTTACTATCGTAATATTTTGATAATTGGTTTGAATTTCATTATCGACATTGATTCCTTTAAATTTAGATCGTTCTAGTATTGTTGGTTCTACTACCAATCCGGCAATAACACGACTTCTTGCGGGTAATAATTTTTCAAAATTTTCAAATAAAGATTCGTCTAAATATGCTTTCAATGTATTAAGATAATTTGACCAATCTATTTTAGAAAACCCCTCTCTTACAAACACTTTTCTTAAATTTTCCAATTCCTTATATTTACGTTTATCATAATAGGATGGGTCTCCAATGTAATCTCCTAATTTAAATTTTCCAAAAAATTTGATTATTTCTTCGTTTAAGGGTATACTAGAACCAAAAAACAAACCAACTGTATTTGAATCTTTACCAGCTCTGTCTAATGATTTTTTTGTAGCACTAAATCTTGGGTTTAAAGTTGAGATTAATTCCTGTGATTCGTTTCTAATTTTATTATTATTGAAAGCATGGTTTCCATATCCGGGTAAATCGGCAATTTCTTTTTTGTACCTACCCACGAAATCAAAGGGAAATTCTTTCTTAATAAAATTAAAACACCTTGCATGAGATTTTAAATCTTTGCTAAATGCACTATTATTTAATATTCCATATCCAGTTTTATAGTTTGCGGTGTCCGACAGATCAAGTGGATAATCAAGATTACTTTTAAATAATAAAGTATCTCTGAGATTATAGAAATCAGATATATTATATGATTGAGAGAATAATACGTGGTTTTCAAATTTATCTTCAGAAATGGGTGAAGCATAAACCCTCAACCTGTTTATAACTCCTTTGTATGTGTGGTCGGTATAGTTTCCTATAAAAATATAGTCATCGTTTGAAAACGACTCGTAATTTTTTTCATCAATAATAATATCAGTATTCTCACTAAATACAATTTTGTTATCTACTTTTCTTTTAACATACAAAGATATTGTTTTTCGTTTTAATCTGTTAAATGATTCACTTCTCTGAACTAAAATATCAAAACCTTCTTCAAACCACATATAAACAGGATTTTTTAATTCCGAAGGACACATTTGTTCATGCTCACCGACACGCATATAAAATCTACCATAATCTCCATCGTTTTCTGCTAAGAACTGTACCCCAAGTTCCCAACTCTCACCCTCTATTAGCTTTACACGGTGAGAACCATTATTGATACTGGAATCAAATATAATATTTAGTTCAAGAGAACTTGCTTTTTTATTTTCATATGACCACGGTAGTTGAATATACTGATTTTCATGTGAAATGCTTAGACCATAATCATATGTGTCAAATGTAAATGCCGAGTCACCTTCTTTGTCAGAGTATTCAGATGCACCTCCGTATTCTCGTATGCTAAATAAATGATCAGGAATATCGTAACACCTTAACAATGCCGTTATTGAAGATAATGTTCCTTTTGTTTTTAAAATATACGGTAGATTATTTAGGATTCTTCTCCAAATTTGATTTCTACGATATGTTTGTGTCTCTTTGTCATTTACATTGCTTTTTTGTATATCATCGAGATTTATATTTTGTCCTGCAAAATTTATTCCAAGTGATTGTAAAAAATAATAAATTAATTTATCTGGTATTCCTTTTGTATTTTTATTTCTTATTTTCCTTGAATTTCCTAAATTTTCTATGTATCCATTAATATGATCAAAGTGCAATCCTACCAAATTTAAAAGATCAATAAATTCGTCATTTTCTTCGTTTCTTCTTAAAAACTCAGGAATGTTCATTGCCAACGATTCGTAGTTTTCTCTGTCGTAGTATGATGCTTCTTTATGCTTTTTTTGAAACCATTGATATGATAATGACTGAGTCCACTCTTTTGCTCTTGTGGATATATAGTCCGGTGCTATTTTTCCTATTTCGGGTCCTACACGTACTAACTCACGATTAGATACAATTCTATCAGACTCATTAAATCCCTCACTTGTAAGTTCAGAAATGTTATATGTAAAATAATAAGAATCTTCGTTTATTTTTATCCAATTTGATAATTTGAAATAACGAGTATCAGATAAAATCCAAGATGCTTCTTCAACTTCCCACCATATAAACCAATTTCCGTTTGTGTGTTTAAAATCATATTTTCCGTCGTTGTATCCATACTTAATATATCTTCCATTCGCAGTTTCGTTTAATCCTGTTATGCCAGATATGTAAATGTACTCGTTTCTTGGAAACGCATTGTCAGACTCTTCATAAAACAAAAATCTTTCATAGTCGGTTAAAGAATAAAGTAATTCATCGAGACTTTTTTTGTAATTATCCAAATCAATCTTTTTTAATATATTAATCGCATCAGAAGCATCTTCTTCTGTTGCAAGATTGCTTTCTATTCTTTTTTGTAATGATAGAATATCGTATTCAATAGCATCTATTTTATTTATTAAATCTGAGATTTTAGAATGCTTTGCTATGAATATTTCAAGTTGTTTGCTTGCTGATGAAAATTTTACGAAATCTTTAAAGTCCGAGTAGTCGTGGTTATTTACATTTATATCTTCCGAAAAATAATTTGATATTGATTTAGTTGCTTTATCAAGTTTTGGTTCAGTCTCATTTTGTAACTCGTCTCGATTTAGTTGAGTCGTTCCACTCGTTGATATTATCTTGAATCTGTCGGGTCCTCTTAATTTAAAAGCAGATACTTTGCTTGTTTTAAAAAAATTAGTTTTTTGCATTACATCATCAGAGTAAATTGACGACGACAAATAAAGTTTTTGACCTACTGCTATGTTAGTTGGTAGTGGATCAAATAATTTTAAAATACAAGGTTGGTGTTTTTGTTCATCACTTTGATTTTCTAATGTAGGTGTAACTGAAATCAACGGATACTTTTCACCTTCTCCAAAATTTATATAATTATTTAAATATGTATCAAATCTATCTACAAACAAAGAGTTTAAATAATCTACATCAAATAGTGAAATTAAAACTGTTTTGTAAAAATTTATAACATCTTCATCAACTTGGGAGTCTCCTAATCTTGGGTGAACACTCACCAAGTAATTAATAGAATTTAAAAATTCAAAATAGTAATCACTTTGTGTAAATACATTATTATATTTTGATAGTAAAATATTTTTGTAAAGATCTATCAGTTTTTTGTTTATGCTTTCTATTGATTCATAAACATCTTTTACTAAATCAGTACCCAATACTTGTTTAGATTTATTTAATACATCTTCGTAGTTTTCTACAAGAGATGCAATTTCGTCTTGAAAAGATAAATCCCTTACATCTATTTTTTTAATAAAGTTTTCTGTGAAATTGTATAGTGAAGGTCCAGGAATTCTTTTATTTATTAAATTTAAGTATTCGAATGTCAAAGATGCGTCACTTGGGTTTGATGATGTCTTTAAACACTCGGGTATAATTTTAACCTCGGTTCTGGTTTGTGATATTTCTGCTATTACAAGTTTTGTTGGATTTTCAAAAGAACCACATATATTATTTAAAAAACTATACCTTATATAATAACTCCCACGATCAAGTTCGAGAGATTGCAAGTCAGCACTTGGTGATACAAAAACCTCATTTCCTATTAATGAGTAGTTCTGAGAAAATACCTGAGTTGTTCCTGAAATAAAATCTCCATTGTAATCTGTGTAATTTAGAACTTGATTTTCATACACCGGTGTGTCCTCGATATTCTTCCACCCAAGTTTTTCTTGGTCTAAATTATACACAGTGAACTCAAGGGTGTCTTTTGGACTTTTTCCAAAAATATATTCCGTTGGGTTCAGTTCATACGAAAGATCTAGAGTGTCTTTGTTTACAAAATAACCTCTTGTAAGTTTTTTATCATCCGACGGTTCGGATTGAATATATTGTAAATTAGTTGCCATTTACTGATTTATTCCCATAAAAGGAAACGACTCTACTCTCGCAGTTGAAGTATCTCGTTCGGTTGATGACTTTGGTAAGAATGGAAAAATATCCTCAAAGTCATCAGAACCTGCTCCTTCACCCGCTGCAATTCTTTGTGCTATTATTGTATCTCTTGCAGCCAGATACATTTCGGCAGAATCTTCACTAAATTTAATGTTTCTTGCCATTTCTTCGTCTAATTTTGAACTGAGTTCATCAATTTGTGCTTGTAGCATTTGCTCGTTATTAATTGCGTCATCTAAGTCTTCCTCAATATTCACCAAGTCTTCGTTTTCTTCAATAGGTGCTTCTTCAAATGATTGTATTTCTCCTTGAAATTCAATTACATCTGTTGTTGCATACGACTCTATTTTGGGTGGAACTATTTTTCTTTTTTCTGTTTTTATTGTAAGAAAATAATCCTCTAAATTAGAATCATTTGTTACTTCGTTTTGAGAAAAATTTATCACACCAAATCCATCTGTATTTACATCTAGGGTTTCCTCTGTAAATAACGATTGAATTTTATCTTGACTGAAATTTGATTCTTTTAAAATTTGTGGTATTTCTTTCATTATATAGATAAGTGAAATGTTCTTTGTTCTTCTGTTATGTAGTCACCCTCTTCTGATTTTACTAATATCAAGAATTTGTAATACCTACCGGGACTTATATTTAAAAAAGATATATTAAAATAATGGCCAGTTGTATCGCAACTTATTCGTGAATATTTGTCAAAGTCAATTATTACCTCTTGCGTCTCTGCGTCAATAATTGAATAATAAAGTTCGTTTGTGGTGTAATACGATGCGGTATAAACAGCCCTCTTTTTTATTTTTTTAATGGGATTTTTATTACGCACCCCAAGTCTAAATTTTATAATCTCCGAAACTTTATATTCTTTTTTAATATTTTTTATTTTTACATGAACATCACCTGTAAGTTCTTCCAAATTCTCTATCTCAATTTTTTCACTACTAAATGTTTTGTAGAAATCACAAGATTCGGTGATTACTTTATCAATGTCAAATTCTTCAAAGTCTAAACCGTCTCCCCCATCACACTCATGTTTAAGTGTTCCACTTCCTAACGACCCACTTCCTAACGACCCACTTAAATCGTTGTCCGTTTTAACCTCCGTTTTTACTTCTAAAAACTCAAAATCATCATATGAAACTTTTAAACGTGGGGAATAAATAGTATTAGTACTAGATGAAAAGAACTTAATACTCCCAAATTGATTAGTTACACTTTCATTTCTTAACTTTAATACAAATCCATTATTTTCAATATCATTTTTTATCCAATACTTTACTATATCAGTAACATTTATTCTAAGATCAGATGTTTTTTCTGTAAGTTCTATTCCTGTGTTTATATTTTTATAGTTTCCACAACAATCTATTTTTTTATCAAAATAAGTTGCACCAAGTATGCCATCGTTATCATGCAACCACTTTACATCAGATGAATATAACCAGTTGGTTGGACCATACACAGGATCATAATCCACACCCGCACCCGTTCCCTCTGTCCACTCACAATTAATAGGAAAAACTTCAAGAAAATTTCCACTATCAATATTTTCAACATGGGTTATTTTTAAGTTTAACTCAGCACTGAAATCTAAATAAGACTCAAGTGTGTCTGTGTCGATTGGTATATCAAACTTTATTAAAATCTGACTTAAATTATGACCATTACTATTGTTGTGTGTGTTGGTTATTTCTAATATTTCAGAGTTTCCGTAGTTTAACTCTCTTTTAGATTTTAATTTATATATTGTAGTGTCTTTGCTTGGGTAATAAAATAAGTTCATTATACAACCCTCCCAATTATATCTCTCGATGGATATTTTATTTCAAATATCGACGGGTCTTGTGATGGATATATTACTTTGTTAATAGTTGCTCCTTCTATGTCGTATTCGTTTTCGGAATAATCTCCATCATTTATTGTTAAATTTATAAAGTCAAGTCGTGCTACTGACTTTACACCTTTTGTTTTTGACAATAAAAGTTCTACACTACCAATTTCAATTGGTTGTGAAATTTGCCAAGTCGTTATATTAAAATGTTCTGTAATTTTATTGATACAATTTAATAATACTTCTTTTTTGTTAAAACTTTGAAATACACTTATTTCAAAATAAATTCCAATATTAATTATGAATGCATTTGATATATTTATGCCATCCGTTAGCATTCTAAAGTTTGATAAATAATTTATTAAGTTGTTTAAAACAAGTTCATTTGGTGCTACCAATTTTTGATTTTCGTCATAACTTAAAATATATAGATTTACAGCAAACGGATTGTTTATTTCACCATATACCGTATTTAGTCCACTTGGTTGTACGTCCGTGTCTCCCATAGTTGAAGATTTTATTGCATCTATTTGTGACTTTGTATCTAATATCCCGTCCTTGGTTACAAATGCCTTTGCAACACTGCCGTATTTACTTGGCATTGCATAGCATCTAATTACATAATCTTCTTTTGTGACCGCTCTCATTTGTGATGAAAAGTTTGCAAGACCTTTTAGACGAATTTCTTCATCGGTTTCTTCTCCACCACCACCCCGTGCTGGATCGGGATTATTAACTATCAAACTATTTTTAACAGTTTGTAGGACTAATTTTTCTTGAGCAGAAAGATACTCATTTGTGTCGGCATAATTTACAGTACCAATTGCATTTAGTACATTTGATTTTACATTAGATTCTGTACCACCACCTGTGTAATATTGAACCGTTATCTGTGTGTTGCTTGGGGCAGACCCATAAGAATCTGATTTTAAAAAGTTCATTGGATCAAATCCCATGTCGAGTGAACTTTTTGTAATGTTTATGTTTCTATTTATGTTGGTGGTGTCTGGTGAAATTATGTTGTCATCAACCTTATCCGAACCTTTGCCGAACTCAAGTGTTACTGAATTGTTTGTGTTTACATGAGATATATACCTTCTTGATGTCTTGATGTATTTTAGAACATATGGAGTACTTGCTGAATATTGAGCATAGTTTGGAAATGACTTTTGAGTATTTTGTTGCTCAATTAAAACTAAATCTTGTGCCATGTAGGGAACTTCGTGGTATATGTTTCCATCGGAATCTTTTACTGATACTATTTCAAGTACATTTGGTTCTGTTAATTCTATTTCAAAAAATTCAGATGCTTGCCCCACAGCAACTGTTTTTTTGGTAAGTGTGCCGGCCGTTGTATGAACCCTTTTCTTGAGTAAATAAAACAATACTTGACCCGATGAATCTCTTTCAAATACAGTTATTTGGAGTGGTGACTCGGTTGTATTCTCTGCAAATTGGACACTATTTGTTGTTCTGAAGACTACCTCTGTATTTGCGGAGGATCTTATTTCCATTCCAGACTGAATATTTAGTGCGTATTTCATGTCCGGAACGTTTTTACCATCTTCATCTAATTTGGATGGAACAATGTGCATTATGTCAACAATTGTAGATGCTGGTTTAGAAGCATTTGGTTTGTATCCAAGATAATTTGCAAGAGTTAAAATATTTTTTCTTTCAGTTGCATATTGAAGAAAACTTTCTTTAAATTGATAATCTATATAATAAGATAATACATCCCCTACATATGATGCCAATTCAAGAAACATCATTCCCGTTGAGTTTTCAGAAAAGTCTGTATGTGTACCTGGAAAATAGGTTTTAGTATACTGAACAAGGTTTTCTTTAAAACTTGCAAAATCACGACTAAGGTAATTTATGTCTTTATCTTTTGTTACTGCGTTGTAATTGTCACTCTCCATTTTAGACCCCTATTGTAAGTTGCAAATCTTGTTCAGATTCAGGTATTTCTTTTATAGAAAATATAAGATTTATATTTACCGTATATTCATTTGTATCATTTCCAACAACTCTTCTTACTTCGTTTCCCATGCTATCAAGTTCAGTTATTAAATCATTTGATCCATGTGTAATTTCCAAGGTATCAATTTGTACATCGGGCATCCACCTCTCAATTGCCTCTGTTATCGAATCCTCTAAAAGTCCATCTACCGCATCGGCTGTATTTTGCTCGAATAATATTTCTCGCAAAGTGGAACCGTATGTTGGCATCATTGGTCGTTCACCTTTATTTGTTAATAATAGCATCATTAAATTAGTTTTATATCTAAGTAATGTTGATCTATTTTGTGCAAAGTATCCGTCCAGATCATTTCTATGATATGGTATTTTAATTCCAAGTGGAACGGATTCATTTACATAATCATCAGCCATTTTTCTTTTTATCAACGAGATTTAATACCTCTGAATAATTTCGTGTTAACGCATTGGAAACATGATCTGGTAATGCGTCTAAAGAAACCTCATTACCATTTGTGTCAGAAAAGTTTTGACCCATTCCACTTGACACATTTGACCCCTCTTGTGGTATTCCACCTACGGTTTCATTTAATATTTTATTTATTGCTTCATTTTTACTAAATGTACGTTGTGGTTTTATTGTTTGTTCGGTCTTGAGAACCTGCTTTGCAAGAGAAACTGGATCAGTTTCTCTTTTTTTAGTAGATTTTATTTTCTGTGTATTTGTCTGTGTTTTGATCTCAGATAATAACTCAGGAAGAGATGATCGTAGTTCTTCCCGCACTGCTTGTTTAATAATGTTTACTAATTCTGTCTTTTTCATAATAAATATTTCTATACATATATATTAACCTATTGCATATATTAACCATCTATCCACACTCTTGTGCTATGTAATGTAGGTAACCTTGCTCTTAATCCCGCAAGTGTTCCTTGTTGGGCAGGAGGACCGGTGGTAATATATGGGTCATTGTGAACATGACTTGATAACCACCCACATAAACTTGACAACCAATTTGTGGTAATATCTCCCTTCAACACAGGATGACGTGTGGTTGTATATGCCCCAAGGTGAATGGTTGGACTAACAACAGATGTATGTTGAGATGTTGTTGTTACAATTCTCTTTACTGCATTAAGTGTCATTTCACTGTCTGTTGCGAAACCAAGTTTTCCTTTTGCAAATGTAACCATTTCTCCGGTTTTTGATGAAAACATAACTCGTTCCGAGTTAATCAAGATTTGGTTTCCACTTAACTCAGGTAATTGCTTTCCAAACATTAAATTTCCTCCGGCCTGTTCCATTGCTTCTGTTTCGGTCTTTTCCATCTCAGCATTAAACGTGTTTTGTCGTGCCTGTTGTGCTTGCTTTATGGATTGTTTTACTGCTTTTTTATCCGTAAGTGTTTTGTAGTCTTCTGGATGTAAAAGTGCAACTGCATTTAAGTCGGCATTTTCAATTGGTGTGCCTTTTATGTCAGAACGTGTGATTGGTTGGCCTGTGTGAAATGAATTTACCGAATCTGGATTTTCGTTTGCGGTTTTTTGTTGTCCTGCACTTGGTCGTGTTGTTGTTGGTTTTGAAGAAACATTGCTTGGTGTGCTTGTGCTAGACGAAGATGAACTTGTTGGTTGTGTTTGCGGTGACCCGCTTGAACCAACATTCGTTTGTCCTGATCTATTATTAGATGCACTTGGTCGTGATTCTGGTTGAGTCTGATTTTGTTGTGGTTGGCTTTGTTGTGGTTGGCTTTGTTGATTTGTATTATTTGCACTTGAACTCTGTGAAGAATCTTGTGAAATAGAACCTAGACCCGAAAGTGCAGTTCCCCCAATTCCTACTCCTGCGTCAAATGAAACTCCCTCACCAAAGGATGCATAATCTATTGCTCCTGCATTTTTTGCTACATTTACCGATGCAACATTTGCTTTGCCAAAATTAAGTTGTGTTGATGCTCCTGCTTCTTTTTGTCGGAATAACCCACTTATTGGATCAAATCCCATAGTCGCAACTTGCTCACTTCCTTTGTTTAATGACAAACCCATAGAACCAAAAGATGAACCGGCTGCTTTTAGTTTTGCTTTTTCTTCCTCGGTAATTATAGCAGAGTATTGTTGTTTAAAATCAGGATCATTACGTGCAAACGGATTCAAAATTCCCTTGGAACTTAAATCATCACCAACTGCCTTCACTTTTGCACGTGGGTCGAGTGGATCTACTAACTTAGTTGCTTCTCCTTTGAAAGTGTCTGTCAATGAATTCCCAAACTCAACTTGATTTACCCAATCACATAAATCAAATGTAAACTTATCTAAATCCAAGCCAAACATTGCACCAAAGTTAAATTTTAAATTCCGCAATCTACTAAAAATTGCCATAAGTAATGCAAGTAACTCTAAGTTTATTCCAAATGAAAGCATCCAACCGAGAGATTCTTCTGTCTTACTTCCGAATCCTTTTTTATTTTTTAAACTTGCACAAATTGACTTTAACCCGAATGAAGCAAGTTTAAATATTTTAAACATAGGGCTGTCTTCTGAATTTATACCCAAGTCTCTTACTCCGTCTACATCTATTCCAAGTGAATTTGCGGCTGACAGTGCTCTACCTGCTTTGGTTTTATTCAGAAGGGTTGACTTGCCAACAGAACGTGCCTTTCCCAATGCACCTTCAATTCCACTTTCGTATGCAGAGTTTAGTGAAAAATTTCCGACACCAACTCCCTTAATAAATTTAGATTTTCCTTGCTTGCTATTAATTGAGTGGTAAACATTTGACGATGACGATACTCCGGTTGAACCTATGCTTCCGGACACATTTGCCCCCATCCGTGGATTTGGTGATACACCCTCTACATTTACAAGTTTAGATGCATTTGCCATTCCCATCTTACCAAGTCGTTCACCAATTGCAGTTCCATCTTTTTCACCAACCGCAGAACTCATGCTTGCTCCAATTGATCCCGACCAGTCTCCTGCTTTTGCTTTGCTTGCGGCTGCACTTGGACCAACACCCCCACCGGTAGAAGATGCATTCATGCTATTTAATGGAGCAGCCGAAACCTGACCCATTTGCGTGGGACTTGGACTGACACTACCCGGACCCGGAACCTGTCCCGTTCCAACCGATGAACTTGAAAGTTTACTCAATCCAGCAAAGTTCTTTGGTTCTTTTTTTGGTTTTTCATTTGGTTTTGGTTTTGGACCAACTAATGTTGGTGAAAATCTTTGTATTGTTTTTCCCGAAGTAATGTGAATTGATGACCCATCTGCATTTATATCCTCCATAATTGTATGGGAAAATGTCGACTCGTTTCCACGTTTGGGTCTCTGTCTATTGCGAATTAAAATCATAGGATTTCCCAAGTTTCCACTGTAGTCATCTCCGTTGCCTTGGTTTGTTCCTATGTCTATTTTCGGATCATCCTCATAGCAACCAAAACGAATACTTGAACCAAACCTACTTTCTATAATAGTATCTCCCTCAAAGTGCTTTAGTGGTCTTACTTTATTATTTGCTTTAAAATATTTTCCAAGAAAAACTCCGTATTGATTGCTTGCAGGACTTATGTTTGATGGATTTCTGGCACCTACCAAATTTGGACAATTTGTTTTACTTGGACGATTACCTGCTCCGAATCTAGGTTCAGTTCTAAAATCTGCCGAATTATTTAAAAAATTTCTTGAATTTATTCTGCGAGTATAGTAGATATTATTAATATATTTTACAATAACCACAGTTTCATTTAACAATGGATATTCTTTTATTCCAGTTTCAAGTGGCAAAATCCAAGTAAGTTCTTCAAGAGGTGCTTTATTTTGACTAACAATTGCTCTTGCCTTTATACGACCTATCCATGAATAATCTGGTTTTTCTTTGTCGTTATATCCCTTTGGCCATTCAAGTTCAGTAATTTTAGGACAAGTTTTTTTATCCTTAAAGACAGGATGGTTTTCGTCACGAATTATGTCAAGTACCACCGCAGGTTCGAGTTCATAAAACTCGGCCGAATCAGGCGGAGTTGAGTATGCCCTGCGTACAGTCATCAAGTGGTTTGTGCCAATTTCTTTGGTCACAGATTTTTTCGTAAATTTACTGTATGCCATCCTTTGATTGCTTTATTTGTTTATCAATACTTGCTGATTTTTCTTCTAAATCATTTAACTCTTTTTTTACATTATTTAACAATTCTTCTTTTTCACCTTCCGTTAGCATACCACTGCCTCCCGTATCATCTGATGACGAAGATGTACCATTGATAAATCTAGTTAAAACGGCAGACAATTTTACAAGTTGATCATCGTTTTTAACTCCAACATCTATATAGTCTTTTATCATTGGTGCAATTACAGTCGCAGAACCTATATCCTTTACCATTTCACGCAAATCTTTAATCAATTGATTGATTTGCTCTTTTTTGTGATTTGAGTTGAAGTATATATCTTTTACAAGTGAAGAGAATGTTTTTCCCTTAAAAATTTCAGTATCAGAATCCATAAATATAAATATAGATGTATATATTTTTTATGGTAATGAATAAGAGTTAATCCATGTCAATATAACCTTTGTCAATATATGACCGTGTTAACTGAGACTGGATATCTTTCATTTTATTTACAACTTTTGTGATATTCTGTGTTTTACAATCTGTCATTTCTCTGATATACAGATAAAGTGCTTTTTTGTTAAAATTCTCTATTGAGTCACTTCTTCTGAATATTTCAATAACTGCACACGCAATTTTAAATTCATTTTGCTTTTTAAATAATCGTTCTAGGTGTTTATCGTAATACGCAATCATTAATGTTACAAACTCACTTAATTCTTTTTTATGAGTTTCACTTTTTGGATTGACCGTGAGTTCTTTCTTTTCGTAAATTATTTCTTCGTCATCAACACTTTCGTGTCTTTTAAATTTTTTATAGTTTCCATTGTTATATAAAATTAAAAAATTCTTTGCAATTATACTAAAATAGGAAAATGCTTTTCCGTTTCCTTGTTTATACTTGTGTATATTACTTACTAAATTACTAACAACTTCTTGTTGTACCTCTTCGTGACTACACTGAAAATAAGAAAACTTAAATGTATTTAAAATATTTTCCGCTAGTTTATCGAATGCGTAACTTATTCTTTCGTTGTATATATTATTTCTGAAAATTACATCTTCTGAATTATTATATTCTACAATTGCATCTTCTGTATCTTGCGAAAAGTATATTTTTTTGTTTTTTGATCTTGGTTTTCTTTTTTTCTTGAATTTTACTTCTTCCATTAATTGTCTAGCCTTTTCTCTAGGTTTTTTATTGTTATATTAAGTTCATCAAAGATGACTCCAACTTCATCATCTTTTTCAAATAATTGTTTACTGTCTAACTCTTTCCATGTTTCAACTGTAGAGTTTAACTCGTTTAGTGTTTCAATTGTCCATTCTTCATATAACGAAACTTTTCTATATAAATTAAAAATTATATACAATAAAATAAGAACTACTAATACCAATCCACTAAAAATATACACAGTCATATTTTAAATAATAACCCTTAAATAGTTGATTTGTCAATGTTTAAGTAATTTATTTACCATCTTTATTGTCAGATTCTTCTTTTTTTTCTTTAGTTGGTACATTTCCAAGGGTACTATTTGGTATATATCCTTTATTATTCTTGTATATTGTTTTTGCAAAATATTTACTATGTGCGTCCATTGAACTTTTTTTCCAAGGTACATAATACGGTCCTTTTGATTCTAGTTCTGTATCGTACATTGGTGTTGAAATTACATTCTCATCATCTTTTCGTATCTTTTTGTTTTCTATTATCGGAGATGGTGTTATGTTGGGACTTGGTGTTGGAGTTGGTGTCTCGGTTGGAGTTTGAGAAGGACTTGGTGTTGGAGTAGGTGTCCTAGTTGGAGTTTGAGACGGACTTGGTGTTGGAGTTTGAGAAGGACTTGGTGTTGGAGTTTGAGACGGACTTGGTGTTGGAGTTTGAGACGGACTTGGTGTTGGAGTTGGTGTCTCGGATGGAGTTTGAGAAGGACTTGGTGTTGGAGTTTGAGACGGACTTGGTGTTGGGGTTGGTGTCTCGGTTGGAGTTTGAGACGGACTTGGTGTTGGAGTTTGAGACGGACTTGGTGTTGGAGTTGGTGTCTCGGTTGGAGTTTGAGAAGGACTTGGTGTTGGAGTAGGTGTCTCAATTGGAGTTTGAGACGGACTTGGTGTTGGAGTTTGAGACGGACTTGGTGTTGGAGTTGGTGTCTCAGTTGGAGTTGGAGTTGGTGTTTCTTCAACTACATCTTCTATAAAATCACCATCTTCTTGGAATCGGTCAGCAAATGGTAAATTATCTATCCAATTTTTTTTTTCGGTAACTCTTCTCCAAGGGTCATTCTTCCGCCTACCATAATGTTGTATGCTAACACAAGTGCAACTGCAACGGGATCAAATACCAAAACAATTACAATAATAAACCATTTTACAACTTGGTCTACTGGCATATTAAATGATTCTGCTATAAAACGAAAACTACCAATATCGGTTGCACGGATTCCTTCTTTTTCTTTTAATATATCTGCTTGGTTTTCTTTTATTTTATCATACTTGTCTTCTATGATAGTTACATTATCTAAATCGTTTGTTGTATCACGAAGACCATTTACTTTTTCCACAAATTTATCGTATTCACTTGAAATCTGATCGTCTATTTTTGCAAGAGCATCGTTATATGATTTTGTTGCGGAAGTTTCTTCGTCTGTTATTGCTGATAGTGACTTTGCGATAGAATCTCTTTCAGGTTGTTGTGCTATCCTTAGTTCTTCTATTTTCTTTTTATTGTTACTAAATAACCCACCACCCTTTGATTCTAATTCACTTTTAGATTTATCTAATACTGCAAGACGATCCATTAATTGTTGTCTGCGTAGTCCTCTTGCTTCTGTGTCGGTTTTATTTCTATTAGCAAGTGCATCTTGTCGTTTTCTTCCGTCTGCTACAAAATCATCATATATCTTTTGGAAACCTGCAATCGTTTCGGTCTTTTTATCTTCAACTGTTACATCTGTGTTTTTAAGTGTTTCAATTTCAGTTTCAATAACTACTATTTCTTTGTTTAGTGTCTCTATGTTACTTTCGTGCATTTCAACTCTTGATCGTGTGTCATCATATGCATCACTTAAAAATCCGTAAATACCCAAAGAAGTAATTCCAATCAAAACTACAACTGCAATTGTGCAATACCATTTTAACATTCTTGGAATTCTTTCCCAATAACGATACAAAAATGAAGTCATTGCAAGTTTTCCTGCCTCTAATACTCCTGCCATAACCATGGCTGCAATGGCCGCACCTGCAAATAATAACCCAATACCACGCACCGAAAAGAAAGCAGCCGTTCCTGCTACTGCAAGTGCGAGTCCGCCTATAATAGCAGTAAATAACTTCATATTAATACATATCTCCCTTTTCTATTTTCGTAATTCTACCAACACACATTATTATATGTATAAATATAATATAGTTATAAAAAAAGAGGGTAAATTTACCCCCTTTTATTTTTAAGTTGTTTAAGTTAGATAATTAAAGGATTTTAACCTTCTTTGATTTTGTTTCAATTACTTCTTTTTTTGGAATAGTAATATTTAGAATTCCGTTGTCAAACTTTGCGGAAATCTTATTAACATTTAATGTTGTTTTATCGACCTTAAAAGACCTTTTAAAAGAGGACCTTTTCAGTTCCTTGTAAACATATTTTACATCTGGATCTTCAATTTCGGTCTTTTTGTCACCTGAAATTGTGAGCAACCCATCTTCATATTCAACAGAGACATCTTCTTTTCCAAGTCCTGCAATTTCTGCTTCAATTCTTACCTCTTTGGTCGTGTCTGCAACATTTACTCTTGGATATGAACTATTTCCAAAAAAGTTTACTCCGAATTCCTGTCCGAAGTTTGGAAATGCTTGATTGACCATTTTGTCAAAAATAGAGTCGAATGGAGTTAAAAATTCGTCTCTTAAATTTGGAACGTGTTTACCAAGTCCTGTTCCTGTGGACTTATTATATCCGTAGTTTTTCATTTTATTTATTCCTATTTGGTTACGAATCCCGTTTTGGGCATCCGCCGAGTAACCTCATTTGAGCATTACTCTAATGATAAATATACTATAATATATAAAAAAGTCAAGTTTACGGTTCAAACTTCATTATGTTATCCATATTGGACTTTTCTGCCAAACAAGTCATATGATCTGCCCAATGAATAACTCTTGGAAGTTCTGTTTTCAACCCCACTTCTTTTGAAAATGCTTTTAGGTATTGTGGGTTTGCTTCATCATACATTCCGTCTGAAAGTTTTATTCCGAGAAATTCTTTCTCAGTTATTTTAATTTCAAAGTGCTGAAGTAACCAGATTGATCTATCTGTGACTGACATCCAGTGAATATCAGGATTTATGTTATACAACTTTCCTTGATTCTTGCGATGCCATTCACTATCGTTGTGTTGATATTGTTCTCCGTCAAGTGATCCAAGTTTGCCAAGGTCGTGATTGAAGGCTGCGAACATCATTTCGTCATCCGTAAAGTCTATATTTGCACCTATGCTTTGTAGTAGAACTTTAACCCCACGAACCGTTTTACATACACCCATAACATGGTCAATATATCCACCATCATATGCGTTGTGAAATCTATCAATACTACTCGCAGGAGAAATCAACGCACGTAAACCAAGACACCCATCATCAGTTCCAAACATATGAAGTAACTTTTTTTGCCTGTCTCCTTCAAATGTGTTTTCAATAAATTGCAGAAATTTAGTATAATTTTCTTCAAGTTGCTTTTCGGTATAATTCATACAGAAAAGATTATATTATAGTTTGCTACTTGTCAAACAAAACTTTTTTAAACTCACTTATCTGTGCTTGGAAATCTTCTCGTTTCCAGTTTTTCATTTGCATTAAAAGTGAATAATAATAATCAAACTTTTTATTTAAGATTTTATTAGAATTTACCAAAAAGCATCCTGTTTTAGAAAAAGGTCTATCGAGCAATGAGTGCTTAAACTCTTTATATAGAGATGTATAACCTTGTTCCTCTACATCTAGTATTTCACCATTCTTTACTTTTTTTATCTTACTATTTAAATCGTTTATGTCACTATAGTTACTACAAAAAGTATCATTTGCAAATAACAGTGTTCTGTCATTAGGCAATACTTCGTATATGTGACAAATATATTCGTAATAGTAATATAAAAAATGATTTTCAGTTTTAACACGTGAAAATGTACCATTTACATTTTTTAATTTATGAGAATTTGAGTCTCTTACGGTTATTACATCAAGTCCAGGATAGAATACCCTTGAATCTGATGAATATACTACACCAAACTTTGGTTCATTCCATTTTTTTATTATTCGTGTTTTCTTTTCAGTTTCTTGATGATAAGTCTCAAGTTCAGTACCATCTTTTTGATGTTTTTCACGGTATAAACTTTTTTTATTTAATACAACTTCTGTTTTACCATTATATTCTTTTATTTTTTTTGATATAAGTTGTTTTATCGCAGCCCGATTGTAGTTTGTGTAAAGTTGACGATTGATATTTACATTTTCACGTGAAGCAGGTGCGTGGTACATATGATATGCCGTCTGCGAGACAGTGCCAAAACTTACTCCTGGTTTAAGTCTGTTCTCTACGAAATCTAAATCTTGAAACCCCCACCCCTCAAAATCTTCGTTCATTCCACCGGCATCAACAAAAGATGAATTTCTAACAATAAATGAAAATTTTCCATTTTGCGAATTAGATTTATATTCAGTTTCGTTGTTTAATTGTGCAATGTCACTCGAATGAAGACGATATGTTTCTTCTTTGTCGAGAAAGATTACTTCTGAAAATGGACGTATAAAGTCTGTTGTTGTATCAATACTTTGTAAGACAAAATTAAAATCAGTATAAAAATCTCCGTCTACAATCCATATATATTCGGTATAAACATCCTTGGTTGCATAGTTTATGATTTTTGATTTATTAAATTTGTTGGAATTACTTTTGTAAATTAAATGAGTAATGTTTGTGTAGTTTAATAAGTATTGCTCTATTACCAGAGTTTTGTCACTTTCTTGTTCAACAACCACCACATCGCAGTCTAGTTTATTCAATTTTTTGATTAAATAACAAAAGTTATTAAATCTGTTGGATATTAGTCTATAAATTGGGACAATAATCGTGACGTTATCATTATTCATTACACCCCATCCTCTATTCCAAATAATATGTCAGAGTTGCTTGATCTTTTTACAATTAATCCTGCTTGATATAGTTCTCTGAATGTATAGTGTGTTCCGTTTGCACTTCCATCAAACTTAAAGTCTATGCAACACTCATTTTCTTGTCCGGAATTTAATGTAACGGTAACAACTGCACCATTAAGTGTATCTTGACCACCTATTTCTATTGCTATATATCGTGGATCGTAATCCTTTGCGTTTCTTATGCCTAGTGTACCTTGTCTTGCTTCGTTAAAGTAAATTGCCATAAATGAGGGTTGTGTTCCCGATAATACATTCTTTGGATAACAGAATATAGTGTTTTCACGTGCGTTTTTAAATGTACACCTTAATCCATTCGATGGTGTTCCTGATGGTAAGTCTATTGTTTTTTCAGGATCAAGTGTATGTAATCTTGGTGTTGTGTCTATTGTTTTTCCGTTAACACCGGTTGTCATAAATTTACTATCTCCGTCTGCCACTAATAAATCCTCAAGTTTTGCAGAAGCATTTGTGAGACCATCATTAACATCAACAGTAACTTTATCTTCATCACAACATCTTTCACTATCACATATATACGAAGATTGTTGTATGGTTCTTCCCCAATGTTTAATGTTTAGTTCTTCTCCGTCCTGTGTTATTACTGACAGAGTTACATTTTCTTTTGTTATACCCTCACCTAGTTCGTTGACTGGTATAATTTCTACGGCAGTCTGCTCTGCGGTTAGTTTAAATTTGTTAATAATTGGTTCGTCTAAACTTGGACTATCTATTTTAAAATACATTTCATCTGCCATTGGCACATAAATTTCTTCATTTTGAGCATCTTTTTCAAGTGTAATTTCAAAGATTACACCTTCAAAACTATACGCAGTTGATGCACCAGATGGAGAAACAACCAAGTCTGGAATATCCGTGTCGTTGTTGTCAATGTATAAATTGTTTTCGTCTTCTGATTCTGTGTTGTCTCGTTGACTCGCATATGCACACTCACCACGTACTTTGATGTTTGGAAATCTACGAGCAGTTGGACTTGTTTGAAATGGTATTAATGATTTTAGTAACGATGAACTTTGGGTATTTGCCGTATTTGACTTAAGTGTTACGGTAATTTCACCGACTCCGTTTAGTCCATCAATTATATTATCCGAAATTCCTCCACTAATACCAAACTCAGAATTTTTTGTAACATAAAAAGATGTTTCTGATTCAAGTGTGTCCGTTGGATGTTGATCGGCAACTGCCTTGCTATGAAGAATTCCTATGTTTTTGAACATAGTATGAACCTCTTGACCATTCAGTGACTCTCTTGGTCCGGTTCTTCTGTTATAGTCAATCTGGGCAATTAGTGGGTGTCTTGATGCAATTCCACCTATGTTTTTTATTGTTATGAACCAACCACCACCTTCGGCAGCCGTTTTTACTATATCAATTTCATACTTTTCTGTTTGTGCTCTACCACCCGTTGGTGAACCTGTCATGGGACGATAATTTAAAACCATTCCGGTGTTTGTTCCTGTTGAAACAAAAAGTGGTTTACTGATTATCGGTTCATGTACATCAGATGAAACATTATTACCAAGTGCAACATGAGCAGGATGGTTTCTGTCCCACAAATAGTAAACTTTCCCACTTTCAAGATATGATTCTGATTTAAGTTGATCAAATGATACTTTCCCGGAAGTTACTATTACTGCATTTGTTTCGGTTTCGTTTGCGTTTATTTCACTACCCGAACCATCGCAGGTTACACTAACACTTTCTACGATACCAACAACTTCTATTAGGTGCTCTTGGTCGGATGGATTGTTAGTATCATACATTGCGTATGCTAAATTAAATCCATTTATTTTAGGGTCCCATCTTACTGCATCACCAACTTTAGGACAATTGTATGTAAGTTTTGCTCGTAATGTAGTTCTTTCAGACTCCCATCTGTAGTCTTTGGCTGCTTGCTTTACTTGTTCATATATATTCTCAAGAACATCAGCATCACATGAACTTGATGTAGTTTGTAGTGCCTGACCACCAATTGGTTGACACCCTCTTAAATTAAATGCTGATCTGTTTTGTAGTGTTGCCATGTTTCCTCTTTCTAAATTTTACGAATCATCAGAACTGGATATTTGTTGTGATGACGCAGTTGAGTCGAGTGTGGGTACAGGATCAACGGCCTTTACCCACTCTGGTTCTTTTCCTCCACCGAGGCTCATTCTTGTGTAGATGTGTATTTTTGAAATATGTTTGACAACATCGAGTTTATCGTCGGTCTGTTGATTCACATATGTTACAAACGCATAATCTCCCTCGGATGAATCTCCAATTAACAATCCATGTAATGGCCACACCGAGTTAAGAAAACCTTTTATCTCTTTATCAACATCTTCAAAGTCTTGGCATCCACTTTCATCCATCCCACACGTTGAATAAAATGTAAAATGCTTGTACCTAAAGTTTCCTATATCGTATAATGATCCCATGATTAGTTTTCCGATCTTTCCCAATTACCATAATTTATGTTTCCACCAACTGTAACATTAAATTCAGTTTTAATGTACTTTTCAAGTTGTATTGTTCCTGTATTAAAATTAACTGAATTTACATTTGCAACATCCCCTTTACTTGCGTCAGGCCATTGTTTGTTTAAATATTCGTCTGCTACATAATCAACAGTGGTAGTAAAGTTTTTCTCGGTCTTTTTTGACACACACGGTTCACTTACACTTGGATTAATTGCATTGCAGGTATCGTATGGTGTTGGGTAAACCGGATCACTTAATAGTAAAATCTGATCTTCTGATATTGCGTAGAATAATGGTTTTGCATAAGATACTACTTTTCTTGTATCAGGATCTCTTTTAAAAGGATTGTTTATTGTAGTATTTCTGAATGGAGTTACTCCGTTGGTTACATTTTTAATATCAGAGTCACCGACACTATTATCAAACCAGTCATCCATTTCATCCGCAGTATAATCGTATACGGTGCGTCTTAGTTTCTTTGATTGTTCTGCATAAGAATTTACATCGGTGGTGATATCAAACGAATCAAGGTAATAAGTGTACCCTCGTTTAAAAATTGCATTTGGTTTTGAGTTGGTGTCCGATTCCGACATCATCAGACCACTTGGCATTTCAAATTTTACCATTCCACTTGTTTGAACTTGAAAATAATCCGCAGTTGCAATTGTAACTATTCCTATACTTTCACATCCATATGCATCATCAATTTGCAATTCGTCAGGTGAGTTTTGTGAAGCAGAATTACACAACACATATGGACTATCACCACTTTCAAAGTCTAGATAACTCGGAAGCACACTTTCTGTAACCCCTTCAAATTCAGATACTTTTTCGGTTGCGTCACCAAATCCACCCGATATATTTCTTTGAATTTTTCTGCGAACTCTTACAAAGTCTCCAACTTTAATTTTGCTACAACTTGCAGTATGCTCTACAACAAATTTATTTGGTTGATCTGTTTTTTCACATATAAGTCCACGATAATTTACAAAAACACCACTCTGAGGTCCTGTTGCGATAATTAAGGGTTTGCTGACATGAGGTTCGTCATCATTTAATTGTTCAGCAGGATCAAAGTCTGCGATTTTTCCATTTCTTCCTAAGAAATAAGTTTTTCCTCCAACCAATACCGATTCGTTCGCCTGTATTTCTGATGTGTCTATTTGAAACTTTTCTACGAATATTGTTTCTTCAAATTTTATATGACCACCGAATGCAACATTTATTCTTTCTATGCTTCCCTCTAGGTCTTTACGAACTCTTCTTATTATTCCAACAACTTCAGCTGTGTCAGGATTGTCAGAGGATGCGTGTCTAAAAGTATTAGTTCCCAAATCACGTGCAAGTACATCACCCACTCTATATATAATTTCCTGTGAATTCTCGACATCTTGATAGAATTCAGAATAATCAGCAGATATTTCAGAATGACCAGGAGAGTCTGAAAACTCAATTCCGTCACCCGAGTCTTTGATTTTAATAAAACCACCAGCTGCTTCTGTGTACTCGTTTGGTACGTCTGCCAATTCACTGAATCTAATCCCCACATCATCATGTTTTAATAATGCAAGTTGCTCGGCAAGTTTTTGTGCGGTAATTGATTTAGTTTCACCCGATGGTGAAGACGCATATTCGTCTTTATCAACAACTATGAACAAATCGTCATTTGATAATTTGCTACTCTTGTTTAAATCTGTAATTTTCTGATTGGCCATATCTAATTATAGAAAATATATATAACATAAATATACATATATTTTTTTATTCTATAAATATTTTCTATTTTAAACTTTTTATTCGTTTAACTATAAATTTAACCAATTCACTTCTAATTATGTCATCTTCTGTGAAATCAAAACTATAAATGCCTTGGTTTTTAGATTCTTCATCAGCAAAAAGTCTTTTAATATTTGTAAAACCCGATTTGTTGCCAATGTCACTTTGCATATTATCACCACAAATAAACAATTTACAATTTTCACCGACACGTGTCATTATCGTGATTAGTTCTTTTTCTGTCATGTTCTGTGCTTCATCTACGATTACACACTTGTTTTCCCAAGACGCACCACGTAAGTATCCAACCGGAAGTCCATAAATGCGTTCTTCTTCCTGTAAGTATTTTATATCTACTATATCTAAAAATTCTTCTAGTTTATCTTTCATTGGTTCTAAGTACGGAGCCATTTTATCGTCTTGTGCTCCTGGTAAAAAACCTAATTTGTGATCTGAACTTTCAACTGCATTTCTTATATAAACGAGTTCTTCTATTACATTATTGTTAAAAAATTGCAATCCACAATATATGCTGATATATGTTTTCGCACTTCCAGCAGGACCGTTAACAAACATTAATTTTGTTGATTCATTTAAACCAACATCTAAAAATTTTTTCTGATTGTCTGTGAATGGTTTATGGGTTATTTTTAACTTTCTAATCTCTTCGTTAGTTCTTATTATTTCTTGAAGTTGAGTATCTGTAATAATACTTTTTGTAATATCTTTGTGCTTTTTCCTTGACATCAGTTTTTCTCCTTGTAGTTTATAAAGCGACTATAGCGGCTTAAGTATTTATATTTCTATTTTTATTTATTATGTCTATTAGGTTTAACAGTTTTGCACATTTTTCATACTCTTCTTCCTCCGTGTATTTTTTGATTGCATTTTCTATATTTGCTATATAACTTGCTTTTTTAACAATGACTTGTAATTCAGTATTATCAAAAGAAAACAACTTAATGCTATCGGGTATATGGTTAATAGTTATGTCCTCAGTAAACCTGATGAAGATTTGGTCTATATACTTTTTTATATCTTTTTTGAGGTCATCTTCAAGTAATTTGTTGTCACTTGGAATTTTTAGTATTTTTTCTTCCATCTCTTATATAAGTATTTAGTGTACAATTAATTTTAAAACGTTATGGCAAAATATTATCAAAGATATAAAAAGAGGGGTGTAATCAAATCTACATTTGAAGAAGTTCACAGTTTGTATATAAATAAAGGATTTGAACCAGGAGGTCAAATAGAAGATAATTCAAACGATCAAGACAAATCAGTATTTAATACAACCGAAGTAAAAGAAAATAATGAAAGTGAAGTCAAGAAGGCAGAAGAACTTAGAGCAATGTTAGAAAGTAGTAGACAAGATGCCATTCAGAGAAGTGAAGAATCTAAGGTTGTTGAGCAACCACACATAGAAAACAAAGATGTTAAAACTGATAATAATGATTCAAATAATAACAAAGAATCTATGAGTCGTGAAGAGTTTCAAGTTACTACCGCAAAAAATTTAGGATTTAAGGATATGCCCTCTAATTTAGCACAATCATTATTAGCATGGACTAAAAGTGGAAGACCTGTTGTCAATGCGAAACAATGGGAAACTCGTCTTACGATATGCAGATCATGTTCTTTTTGGTCGGAAAATAAAAATACCAACGTTGCTAAATGCATGAAGTGTGGATGTGGAAGTGGCAAATTACTACTCACTAGCAGTAAGTGTCCATTAACTCCACCGAAGTGGGATTCGTTATAAAATTAGTTTTTATAATTTTTTTTGATTAAAACTATTTTTCAACAATATTTATGTATAAATGAATGATGCAAATTATAAATTAACTACTGTCAAGGTACTATCTGACAAGTACAAAGAATTCAAAATTGAAACTCTAACCTCCGAAATGACACTTCAGAAGTTGGTTAATCGTGCAATACATTTATATCTCACAGATAAAGAGTTTAAAGAACAGGTCGATGAAACAAATCCCATTCTTGACAATAAAAAATATTAGTTGACTTATTGAGATAATTTTTGTACGATACATTTAATGAAACCAAATGTATTGTTAATTGGAGATGACATAAGATACCCAAGTGGTGTAGCAAATATATGCAAAGACATAATAGTCAACACATTGTCTGACTTCAATTGGATACAATTGGCATCAAAAACAAATCATCCAGAAAATGGAAAAGTTGTAGATGTTAGTAAGTCATTAGACCAAATGTACAATACATCTGGTAGTTATGTAAGACTGTATTGCAATAATAATTACGGTAATGAGTCACTTGTAGAGGGAATTTGTAAAGCAGAAAAGATTGATGCTATTCTACATATGTCGGACCCAAGGTTCTATAAGTGGTTATATGCAATTGAAAATAAAGTTCGCAGAACTATTCCAATCTGCTATTATCATGTGTGGGACAATTACCCTACTCCGTTTTTTAATAAAGGTATTTATTATAGTTGTGACTGGATTGGGTGTATTTCTAAATTAACACATCAGATTGTTCAAGAAGTTACAGGTGGAAATGTTTCATGTGACTATGTTCCACATGGAGTAGACTTGAATACATTCAAAAAACAGGAAGATAAATTTTCAGTAGAGTCACGAAGTAATCTTTTAGGTGATGGGTGTGAGTTCTGTTTTTTATGTAATAATGTAAACATGAGAAGAAAGCAACTACCTGTTGTCATGGAAGCATTTGATAAAATGTGTAACACCCTCCCCAAGTCAGAGTCTAAACACATATTGATGATGATTCACACAAATCAAGTCGGTCAAAATAAACACGACATTATTAAGATGTGTGATAACTTATTTAATGATAGTAATATATTATTTTCTACAACCAAGGTTAGTCCAGAAATTTTATCTCAAATGTATAATACTGCAAGTGTTACTGTAAATGCTTCATGTAACGAAGGATTTGGACTTGCAACATTAGAATCACTTGCGTGTGAAACACCTATAATATGTAATCGCACAGGTGGATTGCTTGATCAAATTGACAACAATAATACATGGGGCATTGGTGTAGAACCCACACTTAGACATTTGACTGGTGACGGAACTACTAATTACTTATATGAAGATTATATATCTTCCGATGCACTTGCATCTGCTATGATAACTCTATATCAGGATAAGGACAAACTTAACGAGAAGGGTAAACTTGGAAGGGAATATGTTGAAAGCAATTTTTCTGTGGAACAAATGGTTAACGGAATCAAGGGTGGCATTAATAAAAGCATAGATTCATTTAAACCTTCTCCTAAGTATAGATTTGAAAAGATATGAGCAAAGATAAAAAACGAATTTTATATGTATCTCCATTATTATCAAGAAGTGGTTATGGAGATCATGCCCGTGAAATTGCATCTGTATTGTACAACAAGTTTTCATCACATGAACTTAAATTTGCAATTACACCCTGGGGTAGCAATCCACAAACAGGACTAAACAAAGAACTAAGTGAAAAGTATAAACCACATTTTGTAAACGAAAAAGATCATTACACAGGATGCGATGTATATATCCAACTCGGACTCCCCACCGAATTCAAGAAGGTAGGTTCAGATATAAATATTGGAATTACTGCTGGTGTTGAAGTTGACTATGTACCATCTAGTATGCTAAACGGATTAAATCAAATGGATCATGTAATAGTTCCGTCCAATTTTACAAAAGAAACTTTTGAAAACTCGTACAAAGAAAATGAAATAGACAAGACTACCGAAATTTCCGTCATCGCAGAAAGTGCGTCATTTGAATTTTATAAAGATTCTGAATCAAGTAGTAGTATCAATGAGTTAAATGAAATCAAAGAAGATTTTTGTTTTCTTTCAGTTGGACAATGGATCACAAGTGAGTCTGATGACGGAGGTAGAAAAAATATTGAGTCACTCATAGAATCTTTTATAAAAGCATTTAATAACACAGACGACAAACCTGCATTGGTATTAAAGACATCTGGATCAAATTTTAGTATTAGTGATTATTTTGAAATATCCAACAAAATAAAAAGTATAATTGAAGAACATCCATCTCAGAGTAGACCGAATATTTATCTTTTACATGGGGATATAAGTGAATCAGAAATACACTCCGTGTATACTCATCCAAAAATTAAAGCATTTATTTCTCACACAAAAGGAGAAGGATTCGGTAGACCTATCCTAGAAGCAACTTTATGTGGACTACCAGTTCTTGCAACAAAATGGTCAGGACACCTTGACATTATAGACAAAAAAAATTCTATTTTACTACCGGGTAAGTTAACTAACATTACTAAAGAAACATCTTTATTTAGTACAAAGGCAAAATGGATGGTAGTTGACAAAGACGTATCTTCTCAAAAGATACGAGAAGTATATCAAAACTACGATAAGTACAAAACAAAGGCAGTGAAACTAAAAGAAATTAACAAAACTAAATTTGATATAGACTCTATCTCTGTGTCATACGAAACTTTGTTCAGTCAATATATTTAACATAATACATTTGCCACTTGATATATATTCAAGTGAGTTATTACAAAAATTATTTGCAAAAGTGTGTTGGTGGTTCTGTTGGCATTCCTCGTTCTAAAATAAAACCAGGACAAATTGTTTCATTCATGTATACAAGTGATGACGCAACATCTGGTGGTAGAAAAAAAAGAAGAAAATATCTTAGATTAGTATTTGCATTAAATACATTCCGAGGAGGACTTGGTAGAAGTAAATTACATGGTCTCTCACTTGAATTTATACCTTGGGGTAGTTTTAAAGATTTTCTACGTAGGATATTGGTAAAAGATACAATTTCATTGATAAAAAGAAGATATGATGTTGTTGCACCGGTGAACCAACTAATTAATCGTCCACGACCTTTTTACGAAACCCATGTAAAAAAATTAACAAAGTTTGATTGCTACCGAACATATATAATAAACGATATGTCAAACGTAAAAGTCACATATCTAGATTTCAGAACTCTATTTAGTGACTATGAAAACAAAGACACACTTATTTCTGATGAGGATATAATTAGAGATATAAATCAGGAACGACTAATATTAGAAACTGCAATTGGTATGAAACTCAGCAAATTAAACATTAAGGAATTTAACAGAATTATAAAAGACAGATTCGGAACGGTTAGAAACTTTCTGAAAGAATATAAAGAAATTGAAGACTTTGCGGACAAATATGATAACAAAAATAAACTAAAAAAGTACGCAGATAATGAATTAAATATGTATGGGAATGGAAAAGCATGAACATTAGTTTTGCAATATGCACACACAACGAAACTGACTCACTTCGTAAATTAATAGATAGGATATTAGAACTTAAACGTGAAAATGATGAACTTCTAATACTAGATGATTTTTCTGAAAACGAAGAAACAATTGAAATTATACAAAACCATAAACACAAACAACATAGACTCAATGGAAACTACGGTGTGCATAAAAATAAACTAAATGATATGTGTGAAAAAGATTTCATTTTTCAGTTTGATGCAGATGAATTACCAACCGAACCTCTTATCAAAAATGCACATGACATAATAGTTAAAAAACAAAATAAAGATTTAATAAAAATACCTAGAGTAAATTATGTACATGGTATAACAGAATTGCATCTTAAAAAATGGAACTGGAAAAGAGATCACCTAAATAGAATCAATTATCCAGACTTTCAAACCAGACTTTTTAAAAATGATAAACGAATAAGATGGACCCGAGCAGTTCATGAGATTATTACAGGACATCATTATATGGACATCATTGAACCAAATACATTTCATGAAATAATACATACCAAGGACATCAAGACTCAAGAAGAATCCAACGCAAGATATCACAGAAACTACGATCAAAACTATGAAAAGTTATGAATACATCAGACATAGCATTTGTGGTTTGTTATTTCAATCCACTTAATTATTTATCAAAATATTTAAATTTTTTATTATTCTACGATAAAATACAAACACACCCTGGTGTGAAAATTATTTTTGTAGAATCATACACACGAAAGTGTAAACTTAGAATTAACAAAAATGTAGGAGATGTTGTGTCTTTTAAAAACGAATCATTTTTTTGGAAAAAAGAAAATCTTCTAAACATTGGTATCACAAAACTAATGAAAGAGTACAAATATGTAGGTTGGTTAGATTCGGATATTATATTTCAGGACGATAACTGGATCCAAAAAATAAAAAATGAATTAAGAACACATGATATTGTACAAGTTGCAAATACAATTAACAAAGAAAAAAGCAACGGAAAAACAATTTGCGTAAAATCAATGACATCTTACTACAAACAGGGAATTGTAGATATAAAAAATACACTCAATAGAATTGGTGAACCTGGATACGGTTATGTGTATAACAAGGACATACTAAATATCAAAACACCTTTATATGATAAATGCATATGTGGTGGGGGTGACTATTTAAATCTGCTTGGTTATACACGAAGTGATGACTTTATTGACAAAATAAAAAATAACCAAGAACGAATTTTTGGTTCAAATAAAAATATGCAAATAAATTACATAGAATGGTATAACGAAAACAATAAAACAAAAACAATTGGATGTGCAGACAATACAATTCTTGTAAAATATCACGGAACTCAAGTGAATAGAAAATATTATACCCGTGACATAATTCCAGATAAATTGGGTTTTATTCCTGAAAAAGACACCTCGTATTCAAAGTCAGGTGAATTACTTTTAAATCGTGCGGATATAAGTTGTGCAATTAGAAAGTATTTTGAATCACGGAATGAAGATGACTTTTTACTAAATTCAAGAAACCATGAACAATTTAAAAATAAATACAAATCACTAATTACTAAATACTCCAAAACTAAAAACAAAGAGTTACCCTTTGAATATCTAACCAAAGTGAATATGCAGGTATTTAAAAAGGAAACCCCCAACATATCAGGACACCACTTTGTGTGTGTAAAATTAAAATCAGATGTTAAATTTTCCGAGTTTTACAAAGAAAATGCAACAATCATAAATGAACTTGATAATGCTAATAAACTTACATACGAACAATATTATATTAGATTCATTATTAACAATTATGATAACATAAAAAGTAATTTCTTTTTCGTGAATGATAAAATGTCACATGAAAATTTTGAAAACAAAAAAGATATGATAAGTCAGTTTAATAAAGATATTGTATTGAGACATGATCTACACATAAAGGAAGATAATAAGCACATAACTCGTTCAAACCTAAATTTCAAACAATGGATTGCACTATTCGTTAAAACAAAAACAATAAAGTATCAATTGGTAAATAATGATGTAAAGTTAATAGATAGGCATTTGCACAAATACATATCCTACTCAGATTCTTCAAACTATTATATATCAGGAGAATCGATATTAAAAAATAGTAAAGATTATTACACCAAAATTTATAATTTTTTAGAAAAAAGGAACAATCAAGAAAATTTAATGTACTTAAAGATAAGTTTTAAATTGTTATTTAAATGAATTATATTGCTATACATTTATTTCCACATGAGGTTTATGATTATCAACGCATAATAACACAACTCAATGAAAGCATTAAACAGGTTGATAAACCTGATAATTTCAAAATAATTAGTTATCTAAATAGCAACCCGAGTATTATATGCAAGGAATCATACAATCACCCTACTCTGAGTAATTTAATAGACTTGTATTTAGCAGTTTCAATTGAATCAAAAATTGATGTACAACTTCTTGATACAGACGCAAAAATACTTGGAGTAAATGACTTTAGAAGAAAAATATTATCAATAACAGATGACAATAACTACATAACTTTTCTTGATTGCGATATACACTTTACACTTAATATTTTAAAATCAATAGAGCTTACTACAAATAAAGTTAGCAAGTTTTTAAAAGATTTTGTAATTACTTCTACAACACTTAGATTATGGGATAAAACTTGGGACTATATAGTTGCTGATCAATACAAGAAAACAGAACTCAATTATTACAAAAATGCAAACATTGAAACCGAAATATCAAATTTTAAACATGAATATAATTTAAAACCCATTCCAACCTTTAAATGGGGTGGTGGGTGGTTTACAACCATTTCAGCAAAATTAGCCAAATACATAAACATCCCAAGTAAATTCGTTGGTTATGGAGTAGACGATACCTTCATAATGGAAGGTTGCAAACATTTAAAAAAATCAGGAACACGAATACAACAATATGTAATGACAGATACTCTTGTATGCGAGTCAATAAAAGAAGAAAACTTTAATGTTCATTTTTTAAAAGAAACAACTTATTTAAAAAAGCAAAGTGAGCAATGTTTTGTATCTGAGATAGAAAAACTAAAAGTAAAAATTAAAAAAACTCCATATATATAATAATGAAGACAAAAAAAGTTACCACTTTCTTGCTACTTACTTTATGTTGTACCTTTTTTTCAGGATGTTTCACTTTACCAAATTGGGGACTAAAACAAGACAGGCAAGAAATTGCAGGAGAGATTTCAAGAAAAGAATCAGAACTAAATAGACATACAAGTGCATATATATCAGGTACTGTTGATGCACTATCCTTGTCAGAGAATAAATCAAAAGAAGATTTAGTTGCTCTTGATTTAGCACGAAAAGCACAAGAAATAGTTGGTCTGCCACAACCAGGGGATAAAATACATATAGATAATGTAATTAATGATAATGAAATTGCAGTAAAAAATTTATTGGACAGAGATGAGGATGTTATAACACTTGCAAGAAGAAAGCAAATGCTTGGACATGACTTAAAAGATACAGAAGAAAAACTTATTAGTTTGGGAGAATTAAAAGCAAAAGAACAAAAAGACGGATTCATTGACTCTATGTGGGGTTGGTTAACAGGAACATTTGGTATTGTTGGTGCAATTGCAGTTTTAATAATAGGTGGTCCTGCATTACTACCAATTATTACACAATTAATCGCATGGTTGGTAAGTAGAATACCAGGACTAATAACTTGGTTGGGAATTACGAGCAGTCAAATGACATCAAATATAATACGAGGTGTACAAGATGCAAAGCACACAATTAAATCATCTCAAGATGATCGTAAGTTTTCCAAAAACGAAGTTTTGAATATTTTTGGATCATCTCTCGGAAATTCTACAAATATTTCTGACAAAAATGCGATTGATAGAATAAAAAGAAAATTCAAGTAATACTGATAATAGTAAATACTTATTATAACAAAGGTTATATTACACTAAAGTGAGAAGTAATATGAAAATTGGAGTTGTTGGTAACGGATTTGTTGGTCATGCTATGACATTATTAAGACCTTATGTTGAAGTATTGGTGTGGGACGTTGTACCCGAAAAAAGAGAACCCAATACATTAGACATAGAAACGTTTGTAGAGGAGTCGGAAATTATATTTGTGGCAGTACCCACCCCCATGAACTCAGACGGAAGTGCCAACTTAAATATTGTTCGTGCTGTTTGTGAGGAAATACAAGAAATAGATGATTCTAAATATATTGTACTGCGTTCTACCGTTCCTCCTGGAACAAGTGAAGAACTTGACGTAAACTTTATGCCAGAGTTTCTCACAGAAAAAAACTGGAAAGATGATTTCAAAAAATGTGACCAATGGATACTTGGTTCTACTGATCCGTTTTTGTACGAAAAAATGAAACGTATGTTTGAACTGGCGTATAACAACGGAGATGGAAGTGTTATAAACAAAGAAGTAATACAGTGCAAACCAAGTGAAGCAGAAATAATAAAATATCTTAAAAATGTTTTTCTTAGTGTTAAAGTTGGATTTTTCAACGAACTTGAAAGTATTTGCACAGAACTTAACATTGATTATGAAAATGTTCGTTGTATAGCAACTCAAGATAAAAGAATCGGAAGTGGTCACACAAAAGTACCTGGACATGATGGCCATCGTGGTTTTGGTGGCACTTGCTTTCCAAAAGATACAAATGCTTTAGCAAAATTTGCAGATAAAAACATGATTCCAACCCCAATATTAGATGCTGTAATAAAACGAAACGAAGAACTTGATCGTCCAGAAAAAGATTGGATGAACGACAAGGGTAGAGCAGTTTCTGCTGAAGTTGAAACTTTAATTCCTACCAAAAAGAAAACAGGCAAATGAGTTATTACGATTTTTTTAATGGAGATGCAGATGGTATAATCAGTCTACATCAATATAGAATGCATTACCCCAAAGACTCGGAAGTTTTTACAGGTGTCAAACGAGATGTAAAATTATTAAGACATTGTACTGACATAAAAAATTCAAAACTTACCGTATTTGATATATCATTGTTATCAAATAAAGATTATGTAGATACAATACTAAATAATGGAAACACAATTCGTTGGTTTGATCACCACGAACCCGGTGAAACAGAACTTGGTGAAAATTTTCAAATTTTTGTAGATGCCGACCCAAATTGTTGCACAAACATTTTGGTGGACACATATGTTGATGGATTATACCGTCCGTGGACAATATGTGGAGCATACGGAGACAACTTACACGAACAGGCGGATAAACTAAATCCAAATTTTACCAAAGAGCATATGTTAGAGTTAAAAGAAATTGGGGAAACATTAAACTACAATGGATATGGAAACGAAGAATCTGATTTAACAGTTCATCCCAAAGATGTTTATCTTGATATAAAAGACTACGAATCGCCATTTCAATACAGAGAGAAGTCGGAAGTATATAATAAAATATTTACCCAAATGAAAAGTGATGAAAGTGAATTAAGTTCATCGGATATATTACATGATACAGAAACTGGTAAAGTTATTCTTCTTCCAGACTCAAAGGCATCTATTAGATATTCCGGAATTTATAGCAATCAGCAAACCACAGATAATCCTGATAAAGCATTTGCAATATTAACATTAGTTAACGATGATAACTATCGCATTAGTATCCGTTCCCCAAAATCAAACCCATTTGGTGCAAGTAAACTTGCACTACAATTTCCAACAGGTGGTGGTCGTGAAAAAGCAGCCGGAGTAAATGAATTACCAAAAACAGAGTTACATACATTTATTGAAAAATTTGAAGAGATATATGGAAATATATAAAATTACAAAATCAGAGGAAAAAACTATTTTACGAGGTTTATCACAAAAACAAGCATATCAACTTGAAAAAGAAATATTATTATTGTTAGAAAAAAACTTTAAGTGTGTATGTGGTCAGAACACTTATCACTTTCCAAAAATTGTAAGTTCTCTAGACACGAAATATAGACTCAAATTAACAAATTGTGGTCATTCACTTGATAAAATAAGAGAAAAAATCAAAATTTCCAACAAAAATGAACAAATAAAATGCATTGTTACGAATCTAAAAAAAAGCAACATCCAACACCTTGATATGGTACTTAGTGGCAAAAACATATGTCTAAACACAAATGGAATACTATCTGTTATTGACTTCGACATTGCATCAATTAAAGAAGATTTTTTATCAACAGAACTTAAAGATAGGTTTGAGATTTTTACAAACCAAAAAACTAAAGAGTGGTTTTATGAGACTGGAAACTTAAAACTTGCCCCTCAATTTACCAACAAAAAAATTACTGATTATTATAGTGTTCTAACAGAAACACTTCAAAAAATTTTACATAATTTTTAAACTAATTAATAAGATGATTGTCTCTCACAAACATAAGTTTATATTTTTCAAACCTTGGAAAGTGGGTGGTAATAGTGTTGAGTATAATCTAATTGAGCAATGTGGTGAAGAAGATTTAATAGATGCAACTCATAGAAATCCACGTGATGCATATGATATTGTAGGTAAAAAAATATTCAACAATTACTACAAAATAACAATCACAAGAAATCCTTGGGACAGAATGGTTTCTTATTTTTGGTGGCAAGATGGTGGTTTGGTCGGCGAGAACCACAGAGAAAATGTAGACAAACTGCTTAAAATGAAATTCGATGGATATGAGTTTAAGGAGCAATTTGCTCGTTGGATTGGAAATTACACTCAATTTAATCAACCATACTATTTTAATAAGGAAGGTGAAGCAAATATGGATCACTACATGAAGTTTGATAATTTAGATGATGAATACAAATCTTTGTGTAAAAAACTAAATTTAGAATATAAAAGTTTAAAAAACATAGGAAAGTTTCCATTTAAAAAGAAAAATGAAGATTATTGGAAATACTACAATTACCACTCAGGTGCAATAGTCGCACAACGTCATAGACGTTCTATTAAAAAATTTAATTATATGTGTGGACCATCAAATATATAAATGCAGAATATATATTAGTATGAGCAGTAAAATATTTATTGAGAAACACAAATTGAGTTTTTTGGTTTTGACTAAACCAATTTTAAATAAACAATACAAGAAGTCTGAAATATCTGAGCAAGATTTAGCAGACAGATGGGGATGAAAAAATATGAGTGAACAAGACGAAAGCATTAGACCTTGGGGAAATTATGAAATCCTTTTAGATGCAGAATACTGCAAAGTAAAACGAATTTATGTAAAACCAGGACAAAGACTTAGTTATCAGTATCACCACAAGCGACAAGAAGCATGGACAGTTGTTAGTGGTGTTGCAAGAATAACCTTAGATGATGTCACAGACGATTACAAACCAGGTGAAACTGTTTTGATTCCCCTCGGTGCAAAGCATCGTATGGCAAACCCAAGTGATGATGAAATGATGATTTTAATTGAAGTTCAAACAGGAACTTATTTTGGTGAGGATGATATCGTCAGAGTTCAAGACGATTATGATCGTCCAGAAAAACACATAGCAGATGTAAACTATCCACCCTATGAGTGGACCGAAGATATGGATCAACCACAATGAAAACAGTAGCAGTTAGTGGATACTTTGACCCAATTCATGTAGGACACTTGGAATATCTTGAATTAGCAAAAGAACTTGGTGATCGTCTTGTTGTTATCGTAAACAACAACAATCAATGTGTTCTTAAAAAAGGCAAACCATTTATGGACGAAGTAGACCGAGTAAAAATCGTAGAAGCAATTGGAATTGTTGATGAAGCATTTCTCAGTATTGACGAAGACAAAAGTGTGTGTGATTCTCTCGATGCAATTAAACCCGACATCTTTGCCAACGGTGGAGATAGAAGTGTGGGTGAAGTTCCAGAAAGTGTTGTTTGTAAGAAACACGGAATAGAAATGATTGATGGACTTGGAGATAAAATAAGAAGTTCAAGTGATTTAACCGGACTTAAAGAAAAAAAGTAAATGGAAAAGGTGCTAATAACAGGTGGTGCGGGTTTTGTAGGAACTGCACTTATTAAAAAACTTTTAAGAAAGTACAAGAATGTGCAGATTGTAAGCATTGACAATTATAGTAGTGGATTTGAAAGCAATCATATTAAAAGTAAAAAAGTAACTTATCTTAATAAGGATACTCAAACTTTGATTCCGAAAAAATTTGATGCAAGCAATACCAAGATGGATATTGCAGATGCATTTGAACCAGATGTTGTTTTTCATTTCGGAGAGTTTTCGAGAATCGTAACAAGTTTTGATGCTTTTGATAATTGTTGGGACTTTAATATGCAAGGAACTAAAATGGTTCTTGATTATTGTGTCGCAAAAAAAGCAAAGTTAATTTATTCTGCAAGTTCAAGCAAGTTTGGTAACGATGGAAAAGACGAAAACCTTTCTCCGTATGCTTGGATGAAAGCAAAAATGGTTGAACTTATCAACAATTACGCAGAATGGTTTGATCTTAAATTTGAAATCACATACTTCTATAATGCTTATGGTCCCGGACAAGTAAGAACAGGTGATTACGCAACCGTCATTGGTATATTTGAAGAGCAATATTCTAAAGGAGAACCACTCACTGTCGTAGAACCAGGAGAGCAATCAAGAGATTTTACTCATATCAACGACATCGTAAGTGGTGTTATATTAGCTGCCGAAAAAGGACAACAAGGAGAATATCCTCTTGGCACTGGTATTCCACACAAAATAATTGATGTTGCTAAAATGTTCAATCATAAACACGTTATGATTCCAGAACGTCGTGGTGAACGATTTTACGGAAAAGCAATTCCCTCTTTAACTTACCAACACCTTGGTTGGCAAGCAAAAATAAAACTTGAAGATTATATTGCGAAGATTACCAGCAAGTAATTTTACACAACTCGCTGATTTTACGCGATTTAGCTAGCAAAAGCTACATATCCAGTTTATAATGGACCCTTAAAATAACATAAATTATTTATAAGTCAACCATGAAACTAGGATTTAAAAATGTGTGGAATATTAGGGGGTAACTCTTTCAACAATATACAAGACGTAAAAAACGGTCTTGCTTCAATTATGCATCGGGGAACAGATGGCAATGTTATATTTCATTTTGAGAAGAATGATTTTTATATGAGTCACAATCGTTTGTCTATACAAGATTTATCAGAGTCAGCAAATCAACCACTTATTTCTGAAGATGAAAAATTTGTGCTGGCCTTCAACGGAGAAATGTGGAAACCATTTTTTAGAAAGTTTAACAACAAACTCAGAAAGAAATACAATTTCAAGACTGAACGAAGTGATTCAGAGTTGTTACTTTATTATTTGATTGATAATCGTGATAATATTTTAGAAGCAATGAAAAATCTTGATGGAATGTTTTGTTTTGCTTTTTATGATGTAGAACGAAATCAGTTAACATTAGGAAGAGACTTTATCGGAAGACTTCCGTTATATTATGCATTTGAAAACGAAAAGATTGTTTTTTCAAGTGAAGTTAAAGGATTACAATCAGCAAACAAAGAACTGAAGTTTTTTAATGTAGATAGAAATCGCAAAGCACCAAGGGGTGAAGAAGAAAAAATAAAAGTAGTAGAACCTGGAACAATTGTAACGGTTTCCGAAAATTTAATCGGAGTAACAAATTGTGAGATTAAAAGATGGAACGATTTCAAACCAGAGTTTAATCCAGAGAATCCAACTTTATATACACGATCAGAAACAGACTTAAAATTATTTGAGAAAGAAGATAAAGGAATTGATTACTACGCATCTGAATTTAGAAAACGGTTGGAAAAAGCAGTTGATGATGAACTAATAAGTGATACTCCAATTTGTACAATTTTAAGCGGTGGTATAGACAGCACCATAATCACATACCTACTTAAAAAGAAAAACCCAAACATTGAAGCATTTGTTGTGAATGTGACATCTAATCGTAAGCAAACTTTGAAAGATGATTTGTATTATGCTAAAATAGCATCAAAAGAATTGGGTGTTAGATTGCACGAAGTTAATGTAAGTAAAGAAGATATTCAGAATAATTTAAAAGAAAGCATATGGGCATCAGAAACCCACAAATGGACACAAGTATCTCCAGCAGTTGCTCAATTATTTTTATCTTGGGAAATCCGAGACAAAGGATACAAAGTGGTATTTGGTGGAGAAGGAGCAGATGAAATATTTGCTAGTTATGGAGATGTTAAAAGATTTTGCTGGCCTGATCCACTTGCCTGGCATCAAAAACGAGTTAACCTCATAAACAATCTTCACAAGAACAATCTTATTAGAACAAACAAAGCAATGATGTATGGTGGTAAGGTAGAATTAAGAACTCCGTTTCTTAATAAAGAAGTCATTGATTTTGGTTTGAGAATTCCAACCAGATACAGAGATGAAGCAGATGGCAAAGGAAACATAATGAAATATGTTTTGCGAAAAGCATTTGAAGGAGAGATTTCCGATGAGTTGCTCTGGAGACCCAAAAAAACATTTCAACAAGGATGCCATACAGATTATCTTAAAAAAGAACAAGATACTATTGATCAATACTTTAACGAGTTGTTTGTAGAAAACAAAGTTCCAATGGAATATCTAAATAGAAGTCTTGGTCATGTATCTGCGAGAATCAAAGTTACCGAGTTAGCATAAATTATATTATATACTTGATATTTGGTGCGTATTCGTTTAGTATAGTATACGAAAATGAATACCTTAATAAAAGATAAATCCGATCTTGTTGATATAGAGAAGTTTATTCCAAATGCACACATTCTCGGTGCAATGCAAAAAGCAGATGGAATTCCTGCGAAAGAAATTAAGGTCATATCAACCAAATTTAGCAAAGTAGGAAAAACTACACTTGATCGGTATCCTAACCTTGAGTGGGTAGTTCACAGAGGTCATGGAGTAGATTCGGTAAATCTAAAGTTGTGTAAAAAGCACAATGTTGGTGTAGTGACAACAAGTCCTAATACAAACGGATGTGCTTATTGGATTAAAGACAAATTAGAAGAAGGTCGTGTTATCATATTTGGTAATGGACCAATATCCAAGAAAGTTCAAGAAATATGTGATAATCCATTTGTAGTTGTAGATTCAAAAACTGATATGAAGTTAATCAGAGAAGTAATGGCAAATGCGGATACAAGAAACATAGTTGCAGCCGTTCCGTTGAATGATTCCACCAAAAATATGTTCAACGAAAAACTATTTGAAGAATGTTGCTGGATAAACTTTGTTTCTATTTCAAGAGCAGAATGTCACGACAACGAAGGATTGCTTTCTGCACTTTTAGGTGGTAATATTAAGTCTGCTCACATTGATACACTTGGTACGACTAAACGCGAAGAACTTCTTGAAACAGATTCAGTCAAGTATTACAATCACACATCGTGGAATTTCCTTGGAGAAAAAAACGATCACGAAAATTTAAAAAAAATTATAGAGAATTGTTTAGAGAATAAAGTGAATAATGCAATTTTAGAAAGGCAAGAAAACAAATGGTTTCAGTAAAAGAAAAGAAAACAAAAAAGGTCAAAGTCAAAGATGACATTTCAGATGAAGTAAAAGATTCATTCAGAGAACACGCAAAGTTCTATCAGCAATATGATGTTCCGCCACAATGGAAAAATCAACCAATTGCTTGCAAAGAACCTAACCTCGATCCGTTCAAGAAAGTAAACTGGAAGAACCTTTGGGAAGCAGATCAAAAAGGTAGATTGTTTTTCAAGAAAGAAAACGATGAGATTGTTTGGAGTTATATTTGTGCGGAAGCAAAATCTGGTCGTGGAATCAAAGATGTTGCCGAAGATGTAGTTGCTCATATTAAGACAGGTGATTTGCAAATTACAAGATTCGCATATGCAGATGGGTATATGGATGATTTAATTAAAGACATTGAAAGCAAACGAGAACTAGAAAACGATTTGTTTGATACAAGATGTGATTTGTTTTTCACAGATGTTAATATGGAACTTCAACAAGATAAAGATTTGTGTAATGCAATTAACGCAACTTGGTTAAGCAGTAAAGTAACCGCGGTTGGTTCTGAGGTTCGTGGTATTTGGTATAGTGGTGAGTTGAAACAACCGGGTGTTTCAAAGTATGAAGACATTAAGATTCAGAAAATGAAGTTGAGTTCTATCAACAAAAAAGAATGTGCAGAACTTGTTCAAGAAATTAAAGACTACAAAGAAGCAGTTAATCCTTGGAGTTACGATGGAATTAATGGAAACTACGGAGGACCCGAAAAAACTTGGTACACAATTGAAGTTGTGCCGATCAACCCTAACAGTGAAGTTGATTATACAATTCTTGAGAAACTTCCTAAACTTGCAAAGATTGTAAATGAAATTACATCAGTAGAAAAATGTACTTGGTTGGTTATCACAAGAGTAGAACCAAAAAATGGAGTGATTCAAAGACACACCGATATTGGTCACGATAGTTGGGATTACCAAACAAAGAATGGACCAAAACTTGGTCGTTCGTTAAGAATTCATTTTCCTATTCAAGTTGACGAAGAGTGTATATTCACCCAAGTTGGACTTGATGGTGAAACAGAAGACTTTCGTTTAAAGACGGGAGAATATTATTATATGGACAAAAGAAAACCTCATTGGGTTGTAAACAATTCAGAGAATTATCGTTTCCACGTAATAATGGATATTGAATGTGAACAAAAACATTTAGATGCTCTCCTTTAATTTTGATACTCCACTTGAAGAACATTTGTGTGGAGAAAAAAAAGTTTATGTAAAACGTGACGATTTACTAAACGGAAATATGGATTTACCTCCGTGGGCAAAAATGGAAGGTATTCGCAGAGTTCTTGAAAGTGGTGAGTTATCTAAAGACAAACCCATTATACATTTATCAGTTCGTGTAAGTTATAGTGGATGGGCATTAGCATATATCGGAAAAGAGTTGGGGTTTAAGATCAAGATTGCTTATCCAGACACCAAAGACTATCCAAAAAAAGCACTTGAAAAAATAGAAAGTTTAGGAGCAGAACTTGTTCCGATGAAACCAAATATTCTCAGCATCGTAATAAGTAGTGTAGGAATTCTTGCAGAAAAAGAAAAATACCAAATGATGCCTTACGCATTTAATCACTCCGAGTATATAACTTATTTTAGAGAACGCACCCAAAGCATAATGCAGAAAAAAAACTTTAAGCATTTGGTGATAAATGCAGGAAGTGGTGTTACACCTTCTGGTATTCTACAAGGATTTATGAACTTTGAAACATTTGGAGTTCAGTCAGAAAAAGATAAAAAGTATGCTCACTTGATCACAACTGCAAGTAAGTCATCTATTGCAAATATGTTAAAGAAGTGGAATGTGTATGATCGTAATCAAACTCAAATACACGAAACACCTCACGACTTTTTTGATGATATGGATTGGTGTGAAACTCCGTTTCCTTGTAATGGTAATTGGGACAAAAAGGCGTGGAGTTGGTTAACAGAAAATGGTTGCAAATTAGACGGAGATGTACTATTCTATAATCTTGGTGGTGCTTGTGCATCACACTTTTGGAGACAATGAAAAAATACTTTTACGAAAAGAATAATTTAACAGAGTGTAAGGTTAATATTACATTCCACGAACTATTGCAAAAGAATGGTACAGAATTGGAACAGTGGATTGATGAACTTAGAACTTATATCGTGGACACTTGGGACAATGAAGGTCTTCCACCAAGAACAGGTAAAAACGAAAAAGATATTATAGCAAACTTTAATAAGCTACCTGGTTACGATGTTTACAAGTTTCAGCATACAGATGAAATGGATGGAACTGATACTATCATCAAAAACTTTAACAAGTTCGCAACCGTAGTTGATCAGTTTTTTCCAACGATGCTTAAAACCAAAATAGGTTCTAGTAAGCATACATCTTGGAGTGTATATGATTGTTTTGCTAATCCAGAGAAACGAGAAAGTTTTCATACTTGTATGAGACGAACTGTTCGTAGGGATTCGTTTTATGCTCACGGAAAAACTATCGGCAAGAATGACTTCGATGTTCCGTGTCCAACACAAAACGGAGAAGAGTGGATTCGCAACTTCGTCAAAGAAAAGCATCTTCATCCAGATAACGACTTTTGGATTATTGAGTTGTTCACAGAAAAAAACTTTGATTCGTATGAACAAAATAGTTTGATGCTTACGGCAAAGCAAATAAGAAAATTACACAAAGAAGGTTTGCTTGAAATAAACAACATTAGAAATTTAGAAAGAACTGCAAACTTCGGTGACGATATAGAAAATATAAATGATGTCGTTATTGAAGATGAAAAGGAAGTACAATTCAAATTCAGCATCCGTTACTATAACAAGAACTCAAGAATCTTTCCGTCAGCAATGGAAGCATTTAAGTTGGGTCTTAGTCAACCAGCAGTAAACTTTCCTCCGTTGACTGCAAAATATATATATCAGAAATACACAGACCACATTCAAGATAAAAGCAATCTCCATATATATGACCCAAGTTCTGGTTGGGGTGGTCGTATTCTAGGTGCTATGTCAGTACATGATCGTCAAATTCATTATATAGGAACTGATCCAAATACAGACAATTATATAGACGAACTAAATCAAAGTCGTTATGAATATCTTGCTGACTTCTTTAATGATAAAACAAACGGAGGTAATCCGTTCTTTGGTCATCGTAACACTTATGATGTTTATCAGAACGGAAGTGAAGAAATTCACAAGAATCCAAGTTTCCAAAAATACAAAGGTAAACTTGATTTGGTTTTTACGAGTCCACCTTATTTTAATCGTGAGCAATATTCAGCAGATGAATCTCAGAGTTTCAAAAAGTTTCCAGAGTACGAAGATTGGAGAGACAACTTTCTTCGTCCTACTTTGAAAACGGCTGCCGAGTATTTGAAGAACGATAGATACTTACTTTGGAATATTGCAGACATTGCAGACGGAGATGGATTTATGCCATTAGAAAAAGATAGTCGTGATATTCTTGCGGAATACGGACTTGAGTATGTAGAAACTCTTAAAATGCTTATGACAACAATGCGTGGTGTTAAAGCAGAAACGGTTAAGAATTGTTGCAAGATAAACGGAGAGTTGCAAAAGTACGAACCTATCTTTGTGTTTTACAAGAAGTAATTAAGCAGAGAAAAGTTCTATTTTTCCATTTATTCCACATTTGTCAAGTTTCACTCCAAAAAACTTTTGAAGATAAACAAGTGCTTTTGCTCCTTGTTTCTTTAACCAATTAAACGCAACAGAAACTCGTTCAGAAATCCAATTCCATATTTTAACAAAACGGTCCTTTACTTTGTTGCTAACAGATGTTATTCCGTCACGAACTTTTTTAAGTAATTGCCATTCATTGAGATTTTGATAACTAGATTCGGTTAATAATCTTTTTCCAAAATCGTCTTGTTTAAAACCTTCTTGAATAATAGTAGAAAATGTTGGACATATCGTTGAAAAGTTTTTATTTTCTACAACCTGCTTCTTCATCCACGCAGTAACCTTCTTTGGGTCTTGTTCCATATTTCCTCGGAGTGCCATATAAGGAGTGCTATTACCACTTGTTTTGAATGACAAATAAAACTTGTATTGACTTGCCAACGAAGAGATATCACTTGGAGAATTCATTTTGTATTGTGATGTAATTTTACCACTATCAGTATCAATTTCCACCATAGTATCAGCACGACTTTCCGATGAATCTCCAAACTTAACAGAACCGGTAGCTGCCTCAAATACAAATAAGTCTTTGAATTTTGAATCACTTAAAAACAAACGATTCATTTCAGATGTAATAAACTTACCATCATCTCTTGCTTGCTTTAAATTATCAACCACGGGTTTAAGTTTCTTCATTTTCTTTGGATCACCTTCACTTGCTTTGATGTCTTTTTCAAGAGCAGATATACTACCACGATAACCACTTTCAGATAAATCAAGAATTGAACTTTTAAATGAATCTAAGATTTTATTTACACTACTCGGATAATTTTTACCATACATACTAACAGCTGCTCCGAATGTAGAAGCTGCTTCTGCTTGCTTGGCACTCATTGCTTGAGAACCACCTGCTTTCTTTAATGAAATTTTCTTTGAACCACCCTTGATATCAGTCTTTGGAGTTTTGTTCATACTACCACTTCCGTATTCTTTAAATATCTCTCCCCATTCACTTGATACCCCCGCACCACCCTTTCCACTACCAGTTTGTGAAATGGGTGCATATCCGTTTTTCTTAAATGCACTTGCAATCTTTTCTGCAATGTCACGATTAAATTCACTATCCCAAAACCCCTTTCTTTCTATTCGTGACCACTCATCGGGAACTTCTTTTGATGGGTCTTTCTTTTCAATAGTAGCAAGACCAATAGCAATCATTGCCTCCCAATCTTCTCCACTTGGATTACCACTACTCGCACCACCACTCATATCATTTTGTGATTTACCTATTTTACTAATAGGAACACCAAATAGTTGTTTTATTTTAGTGTCACCACGACCACCCCAATCGGCAATTCCATCTTTGTCTGTTGCTGATAAAAGTTGCTTCTTCATATCTTTCCACAAAGCAGTAGTACCACTTTTTATTTTAAGAGGATTATTTTTATCATCAAGAACTTCGTTGCTATCAACTTTGTCAATGAACCTTTGCTTGTTGTCACGTTTAAACAAATCGTGTAAAGCAAGTTCACACAAAACATCTTCATACTCAATAGATGTAATCAAAGACTTATTCAAATAATGTTCTACAATATCCACGACAATAAATATATATCAAAATAGATTTATTGTATTCTTTCGGGATAATCTGTAAATACACCATCCACACCCAATTCACGCAAATATCTTATAGCACGAAGTTCATTTACGGTATATACATATATTTTCATGTTATTTTCATTACAATACTCAACAATGGGTTGTGTAATATCTTCTATATATAAATTTACAGAATATATATTTTTTTCAAAGTAGTCTTTTCTAAAATTCTTTATGTCTTGTAGTGTGACGTTACCTTCGTGGAATAATTGGGATACTTTGATATCATCACCGGTTCTTCTAATTAAATTGACGGTTGCACAACTAAAAGAACTCAATACAATATCAACATTCTGCCATTGTTTCTTTTTTTGATAATCTCTTACAACTGACACAATATTAGTTGCAATGCTACTATCTTTAACTTCAATATTCACACCACACCTACCATTTATACAATCAAGTGCTTGTTGTAAAGTGGGTATGCGTTCACAATTAGCATAAATAAGTTTATCAAATTCATCCGATGACAAATCACTCATCTTTTTATCTAACCCAAACATTCTTTCTGCCGTATAATCATGAAACACGCAGAAGTTGTGATTAATATGCTGAACATCAAATTCAATCATATCACAATTAAACTCAATTGCTTTTTCAAATGCAGAAAGTGTATTTTCTGTACAAGTACCACTTGCTCCACGATGAGCAATATTAATAAATTTATTTTTCTCCATTTCCGTCAGAAATTGTTTTATTTTACAAAACACACTACACTCTAATCCTTTGTCGTAAATCGTAAGATGTGTATTTAATTTTGTGGTAAATAATTTCTTATAGGATGATGCAATCTTCTTAAATGCACGAACACCACTACTATAAAAAACAGTTGGATCGTTGTATTCTTGTATTTGAAACACAGGACATAATATTCTATCTAATATAGTTTTAGAAACGTTAGACATTTTACGAAGTTCATTTGTTGCGGACAAATCAATTAATGGTTGGTTTAACTCTGGCATTTCACTATCATTAGAAATACACTCAAGCATTATTTTTTGAAGATTGAGTTTCTTACAAATTTTATTGTAAATCATAACACCTGGTAAAAGTTTATTAAATACATTCTTAACACCAAATGGACAATTGATTAACACCATTCCAGAAAATCTTACACTTTTTAAAGTAGATACATAAGCACCAACACAACCACCAAGAGAAAATCCAATAAAGTAAATTGTATCACATTCTTTGGAAACTTTGTTGTACTTGTTTTTCACATCATCAACCCAATCATTCCAAGTTACCTTGGTAATATTATCAGCATCGTATCCGTGACCACTTAACTCAACAAGATGAGTTTCCCAATTAAAATTTTCGTAAATGAAATTGCTAAGAGGGACCATTTGTTCGTGCTTTGATAAAAAACCATGACACAAAATAACCCCAACTTTTTGAGTTGAGGTTTTTTTGATTTTCTTTGAAGAAACACTTTTTTGCATTTCATTCTCCATGCACAAATCGTTGTGTTCGCAACTTATAGGATATTTACATTCTTTTTTTGTGCATTTGTGTGACTCCATCCTAATACAATATATATCGGATAGAACTCAAAATCAATCCCAATTTCCCTGAGCAGGATACATATCGTAGTTGGAATTTAGATGACTATCTTTTTGGTCGATGTATTCTTCATACATTTCCTTCTGACGATACTCAGTCAATTTATCATTCATTCGTTTGCCCATCCACATTGCTTCTAATGCCAATTCACGAATTGCCCCAAGATTATATGCTTCGTCTTGGGCATTTTCAAATATCAAACGAACTACATTACACACGGTTCTTTTATCATCCATGTTAGATGGAACAATGTCTTTCAATGCTTGTTCTCTGTCTTCCTTTGAAAAAGGTTTTCCTTTGTATTCTTTTTGATTTCCCATAACATCTATAAATATTATAAAAACTGACTTTTCTTCCAACTTTCTGAGTTTTCTATGTTGATGCAAATGTCTGTATTTTCGTAGAAGTTAATTGTAAGTTCATCTCCACATTTAACATCGTTGATAGTAAACATATGCAAATCTTTGCCGACAATCTTATTAACGCAATTATTTGTATTGCTATGATTTTGAAAGTTACCAATATCAGTTGCTTCACCAACAACCACTCGTTCATTTATTAAACCAATTCCGGAGTGACTCAAACCAACATCAGTATTTGCTTTTATATTCTCGGTAGCAATTAAACCGTGTCCGTGAATATTAGATTCACCTAGTTTAAACATTATCTTCCTGCGAAGTCATCCATCTTAAACTTCGTCTTGAACTTTTTATTGATGTCATCAAGAAACTTCTGAGATTCAGGAGCAGTTACTTCACCCCAGTCCAAATCACCATCAAACGTTTCAAGACTACCATCACGGTTCATAGCAACCGACATAAGATGTCCGTTATCAACCATGAACGCAGCCCCATACTTTTCCATAGGAATCATTTTGCTTTTTTTTGCTTCGTTCATATTCAGTTTATTTTTTAAATAACCACGAACAAGTTCACGTAATTTTGTTTCTTGTTCTGCAAATACCTTACCACTATATTTATCAGATTTCAATTTATATTTCCTTACTATACTAGATAATGCAGGTGCGTTACCTGCAAAATGTTTGTTTGTTTCTTTGAAAAACGCTACAAGTGCTTCTTTGCCTTTTAAATCCATTTGACTTTTAAGTGCAGACTTTATAGCATCTCCACCCTTAATAACTTGTAAACTAACTGGATTAGCATTAGAACCTGTATTCTTTTTAATTTTGTCCAACATTCCTGTAACGGTGCTTCCGATTGCAACAATCAAAGTTTTCATTTCAAGGTCTTCTAGATTAGCAGGAAGAATACGAGCATTAAATTTTGCTTCTTTCATTATATCTTGAAATACTTGTTCTTCCATTGAATACATTCTTTCTGCTTGCCAAGTTTCAAATCTTCCTGCGTCTCTGCCTTTGATCTCACCACGCATTACCCAAGTAAATCGTTTGGTATTCTCTTCAGGATCAAGGTCTGAATACTTCTTCTGTGCGTCTTTTAGGTTCTTAAATATTTCAACCCCATTACCGTTGGATGTAATCTTTCCGTTTTGTACACCAACAACTTGAACAGGCATATTAGGACGATACCCTTTCCACTCCTCACAAACAATATTTTCGGACTTCATAGACAATAAATATATATCTATAACAAAAAAGTTATGGTTTATAATAAACACTAGCAGTTACCATCAACTGCTTTTCGTTGTATGTTTCGGTTGTAATGTTTCTTCCACTTGAACTAGCAATGATTTTTGTTTTCCCACTTGCAGAATCTTTTGGTTCTTTTTCTATCGGCAAACGAATTATTACTTCGTTTGTTTCTTTATCTATTTCTACTTTCATTTTAATTTTCCTAAAATTGGTGGAGATGGACGGGATCGAACCGACGACCTTCTGAATGCAAATCAGATGCTCTTCCAACTGAGCTACATCCCCAATGTATTACAATGTATTTATATACATATATACTTATATAAAAAAAATGGCGGAGAGAACAGGATTCGAACCTGCGGAAGGATATACTCCTTCAACGGTTTAGCAAACCGTCGCCTTAAACCACTCAGCCATCTCTCCTTTAAAATGGCATCCACACGGAGATTCGAACTCCGGTTGCCGGGATGAAAACCCGGTGTCCTGACCTGACTAGACGATGTGGACAAAAATGGAGCCACCTGTCGGGATCGAACCGACGACAACCTGATTACAAATCAGGTGCTCTACCAGCTGAGCTAAGGTGGCAATAAAGTGATTATGGAGCATCGGACAGGATTCGAACCTGCATGGTAGGGATTTGCAGTCCCTTGCGTCACCATTCCGCCACCGATGCATAAAAGAAACATTTGCCCCTCTCGTTGTACGGTTTGGACACCCCTTATTGGACGTTATGCCTATGTTTCCTACATAGGAAGTAAAAACTATGATCTGTAGTATATTAAAAATTATAATAAATGTCAAATACTAAAAAGAAGAATTTTTAAAAAGAAATGGTTTCCACTCTTCACGAACTACACTTCCAACTTCATAAAACGGTTTAGGTGGACTTGCTTTTAGAATATCCCCCTTGTAATCGTAGTATGGAAATATACTTCCTTTTCTTGAATTACACTTAACGCAGGTGAGAGTTAAATTGAAATAGTCGTTATCTCCACCTTTGCTTTTTGGTTTAATGTGCTCTATTGTCAATTTGTTTTGAGGAAAATGTTCACCACATATTTGACATCGTCCTTCGTATTTTTTGTAAAGATATTTAAGTGATGGTTTTCTTTTTGCATTGTAAGTAAAATTTGCCGTTGTAAGAAGAATAGTTGGAACTGGAATAACATGATTAACTGATCTAATAAAAGGTTGGTTTTTGTAGAATCCATGTTTATATTCCATCCATGTATTCCAGTCGCACGTATTTCCGTCACTTGCAACTGCAACAACTTTTGGACGGGTTTTGTGATATCGTTCTTTTGCACCCATTAATTTTTTTAGACCTTCCTTCACAGATGTTACGTTTAACGGGGTCCAATAGTGGGTCAGTAAAAGAACTAGATTATCAGAACTGCTTACATATTCATACATTGTGGAAATAATATCATTATCGGTTAAAAAATACAATACATAAATTTAGGTTGACGGATTGTTCCATTTGATATAATATAATATTTATGAATTCAAATGATAATCACATTAACTTAGGCATAATGCTAGAGTTACTAAGAACTTCTTTTAGTTATCAAGAGGAATATATCAAGACTTTTCCAGAGAACGAAGAACACGCATTAAGTTATTCAGTTGATCCGGAATGCAGTTGTAAATCAAAATTAATTGATCACTACAAAGCAAATCCAGAAAAAGTAGAACAACTTAATAATTCTTTTTTGGAGAAACATCCTAATGAAATAAATCTAAAAGAAATAATTCAAAGACTGCAAGTAAAGAATGTTGCGGGTCAGTATTTCACAATTGAAAAAACTCCCGAAGCATATGCTCAGTTTGTTAATAACATGAAAGAAAACAGATGGGCATTCAGACATATGTCAGTAACATCTGACGCAGAGCAGTTTATAATATTTTTTGCATAAAATACTTGCTAAACTAAAAATAATCTATAATAATAATATTAAACCCTATAAAAACTTATGAAAACATCAAAAGAACTATATGAAGAAATCAAGTCACTTTTTAATGACTTTGAGGAAAACCATGAAAAAAACGCAGAGTCTGGAACCAAAGTATCTGGTACCCGTGCAAGAAAAGCAATTGGTGAAATTAAAAAACTTGCAACGGAATACAGAAAAGCATCAGTTGCTGAATCTAAATCATAATAGAATAGGAGCATAAAATGACAACAGAAAATGATATTAAAAAAGAAATAAGTGTTGAAACTTCTGTATCAACTAAGAAGAAAAAACTTGTGGTAAATTGGCCAACTGGTAAATTTAGTATCTCTGATTTAGAACAAGCACATCCATCTGCCGTTCCCATTACCCTACGATTCCGTGTCAAAAAAGCACTTGAATCTGGTACAATTCAACCTGCTGGTAAGATTGAGGGTGAAATTGGTAGACCAACTTTGTTGTTTGAAAAAGTTAATTAATATATATTTATATAAATGACTTTCCAAAACTTAGATTCAAATTTTGAGAAAAAAGCAGCCACAGATTCTCAGCAAAATAAAAATATTTCTCCCGAAGAAGCACACCAAAAGCAATCTCAACCTGTGGAAGAGAAAGAGAAGTATGAATCTAAAATGTCAGAATCATTAAAAGGTGGATTACTTTCTGTGTTCCAAAAACAATTATCTAAAGTTAGAACTGAAAAAAAACCTGATGATTCATTTGATACTATTAATATTACTTCAGATGACATCGTAAAATCAAGTCCTACTACTGCACCCAGCAAAGAAGTTTCGGAAGAGCAAATAAATTCTTTGCTTGAAAAACCCCAAAATAACAAAACTTCCATTGAAGAAGAATTATCTAAAGCAGAGAATATTGAAATAGTCACCGAAAAAACTCAAGTCAAAAAGAAACAAGAAAAAACCGAAACAAATATTTCAACTGATAGAGTACGATACGAAGATAATAATCCAGTAACTGAAAAACGTGCTAAGTTAGAAGACGCAGTTTCTCAAATCGCAGTTTTACGGGCTGCTAACGGAGAAGCAACTACATTAGGTACAGACGGAAAGCAAATGTATGACGATGAAATTTCATATCATCTTCAGCAACATAAACTTAAAAAGCAACAAGCAAAGCAAGAAGGTAAGTCAAGTGCCGAAACTGTGTTGAATTATGAAGAACAACCGGTTAAGGAAGAAAATATTGATCCTTCTACACCGCATGAATCTGAATTGGACGAGTCTGATATCTTCTGATGTTAGAAAACTACTTTAAAAAGTTCTACAACATGAAACCATATCTCCTCATTGAAGAGGAAGAATGGAAAGACATCATGCAAACGTATGAAAAAGAAGATGTTGTAGAAGAACTTGCAAAGGTATTGCACACATATCCTGCTCCGTTACCTGAAATTACAGACAGACAAACTTTTGATAGTTTAAACAAGTTAAAAGGAATAAAGCACAACGATGTGCTTGTAGAAAAAAAGTGGTTTCCTCGTAACGAAAGAAAAAGTAATTACCATTTAAACTATAAAGGCTCTCAGTTTCTATTGAAAAGAAACAATTCTGGTAACAATGCTTCTAATCCATTTCATGTAGAAACTCGTTGGAAAGTCGATTGGACAAGAACACCAAGTGGTTGGAAAACTTGGCAAACGGTTAAAGGAATTAAAACAATCGTTCGTGCTTATTGGACACTTGATAAAGTTCTTAACCAAGTTGATGTTAATACTCTACGTGTTGCTACAACTCTTCGTAAGTATGTCGCATCACAATTCAAACCGGCAGTAGCAAAAGCATTTTACGATCACTTTCAAAGCAAAAAAGTATTAGATTTTAGTGCAGGGTGGGGTGATAGATTAGCAGGATTTTACACAGGTGAAACCACAGAGCATTATGTTGGCATTGATCCCAATACACTTAATCATCCTAATTACCAAAAGCAAATTCAGTTCTACGAAAAGTATTCTACCTTTTTTGAACAGAACAGAAAAGCAGACTTAATAGAAAGTCCTGCTGAAGATGTAGATTACTTGCAATACGAAAATTACTTTGATACGGTGTTTACAAGTCCACCATATTTTAATACAGAAAAGTATTCGGAAGATGATACACAATCGTGGGTGCGATATAAAAAGATAGATGATTGGAACGAGAGATTTCTTCACACCACACTTGGTAAAATAATTCCGACAATAAAAAAGAATGGTATTCTTGCAATAAACATAGCAGATGTTTTTAATGCTCCTATCAACGATTATGTTGAAATTACAAATCCAATGAATGACTTTATTAAATCCCAAAGACTTGAATATCTTGGTTGCATTGGAATGGAAATGACGAAACGATTTAATTCAGGTGGTGCTGGTAATGCCAAAAGTGAATATTTCTCAGAAGACCTCAAAGAAATTACCGAAGAAACGAAAGATGTTGCTTTTGCAGAACCTATTTGGATTTGGAAAAAGAATTGACAATCTAACAATATAATATATATTTATATAAATACATAACCTTAACTTAAAAAAATGGATTCCAAAGAAAATAAAATTGAACAAGAGTCACTTGACTTTCTAACAACTTGCTCTGTTGATGACTTTGTTGCATTGTACGAGCATATGACATTGTGTAAACTTGAAGAAGTTCAGGATGATACACTTGACCTTAAATATAAAATAACAGAATCCGAGGGTGATCCTGACGAAGTCGGAACTCAGTTACCATTTAATAAAATGGTTGAAGGAGTGGAAGCAATATTTGGAATGACATACGATGATTTAAAATTATTGCATGAAAAAATTTGTGAAATAAGAAAAAAAAATGGAAGTTGATACAACTAAATTAGCAACATTTCTTGTGGGTATTCTTGGTTTAATTATTTTACCACTTGGATTTATTTGGTCGGTGAATGCTGTCTTTCAATTGAACATAGAATATACATTATGGAATTGGTTAGGTGTAGCATTTTTGCAATTATATTTGCAACTAATAATAAAAGCATCCACACTTCAGACGAAGACTGAAAAATAAAGACTTTACGTTTGTTATTATTGTGTATATATTTATGTATATATGAAATACGATAATACAGCAAAATTTACATTTGATTATACTTGGAGAGATTCTGACGATAATCTTGTTTCAAGAACAAGACACACAACCGCAGATGAAACTCTCGGAGAAGTATTAAATGCATTTGAGTTGTTTTTAAGAGGTGCGGGATTTCATTTTGACGGACACCTTGAATTTGTTGATGAAAATAATAATCCAACAAACACAAGTTACGCAGATGTAAATCAACCAGAATTCCAAAATCAGCAATTAGAGTTTGATTTTGTAAAAGAATTGTTCACCGATGTAGAAAATTTTGATAAAGATACTGACATAGATTTGGATGACAAAAAAAGCAGTTAATTTATCATTTTATTCTAACTTAGAAACAACAACAAATACAACGCAAATAGTACATTGCAAAAAGTCCGAATATGATGTTTATATTGGAAGGCCTTCTTTGTGGGGTAATCCTTATTCTTCAAAAAAAGGAACTCTTGCCAAGTATTTCGTTGGAAGCAAATCAGAAGCAATACAAAGTTACGAAGAATATCTAGAATCGTCTCCTAAACTATTAGAAGCACTTAAAGGATTAAAAGGAAAACGATTAGGATGTTGGTGTAAACCCAAACCTTGTCACGGAGATGTTATCGTAAAATTAATAAACAAATATTATTCAGATGAAAATATTATCAGCAGTTAGACATTCGGGAAAAACATATCATAGCAAATTACTTAACTTTGTAGATTGTGATAAAATAATAGGAGAAGCAATTGGATGGCCGTCTCACTTTGACAAAAAAGAGTTTTCCGACAAAATATATTCTTCACCTTTAATTGATGAACACGATGTTGCAGTTCAGTTTTCACGTGATTCTTGGAAAGTTCTTGAGAATTATACAAATGAAAATGATATAATTTTAAGTATACCCGAAGTGTGGAGTGCAAGAAGTTTTTGGGAATGGCCTATCAAACCTAATGTACTTGTAACTATTGATGAAGAACGACATAAGCAAAATTTGTTGGAAATAAATCAAAATCATATGTGGGGAACAATTAAATTTTGGAGAGGGATGCTTGAACACGAAGCAACAGAAAATAATATTAAGGTTGTCAACACCTTTGAAGATGCAGTATTATATCTAAATGAAAATTAAGATAAAAAATACTGGAACCATTGTACCAAAAAATTTAACGCAATACGATGTAGGATATGATTTAGTTGCATCATCACATCCAGCAATTTCGGGTGAATATGATGAAGAAGCAAAAGCATGGTCACGAATAGATTATATTCAGTATCACACAGATTTATATATCGAACCGTGTGTTGACGATAAAGTTTATCATACTAATATTTTTCCAAGAAGTAGTATCAGCAACAAAAATCTTATGCTTGCAAATTCAGTTGGGTTGATTGATTGTGGTTATCGTGGAGAGTTGCTTGTGCGTTTTAAATATATTACACAACCAGAAGATATGTATGCACGTATTCAAGGACACCAAGCAACCATTCCATTGCTCACAGAAGTTAATATGGACAAAATTTACACAAAGGGTGAACGTATTGCACAACTTGTGATTGCAGAAACTCACAAAGTTGAATTTGAAGTCGTAGAAGAGTTATCAGAGACTGATCGTGGAAAAGGTGGATTCGGAAGCACAGGTGCTTGACTTTTTATATAAAACAAGATACTATAGTATTCAATGTATCAAAACATATTCGTAAATAAAAAAGATCACACGGTCTATCTGTGGGACGATAAAAAAGGTCTCGTAACATTCAAGAATAAACCATACGCATACAAAAAGTCTCCGAACGGAATGTATCGCAGTATGTATGGTGACAAGTTAGAAAAGGTAACACGATATCGGTATGAAGATACAGGTTTGTTTGAATCGGATGTACCGATTGAAACTCGTAATTTAATTGATTTGTACGAAGACGATGATGAACCAAGCACCGGTCATTGCGTAATGAACTTTGATATTGAGGTAAGTATGGAAGGTGATTTACCTGATACAGAAAAAGCAAACAATCCTGTTACTGCTATTGCGTGGCACGATAGTTGCACCAATAATTATGTGGTGTTGATTCTTGATAAAGAGAATAAAATCACCGATTACTCCAACGATGAAGTATCAGTTTATTCTTATGACAATGAACGAGCATTACTTTCTCATTTTCTTGATTTCTATCAAGAGATTAGTCCGACAATATTAACAGGTTGGAACATTGATGGATTTGATGTTCCTTATTTGTATCGCAGACTCGCAAGAGTACTAGGACAAGAAGAAGCAAATCGTTTGAGTCCGATTGGCCACGCATACTTTCATCCATTCAAGAAACGCATCGTGATTGCGGGTGTCAGTTGCTTGGATTATCTTGTGTTGTACAAAAACTTTACATACTCGGTTGAACCAACATATCGGTTAGATGCCATTGGTCGTAAAGAAGTCGGCATCGGAAAAATTGAATACGAAGGTAATCTTGATGATTTGTTTTCTTCAGACATTGAGAAGTTTATTGAATACAATTTGAATGACGTAAAGATTGTTGTGGAGATTGACAAAAAGATGGAACTCATTGAGTTAACTCGTAGTATTTGTCATGTGGGTCACGTTCCATATGAAGACATTTTGTTTTCGTCTCGTTATCTTGAAGGTGCGTTGCTTACGTATCTTCGCAGACATAACTTAGTTGCACCAAACAAAGACCCAGAAGGTCGTGAACGATTCAATGAAATCAAAGGTGATGAATCAAAGAAGTTTAGTGGTGCATATGTGGCCGCACCGACACCCGGTAAATACAAGTGGGTGTTTGACTTAGATTTGACGTCTCTGTATCCTTCTATCATTATGTCAACAAATATATCACCTGAAACTAAAGTGGGTGTTGTTGATAATTGGAGTCCTGAAGATTTCTGTGATGGCAAGCAAACTGAGGTTGGATTTCGTGGTGACAATTATTCAGCAGACGAATTCAAAACATTTTTGAAGGAAAACAATCTTGCTATTAGTAGCAATGGTGTAATGTACACAAAAGAAAAGGTCGGACTTATTCCTGCGATTCTTGATCAATGGTTTAATCAACGTGTTGAGTTTAAGAATAAAATGAAGGAATATGGTAACGCAGGTGATGATGCCAAGTATGTGTTCTATAAAAGAAGACAACACGTACAAAAGATTCTTCTTAATTCTTTGTATGGTGTTCTCGGTTTGCCTATCTTTCGTTTTTATGATGTGGACAATGCAGAAGCAGTTACAACCACAGGTGTGTCCGTGATTAAGTTTAGTCGCAAGATTGCGAATCACTATTACAATAAAACTCTCGGTGATACCGAAGATCATTGTATTTACATTGATACCGACTCGGTGTTCTTTTCAGCATTACCTATCGTAGAAAAAACGATGCCTAATGTTGATGTAAAGAATGACGATGAAATGGCAACTGCTATTTTAGAAGTCGCAGATAATGTACAAACCTTTATCAACAAAAGTTATGATGTGATGGCAAAACGATTCTTCAACATTGAAGAGCATCGTTATGACATTAAACAAGAAGTTATTTCCAAAGCAAGTATTTGGTTGGCAAAGAAACGTTATGCACAATGGATTATCAACAACAACGGTGTTGGTTGTGATGAATTGGAAGTTAAAGGACTTGATGTTGTTCGTAGTAGTTTCCCTACACGATTTCGTGCGTTTATGACGGAGATTCTTAAAGATATTTTGAAGGACACACCGAAAGAAGAAATTGATGACAAAATCGTTGCTCTTAAAAAACAAGTCAAAAATGAGTCGGTTGATGACATCGCAAAAACAAGTGCAGTTAAGAACATAACCAAGTATTTGAAGATGATGGACAAAGGTGCAGTTGTGGGTGAATGTGCGAAAAGTACACCTGCTCACGTTAAAGCAAGTATCATTCATAATCAGTTTATCAAGAAGTTTAAGATTCAAGCAGAACCCATCCGCAACGGAGAAAAAATAAAGTGGATATATCTAAAGAACAATGAACTTGGTTTAGATGCTCTTGCGTTTCGTGGTTATGAAGACCCACCAGAACTTATGGAGTTTATTGAGAAGTATGCAGACAAAGATAAATTGTTTGAACGAGAACTTGAAGGTAAGTTGCGTGATTTTTATGATGCTCTTGATTGGGACTTTGCAAGTGAGAATCTTGCGACTGCACAAAAGTTTTTTGCATTCTAATGGCAAACTATAATCAAATACTTCCAATCAGAAAAGATTGTAGAATTGATGAACAATTCGGTTGGTTGCCTTTGAGTGTATTAGAACCAAGTCGTGATCACCGTGAACAATGGCCGGAAGCATATCTTGATGATGGCATTCGTGAAACAAAAAGAAGTATAGATGCAGAGAATCTTCCTGGTCTTAGGTTTAGTGAGTTTCACGCAGGAGTAGCAGAACAAATACTTAATTATTGGAGTATGCGTGGAAGTGTGATTGTAGACCCATTTGCAGGTCGTGCTACCCGTGCTATGGTTGCTTGTAAACTAGGACGTGACTATCAAGGTTACGAAGTATCACAACAAACATATACACGATGTATGAAGCATTTTGAAAAGTTCAAGGTATCCCCTAAACTTTTTAATTGTGATGGAACAGAAATGCTTCACACACAAAATGAAACTGCTGATTTAGTATTTACGTGTCCTCCGTATCATAATCTTGAAAAGTACGAAAGTACGAAAAATCAATTAAGTGATTGTGGAACATACGAAGAGTTTATGGTTCAAATTCAAAAGTGTGGTAAAAATATAAATCGTGTTTTGAAACCAGGAGCATTTTGTGTATGGGTCGTTTCAGATTGGAGAGATATGACAGGTAGTGGTCTTCGTAGTTTTCATTCGGACTTGATTACTGCATTTGTAAACGAAGGAATGATTCATCACGATACAATCATTATGAAGAATCTTAGTCCGTTTGCTTATGTTCAATGTGCGAAAGTAGCAAGCAAAAGATACACAAGTAAAATACACGAATATATTATGGTTTTCCGCAAACAAGGTGAATACGAAATACCTGAGTATTGTGAACAAGACGAACTTCGTGTTAACTCAAATAAGTTTTTTGATTATGAATAAAATAATAAATGGAGATAGTTTGAAAGTTCTCAAGAAACTTGAGGATGAATCGGTAGACTTAGTGTGTACAGACCCACCTTATGGTTATTCGTTTATGAATCGTGATTGGGACAAAGCAGTTCCTGCATTAGAAATTTGGCAAGAGTGTTTACGAGTTTTGAAACCAGGAGGATTCTGCTTTGTTATGTCAGCACCACGTTCAGATGTACAAAGTCGTATGATGGTTCGTTTAGAAGATGCAGGATTCAATATTGGATTCACTCCGATTTATTGGACATACGCAACAGGATTTCCCAAGGCAACGAATGTCGGAAAAGCAGTCGATAAAAAACTTGGAAAGCAACGAAAAGTAGTTGGAAAATACAAACACCCTCGTAGTATTGAAAAGGGAGTTGAAGATAAAAATTGGGGAGAGAAATCGATGACCAATACACTTGAAGGTTATATAACACAAGGAGATGACAAACGAACCTTGGAAGAAAGATTACAAATAACCGAACCATCTTCCAATGAAGCAAAAGAACTTGAAGGTTCTTATGTGGGTTATCAGCCAAAACCAGCAGTAGAAGTTGTGCTTGTTGCAATGAAACCAATCACAGAAAAAACCACTCTTGAACAAGCAATGAAAAATGGTAAAGGAATTACTTGGTTAGATGATTGTAGAATTCCATACAAGAACGAAAACGATCAAGCAGAATCTCAAAATAAACAAAGTGATGATCGTGGTGGATTCCACGGAGAAAATACTGGAGTTTATTCAAGTGGAGAGCAAATTGGTTATGATAAACCAGACGGAAGATTCGCAGCCAATTTAATTGTACAAGATGATGTACTCAATGACGGAGTAAAACGAAGCAAAGGAAAACACACAGATAGTGGAAGTGGATCGGGTGGTATTTGGCAAGAAAGCACAGGTAAACCAGCAGGAAGAACTTATGGAGACGAAGGATCATTTTCTCGTTTTTACGATTTGGATTCTTGGTGGAAATCACAAATACATAAATTGCCCGAAAGTGTGCAAAAGACTTTTCCTTTTATGATTGTCGCAAAAGCAAGCAAAGCAGAAAAAAACAAAGGTCTTGAACATCTTCCTAAAAAGAAAAGTTCTTCAATGCCAGGAAGAAGAAATGCAGAAGATATGAGCAATAGCAAAATCGACCACGATGTTACTGGTAGATTTGTCACGGAAAAACAAAATGTTCATCCAACCGTTAAACCCATTGAACTTATGAGTTATTTAATAACACTTGGAAGTCGTGAAAATGATGTTGTTGTTGACCCATTTGTTGGAAGTGGAACAACTTGCATTGCAGCCAAAATGCTTGATAGAAAATATATCGGAATTGAAAAAGAAAAGGATTATGCAATCATTGCAAAAACTCGTCTTGATGATGCAGAATCACCAAATCAACCATCCGAGAAAAACAAAAGCAAAGACTTCTTTGCTTTTTAACTTGCATATATGTATATAAATATATAATATAATAATATGACAGAAAAAGAAAATAATAATTATAAGTTAGCAGGAACACTATCAACCGTGGGTGCAATAGTGTTTGTAGTTGGATTCGTGTTATGCCAAGTTTCACAGAACATTGGTGGTTTGTTGTTGATACTTAGTTTCTTCGCATCCGCAACAGCAACGATTCTTGGAATCACAAGTAAACATACACGTGCAATTGTAGTTGGAGCAATACCAACTGTAATGGTGTTATTTTTCTTGTTCCTCGGTCTAATGATGATGCGTTAATCTATGGAAGAAAATTATACAAAACTAGCAGACCTTCTTGTAAGACATAGTGTGTCTTTACAGAAAGGAGAAAAGGTATTAATAGACAACACAGAAGTGCCGGAAAATATGACGATTGCACTTGTTCGTGCAGTTCGTGAATACGGAGGAATACCTTTTGTACAAACTTCACAAAGTCGTATTGGTCGTGAGATTATGCAACACGCAACCAAAGAGCAAATGGAAATCTTTATGAAGTTCAGTATGCCTAAGATTCAAGAAATGGATGCATATATTGCCATCGCAGGTTCTCATAATATATACGAAACAAGTGATGTAGATGCAGACATTAAAACGATGATGTCCAAGGTAACTAAACCTTATCTTGATTATCGTGTAAACGAAACCAAGTGGTGTATTTTAAGATGGCCACATCCTGCAATGGCACAACAAGCAAACATGAGTACCGAAGCATTTGAGAATTTCTTTTTTGATGTATGTACATTTGATTACTCTAAGTTCAATCCAGGAATGAGTAACCTTCAAACAAGAATGCAAAACGCAGATAAAATTCACATTAAAGGTGATGATACAGATTTGCGTTTCTCTATTAAAGATATAGGTGCAGTTGCTTGTGGTGGAACTCATAACATTCCGGACGGAGAAGTATTCAGTTGTCCAATCAAGGATAGTGTCCAAGGACACATTCAGTTTAATGCTCCGACAATTTATCGTGGAACAGACTTTGATGGAATTCGGTTGGAATTCAAAGATGGAAAGATTGTTGATGCAATTGCAAATAGTGATGCAAGTACAGAAGCATTAAATGAAATTCTTGATAGTGATGATGGAGCAAGATACATTGGTGAGTTTGCTATTGGATTTAATCCTTATGTTGTTCAACCTATGCGTGACATTTTATTTGATGAAAAGATTGGTGGAAGTTTTCACTTTACACCCGGTCAATGCTATGATGATGCAAGCAATGGAAATGATTCGCAAGTTCATTGGGACATGGTTAAGATTCAGAGACCAGATTATGGTGGAGGTGAAATTTACTTTGATGATGAACTTATTCGCAAAGACGGAGAGTTTGTCGTTAATGATTTGATTTCACTTAATCCAGATCAACTATTGAAATAGTGATTGACCTATATATACATATATAATATAATATATACATATATAAAAATTAAAAATGTTTTACGAAGATTTATTTGATATAGAAGAAGAATATGTAGATAAGCATAAAAAATATGCGTCTGGATTCAGTTCAATATTTGAACTTAAAAAAGAAAAAAAGTTTTATGCATTATACTCTGCTTTAACTGAATGTCATGGAATTATGCTTAAAAATAAAATGTATGAATATGAACTTTATGATATTAAAAAAATGAAACCAAGTGAACTAATATTAGAACTTACACATGACGATGATATTCATTTTTTTGATATAGAGAGTTTTATGGATTCATCACTAAAAGATCATTCTGTTATTATTAAAAACACAAAAAATCATCTTGTTGAAATTATTCCTGTTCAAATAAGAAGCATGATCACCGATGGACGCATATCATAAAAATAGCAAAACACCTCACATTGAAGTAATAGATGTGACAAAGAATTCAGATACCAAAGAAACTGGTTTACATTTTGAAGTAAATGATGCCTTTCTAGATATGATTAAAAAAGAAAAAAAGACAGAAGTGGTTTCACAAGAATTACTTTCTTCGTACATACATGAGTTAGTTACGAATTGTGCAGGTAACAAAAACGGATTTAATTATAATAAAATAATAAAAACAAACATTGACAATTAACAATTAAAATAATAATATATAAACTATGAAAAAAGATAAAGTACTACAATTCATTTCTCGTTACAATCTTAATGGTAACGTAGAATCAGTTAAGTGGGAAACCAACGGAGACAACGTTTGCGAAACCACCTTCATTACCGATGACAAAAGTGTTCTCGGCAAAGTATCTGCAAAAGACTTTGAACTCACAGAAGGTGAAGTCGGTGTTTATGATACTGCAAAGTTGAAGCAGTTGTTGTCAGTCGTTGGTGACGAAATTAATGTTGAAGTCGTTGAAAAGAACGAAAAGAATGTCAGCATTAATGTTTCAGATGACACAACAAGTGTTAACTTCATGCTTGCTGATTTAGCAGTAATTCCTAATGTACCTGCACTAAAAGACTTGCCAAAGTTTGATTTGCAAATTCCTTTTAGCAATGACTTCGCAAAGAAGTTTGTTCGTTCTGCAAGTGCGTTGAGTGATTGTGATACCTTTACTATTGTTCCATCAAAAGACGGAATTCAGTTGGTAATCGGTTATTCTACAATCAATAGCAATCGTGTTTCTTTAAATGCGATTACTGAAGGTACAAGTACACTCACAGACCCCATTAGTTTTTCCTCAAAGTATTTTAAGGAAATTCTTAATGCAAACAGTGACTCTGAAAAAAGTGTTCTCAATGTTAGTACTCAAGGAATTGCAAGCATTGAGTTTGAAGTCGGTGACTTCCGTAGCAGTTATTATTTGGTTGAAATTCAAACAACCGATTAATGAATTTCTTAGAAGAAGCAACAAAGTCTCCAGTTGAATCGGAAAATAGTCTTTGGGTCGAAAAATATCGACCCAAAGACTTATCTGATTATATCGGAAACGAACCATTGAAGAAACGGGCTGCATCTTGGATTGAGTCCAAAGACATTCCTCATTTACTTTTGTATGGCAAAGCAGGTACGGGTAAAACAACTTTAGGTAAGTTGATTACCAAACAAGTTCCTTGTGATTATTTGTACATTAATGCAAGTGATGAAAACAATGTAGATACCGTTCGTACAAAGATTAAGTCATTCGCAAGTAGTATGGGTTTCAATGACCTTAAAATTATTCTACTTGATGAGTGTGACTTTCTTACGGGCAATGCTCAGGCTGCTTTAAGAAATCTTATGGAGCAGTTTAGTGCTACTACTCGTTTTATTCTTACTTGTAATTACCACGAAAAAATCATTGAACCGATTGTCAGTCGTTGTCAAACGTTCAACATCATTCCTCCCAATCGTAAAGATGTTGCAGTTCATCTTGCTAAGATTCTTGCAAAGGAATCTATTAAAGCACAACCTGATGATATTGCATTGATGGTGAATAAAGGATATCCTGATATTCGTAAGGTAATCAACAACGCACAACAAAATAGTATCAATGGTACTCTTGAAATTATCAAAGAAGACCTCATTGAAGGTGACTATAAGTTAAAGTTGTTGGAAATTCTAAAGAATGCAAGTAAAGACAAAAAGAATGCTTGGTTAACTGCTCGTCAACTTATTGCAAATGAAAAAATAAATGACTTCACGGATGTTTATAAGTTTTTGTTTGATAATGTAGATGAGTATGCTCCGGGTAAAAGTGCAAACATTGTTATTATGCTTGATCAACAAACTTACCACGATAGTTTAGTTGTTGATAAAGAAATTACATTTGCATCAACCATCGCACAAATCGTTCAAACACTATGACCAAGAATCTAAAAGATAGGGCATATGCAGCCTACGAACTGCTCGGTGCGTGTGGTGTGTTTTTTATTATTATTTGTTTACAAGTTTGGTATATCCTTACCGGTAACGAATAAAACAAAAAAAAAGGTTATGTATAAAAGAATCAGTCTTAGGATTGGTTCTTTTTTTGTACTTATATAAAATGTATATATTTATGCGTGGTTAATATTTATACTTGATGAATAGCACCCATATTAAAGAAGCAAACGTAGAGCAAGATATGTATTACACCGGTATTGCCGAGAAAGCATATGATAAAGTGGTGCGATTTTTAAGTAAACATAAGAATAAATTAGAAGGTGAAGGTGACGATAGTATAGTCAACAAACCATTTATACCACTTACACAATGGAAAGGTGTTGCTCTTAGAGGAACAGACATAGACAAAAACTTTCCGTCTTTAAGTGAGGTAGTATTATTTTTCATTCCAACAAAAAGTACATCACGTGGTGGTCAAACAATCGCAGGTGGTTTTACAAACAAAAGTTTGAAAGTCGGTGGAATATCATTTAAAGGTGTAATTGTAAATGCTAATCTACTTGGTGATTACAATGGCAAGTATATGGATACTCGTCTTGATAAAGATACATTCATTCACGAATATATACACTTTCTTGATCATTTGAGGTATCGTAGTCGTGGTTTAGGTAAAACAAGTGCCAAGTACTTAGATACACAAGATATAGAAGGATACTACAACACACCAGAAGAATTTAATGCATATTACCAAGCAGGACAATCTCAAATAATTCGTGTATGGAAAAATCTATCCGACAGATTTGCACATCGTCCAGAATTTCTTGCTGACTTCAAAAAGAAAAAATTAGAAAGTTACAAAGCATTTCAAGATTGGGCAATTGATGTAGAGTTCTTTGATAAAGACTTTCTTACATACATCAATAGCAAATATCTCAAGAAGTTCAAGAAACGATTAGCAGGTTTATATATGTATATACAAAAAGGGAAGTTGTCGGAAGTCATTTCAGAAAGCAAAGTTAAGGTTGATAGCAACTCTGTAAAAAAGTGGGCAAAGGATTTAAGAGTTCTTACAAAGGCATATAAATCCATTGGTGATAATAGCCAAGACCCACAAACAATCAAAGACTTTAAGAAAGTAAGAAGAGCATTTGGTACATTCCAAGAAAACTTTGAACAATGGGTTTATAAGTTCTTTTTGCAGTATAAACACACAGGTGCAAGTGGTAAGAAGATGGAAACGTGGGAAGAAAAAGAAGTTCGTGAAAAATGCTGGAGAGCAGTTACAAGTCTTGGTGGTAACTTTCCAGAGATGTGGGACTTTCAAACTAAAAAGCATCGTGTAAGTCCACAAATACTTGCAAGAGAACGTGAAAAGAATATTCGAAGGTATCGTGCAGAATTCCGTTTGGGAATTAAAGCACTTCTTCAGTACATCGCAATAGAGGGTGATCAAGAACGAGAGAAACCAATTGAACAAGCACAAATAGGACCTGTTAAATTGGTTATTCATAACTTCAAACGAAAAGGTGGAACAGAACAAGGTGAAGCAAGTCGTGAAAAAAGTTTCAAGGAGTTGGTAAATGGAATCAAGCATTGGTCAAAGAAAATTCAAAAAGCAGGATTCGGAAAGTGCATAGAAGGATTAACCGTTGATTTAGATTTCGGTTTAACAGCAGATACGGGGGAAATGGTCAATGGTGAGTATTATATGAACAAAGATATGCTCAAGTTATACGGATGTGGAATGACCCAAGATACATTTACACACGAACTTGGTCATCGTTTTTGGTATCGTAATGTTCCATCTAATGCAAAGAAGCATTGGCAAGATACAATTAAAAGCAAGAAAGTATCTATTGAACGTAAAGATGTAGAAGATTATGTAGAAAAGTATTTTGATAAGAATGGAAGCAAGATACACAAAAGAAAAGCAGGATTAAGAGTCATTGATAAAAACGAAGACAACGCCGAGACTAAAGCAAAGTTCAAGGCAATGCAAATGTCATCCGTGTGGTCAACCGAGAACAGAAAAGAAGTTGTAACAAAATTAGCAGATAGATGGGTTGGTCCTGGTAAAGAAATACCAATAGAACATATTACCAATTACGGAAACACAAATGCAGAAGAAGCATTTGCAGAAGCATTTAAACTATATATAATAAGAGGACCTGGTAAACTCGGAGAGTGGACTCGTTGGTTCTTTCGTGAGATTGTTAGAACCGGTGGAGCAAATATAAACGAAGTGAAGATACAAGAAATCAATATGAAGTCATCACCAAAATCAGGTGCACAGGTTTCCAAAATGTTAAAAGACAAAGGATTTCCAAATGTAAAAGTACAGAAAAGTGGAAGTTACTATCACTTCGTAGGTGGGGTTGCAAATCACTTTAAAGAACAAACTATCCACGACTATGGGTTAAGAATCGGAGATTTTACATTTGAACAATGGTTTAAGGAATTTAAAGAAATGTATCTTGGCAATGACATTCCCGTGGAATCCTTTTCTAATAACAAAATAATTTCTAAAAACAACAAAGATACAAAACATCCAGATATGAAATATACAAAAGAAACACTAAACGAAGTCGCAATGAACAAAGATAATGTTCAAGAGTTTATTAAATTTGCAAAGAACGCATTACAATTAAAAGAAAAAGTATCAGTGAAACTTTTAGAGAAAAGACATGAAAATATGACGGCTGCTTGTTATGATCCCAATACCAATGAAATTTCTATATATACAAAAGGAAGAGCATTTGCCGACGTGTGTCGTAGTATTGCACATGAAATGGTTCATCAAAAGCAAAATGAACTAGAAATGCTTGAGGTAAATAGTGGTGAAACGGGTAGTGATATAGAAAACGAAGCAAATGCTTGTGCTGGTATTATTATGCGAAACTTTGGTGAAATTGTAGGTAATCTTTACGACTGATGTGGTTTTGCCATTCTTCGTATCAACATTTCTAACAATTCAAATTTATTCTCGGTCAACTTTTCTATATTAGAAACCTTCCACACAACAACTGAATTTTTATCAGATGAAAGATATTGTGGAGGTCCTGATGGTTTCTTATTACAAGTAATATAAACAATCTGTGAACTGTTGGCAACTTCCTCTTCTGATATTTGCTGGTAAGAATGTTGATAACAATCAGATGTAATTACTTTCCGATGAATTCTATCAAACACGGGATCATTTGCTTTCATTTCATCGATAAGTGGAGCATATTTACTTCTTAATAGTCTTGATCTTCCGTCTTTGTCTTTCGGTGATGTAGAAACGTAACGATCACGTGTCCATGTTTTATATCCATAAGTAAGGTAATTAAAAAATCCTTCACAATATTTTGAAAGGTGTTGGTTTTCTGGACATATAAAGTAAACAAAGCTCATATCAATCATCTCCGTTAGAGAGTGTATAACCTTTATTCAGATATAAATATAATATATATTTCTTTTATAACCTATGAACTATTAGTAAAATTTTCTAAAAATATAATCGTCACGTGTTTCAACCAAATCAATTAATTCCGAGTCATATAAATCCATATAGTTTTCGTCTTTACTAATTGACCCAAAGCCACGACTTTTGTTTTTTACGGGAAGAACAATAGATTCTAGTTGAAATATCCGTTCAATATCAGTTTTCAAACTCTCCACTTTCATAAAATCTGATATTATATAATTTTCATTATGATTTTCGTAAAATTCATTTTTGAAAAATATAGGATCGTCTAAAAACCAATATCTAATAACAGAGTGTGTAAATACACCAAAATTATACTTAGTAATTACTTCTGGTAAATTTTCTGGTAAGTGAATTTTAATCATCCAATCCTTAAATGCCTTTACCTTTAGTGAATAATCTAACTCCCATTCCTGTGCAAATGTTTTTTTACCTCTTCGTTTGAGTCTTCTATTTTGTTTAAAAGACTCGAATGTAAATAAAGAAGCATAAAATGTAAATGGATTTCTTACATTGGATATATAACAATCACCATTTGCGAAATTTGATTTATCGGTTTTGTTTAATCTATGATGGTGATCACCCCCTGAAAATGTAATCCAGTTTGGATTGTTACATCCATTTATAAAATTTACAATTGTGCTTCCAGCACACTTTGGTTGATGTATAAAATAAATTTTTTTATCCGACATGGATATAAATATAAATCATCCTAATTTCTTTTTCTTTTCTAGTTTCTCTCCTTCTGCGACTCTTCGTCTAAGAGCAGAACTACTATAATCATGTTTACGAGAATTGTACATTACTTTATCCAAGTGTCCGGGAAGATCATGACCAGTGAATGGTTTGTCCCTCCAATCGTCACCAACAAAACGAACATCATAATCAATGCCTTTTAAAATTTCTATTAAATCAGATTCAGTTTCATATGGAATGATTTCGTCAACGAATTTACTGCCACGGAGTTGTATATATCTTTCCACAACCGACTGAACTGGTTTGTTTTTATCTGCTCTATCTAATTGTGGGTTGGTATGCAATCCTACAATTAAATAATCACAATGACGTTTACAATCTTCCATCATAAGCACATGACCCGCATGAAATACGTCCATTGCTCCACAAGTAAATCCTTTTATTATTTTTTCCATTATATTTTCTTTAATAGTTCAAAGGTGTGTTTCCAATCATCATCTACATCAAATACATAATTTATTCGTCTAGCCATGGTTTATTCAAAATATCATCTTTTTCTTTATTATCTAGCATATTAAATAAAAATTTAATTTCATTTATTATACATTTAGAGTCCAGGTGATTTTCGTCTTTAAAACCTTCACGTCTTCGATGACGAAGTTCGTATGCTCTTTTCTTAATTCTATCAATCACAACATCATTTCCCATGACTATAAATATAAAACTATAAAATTATAAAAACAAAAAAGGTGAGGAAAAAATCCTCACCTTTTTAAAAATATATATTTATATATTAGGATTTAGCAGTATCTTCCTTTTCCTCTTCATCAACAACTTCAAAGTCTGCATCAACTACATCTTCTGATTTAGTTTCTGGATTAGATTGGTCGGGTGATACATTTTCTTGTTCTGCTTGCATAAACGGAGCAAGTTTTTGAAGATGTTCCATTATAGAAGAATTTAATTCTTTTAATTTGTCACCTGTGATAGAAGTATCTTCAAGTTGCTTTTTAACATCTTCAAGAAGTTCATTGGTTTGCTTTGTTTCATTTTCTGGAATTTTTTCTTTATTTTCCTCAAGAATTTTTTCAAGTTGATAAACCGATGAATCTACTTGGTTACGAAGTTCAATTCCTTCTTTCTTTTGTTTATCTTCTTCAGCATACTTTTCAGCATCGGCTTTCATCTTTTCAACTTCATCTTTATCAAGACCACTTGAATCACTAATTGTAATCTTTTGATCCTTACCCGTACCTTTATCGGTGGCAGAAACATTAAGAATACCATTAGCATCAATATCAAATGTAACTTCGATCTGAGGAGTTCCTCTTGGAGCAGGAGAAATTCCATCTAATTTGAAATTACCGAGTTTTTTATTATCAGCAGACATTGCTCTTTCTCCTTGAAGAATTACAATATCAACACCGGGTTGATTATCAGATGCAGTTGTAAATACTTGAGACTTCTTAGTTGGAATTGTAGTATTGCGTTCAATCATTGGTGTAGATACCCCACCTTGTGTTTCTATTCCAAGACTAAGTGGGGTTACATCAAGCAACAAAACATCACTTACACCCTCGTCTCCTGCTAATATAGCACCTTGAATAGCCGCACCAAGTGCAACTACCTCATCCGGATTAACTCCTTGATGTGGATCATTACCACCTGCAAGTTCTTTTGCAATTTCAACAACTTTAGGACTACGAGTCATTCCACCAACAAGAATGAGATTTTTAACATCACTCATTGTGATACCTGCATCATCAAGACACTTTTCAAATGGTTCTTTTGTACGAGTGTACAGAGAGTCACAAATTTGTTCAAACTTGCTACGAGTAACATCAATGTTTAAGTGCTTTGGTCCACTTGCATCCGCAGTAATAAACGGAAGATTAATTGTTGTGGACGAACTTGATGATAATGCTACCTTTGCTTTTTCTGCTTCTTCTTTAAGACGTTGCATTGCTTGACCATCATCTTTCAAATCAATACCAGACTCTGACTTAAACTCTGATACAAGGAAGTCAATAAGAGTATCATCCCAATTATCTCCTCCAAGTTGAGTATCACCATTGGTAGATTTAACTTCAAATACTCCGTCTCCAATTTCTAAAATAGAAACATCATAAGTTCCACCACCAAGGTCGTAAACTGCGATTGTTTCTTCGTTCTTCTTTTCTAATCCATAAGCAAGTGATGCAGCTGTTGGTTCATTAACGATACGCAATACTTCTAGTCCTGCGATTTCACCTGCATCCTTAGTTGCTTGTCTTTGTGAATCATTAAAGTAAGCAGGTACGGTAATAACTGCTTGTTTTACTTCTTCACCAAGATATGATTCTGCATCTGCTTTAAGTTTACTCAGAATAATACTTGAAATGAATTCAGGTGCATATTCTTTTTCTTCATCACCTTCTTTACATTTAATATAAGCATCTCCGTTTTTACCTGAGACAACTTCATAAGGAAGATTTTTAACTTCATCTTTTACTTCCTTGTATTTTCTTCCGATTAAACGTTTCGCAGAAAAAATTGTATTCTCTGGATTAGTGATTGCTTGTCTTTTTGCGGATTGACCTACAAGTCGTTCTCCGTCTTTTGCAAATCCAACTATACTTGGGGTAGTTCTTGCTCCCTCTGAGTTGGTTATCACTTTTGGTTCTCCTGCTTCTACCACCGCAACACAACTGTTCGATGTACCTAAATCAATGCCAATTACTTTAGCCATTTTCTATTCCTCTTTTATTTTGTTAGTTTTGTTTGAATCTCGTTTGAGCATTCTAGACAATCTCTGTTGAGCATTATCTTTATATAAATATAATCTAAAATACTTTTATTCTCCTTCTTTTCCGTCACACGGACCTCCGGCCTTTTTTGCAAACTCGCAATAACGACAATTCTTTTTGTTTTTACCAGGTGTTTTTGGAAATGAACAATCCATATTATATTCACCACCTTTGGTAAATGATTCATTCAAAAAATTATTGAAACTTGACCATGCTTCTTTGCTACTCATTGTACCATGTGGTGGAACAAATCGTTGAATACGGTCCCCACTCCAAACATCATCTGGATCGTGTTTGCGTTTAAGAATAATAAACTCAACCTCTATTTTATCCAAGGGTACATTAAATTCTTTAGCATAAAATACTTTATACAAAAGCAATTGATGAGTTTTACTTTCATCTGCTTTTTGCCACTTGTTCCATCCACGTGTAGATGTTTTCAGATCAATGATTTTATACTTTTGATTGATTTTATCAAATAATACAACGTCAAGAAATCCAATGTATCCAACATTGTTACGAACTTCTAAATCAATTGAAGTTTCAATGCCAGATAATGAATAACGAGTTTTTGAAAAGAATTTACTGCGAACATCTTCCGAAAGCAAATAATCAAGTATTTCATTACCATCTTGGATAAATTCATCAAAGGTGGCATCGTCCATACAACGCTTACCATCAATAAGATTACGTTCATCATCGGCAAGTGTTGTCATTGTTTGCAATAACTTTGCTTTCCAATCAACACTTTCAGTATCAAGATGTGGTTGGTTGTACATCATTTCAAGATAATCTTGAATAACTTCGTGCATAGAAGTTCCAAACACCAAGTGTATGTTACTTTCTTTTTTACGAAGGTTATCTACATATGCAAGTTTCCAACTGCGTGGGCATTTATAGTACATTGAGTATTGAGAAAAACTCACATACTTGTTGAACTTTTTTTCTTTAACTTGCTTTTTTTCTCCAGCTGCTACTTGTGTCATAATAAATTAATCACTTCCATCTTTACTAATTGTTGCTTCGAATATATTGCAACGAAGAAGTTGTTCTCCTCGCAATACACCCATATCTACTGAATCACGCATACTTTCGTATAATTCACGTTCATCGTAACCAAAATGTCCTAAATCAGCAAGATGTGTTAAATATTGTTCATAGTTCATACCAGTTTTGCGTTGAACCATACTTTTTAAATATGCAACGGCATATTCGGGTGTATCGAACAACTTAACAGGAGAATCTTTAAGTGTTGAGTCTTTTATATAGTATTTCATTATTACTTATTATAATAGTAAATTCTGTATGTAAAGTCAAGGTATATTTCGGTGGAAATATATTATAATAATGAAATATATACGATATTTATTGATATGAATAAGTCATATACGGAGAGTGTGGTCGAATTCGTTGATAACAAGGATAGACATCAATTAGAATTTAGGCAAGCAGTTAATGAAGTGCTTGAAACATTATCACCTGTTGTGGATAAAGATTCTACATATCAGGATTTAGGTTTACTTGAAAGGTTGATTGAACCAGAAAGAATTATCACATTTAGAGTTCCGTGGGTAGATGATAATAACAAGGTTCATGTTAATCGTGGATATCGTGTACAATTTAATAGTGCAATTGGTCCATATAAAGGTGGTTTGCGATTTCATCCATCAGTTAATCTCAGTATTATCAAGTTTCTTGGTTTTGAGCAGACATTTAAAAACTCTCTTACAGGATTGCCGATGGGTGGTGGTAAAGGAGGAAGTGACTTTGATCCAAAAGGAAAAAGTGACAACGAAGTAATGAGGTTTTGTCAGTCATTTATGTCAGAACTTAGTAAACATATAGGTCAATTTACAGATGTACCAGCAGGAGACATAGGTGTTGGTGCAAGAGAAGTAGGTTATCTATATGGTCACTACAAAAGACTTTTAAACGAGTCTGTTGGGGTTCTAACCGGTAAAGCATTAGACTTCGGTGGAAGTTTAGTAAGAACAGAAGCAACTGGTTACGGAACTTGCTATTTTATGCGTGAAATGTTGAAGGTTAATAATGATGATTTTGACGGAAAAAAAGTAACTATATCTGGTTCTGGTAATGTTGCGATATATGCAATGGAAAAAACAATTGAACTTGGTGGAAAGGTAATCGCAATGAGTGATTCAAGTGGATATGTATATTCTGTGAATGGTCTTGATCTTGATTTAATGAAACAAATTAAAGAAGAAAAAAGATTACGAATAGAGGAATACATTAAACTAGACAAAGACGCAATATTCAGCAACACGGGTAGTATTTGGGATCAATCATGTGATATTGCATTACCGTGTGCAACTCAAAATGAATTAGAAAAGAAACACGCAGAATTACTTGTTCGTGGTGGACTAATAGCAGTTGCAGAAGGAGCAAATATGCCATGTACACCAGAGGCAGTAGAAGTATTTCAGAAAAATAAAATTCCATTTGGACCTGGTAAAGCATCAAACGCAGGTGGTGTAGCAGTAAGTGGTTTAGAAATGTCTCAAAATAGTATTCGTGATAGTTGGGATTTTGATAAAGTAGATAAAAAACTACAAGGTATCATGAAAAGTATTCACGACAATTCATACGAAGCATCCGAAAAATACGGTGACAAAGGAAATTATGTAATGGGTGCTAATATATTTGGATTTCAAAAAGTTGCAAATGCAATGATTTCCCAAGGAATTGTTTAAAGGTAAATATATATTAGTATGAGCAAGTATGTGGATGATGTAATAAGGCGAGTGGAAGAAAGAAACCACTCTGAACCAATCTTTATTCAGGCTGTAAATGAAGTTTATGAAAGTTTACACATGGTAATAGATAAACATAATAAGTTTAAAAAACTTAATTTACTAGAGAGGTTGGCAGAACCAGAAAAACAAATTATATTCAGTGTACCTTGGATTGACGAAATAGGAAATGTTCATGTAAATCGTGGATACCGAGTACAATTCAATAGTGTCCTTGGACCATACAAAGGTGGGTTGAGATTTCATCCAAGTGTTAATTTAGGAACAATGAAGTTTCTTGGATTTGAGCAAACATTCAAAAATAGTTTAACCGGATTACAAATTGGAGGAGCAAAGGGTGGAAGTGATTTTGATCCAAATGGTAAAACAGATTTAGAAATAATGAGATTTTGTCAGTCGTTCATGATAAAACTCCACACTCACCTTGGTCATAAAACAGATGTACCTGCGGGTGATATAGGTGTTGGGTATAAAGAAATTGGGTATCTGTTTGGTCAATACAAAGCACTTCATAGTAAATATGAACAAGGATTAATCACAGGTAAAGCACCGCATTGGGGTGGAATTCATGGAAGAAAAGAAGCAACTGGATTTGGAACAATATATTTTGCGGAAGAAATGTTAAAAAATCACCATACAGATATAAAAGGAAAAATAATTACGGTAAGTGGTTTTGGTCAAGTTTCTTTTGGTGTTGTAAAAAAAGCAGTAGAAATGGGGGCAAAGGTTGTATCAATATCAGGACCAGATGGTTATGTATATATGAAAGATGGGATTAAAAAAGATATGATTCCATATATGGAAGTTTTACGTTCATCTAACGAAGATGTAGTAAAACCATTTGCAGAAAAATTTGGTGTAGATTTTCATGCTAATAAAAAACCTTGGGAAGTTCGTTGTGACATTGCAATACCATGTGCAATACAAAATGAGATAACCGAAGATGATGCAAATATGTTGGTAGACAATGATTGTAAATTCGTAGTAGAAGCAGCTAATATGCCATGTACCGCAGAAGCAATAAAAGTATTTAATGATAAATTAGTGGTAGTCGCACCTAGTAAGGCAGTAAATGCAGGTGGGGTAGCAGTATCTGCACTTGAAATGCAACAAAATGCAGGATGGGATAAATGGGGTCTACCTCAAGTAGATAATAAACTCAGACACATAATGAGACAGATACACGATAACTGCTTAAAAAACGCAAGAAAATATGGAACAGAGGGTGATTATACACTTGGTGCTAATGTAGGTGGTTTTTTACGTGTAGCACACGCAGCTATTGCTCATGGAATTATTTAAGTAAATCTAATTCACTAAGTTTTGCATCCTGTTCTCGTAAATTTTTAAGAATTTTATCAGGTATATAAATCATTTTATTATTCATAAATAAAATATCTTCATTTTTTGGTCTTGTGTAATCAAATAAAGTAACAGACGAAGTTGATACACTAAATATTTTAAATTCTCTGATTTTACCAAACACACCTATTCCTTTACTTGCCTTTTCTAGTATATCTTCGTCAAAAGAAAGATGATCAAATCCAGATGCTTCATAGATTCCGTGAATTGTCCACTTCAAGGATTCCAACAAAGAATTACTTGAAAAGGTAGCAGTAAAATTGTCTTTTACGATTAAAATTTCAGACTTATATTGTTTTTTTCCAAGAAGTTTGGCTATACTCCTACTTATCATATATATAAATATCTAAATATACTTTATTTTGTTGAAAAATCTTAAAACATAAAGTATACTAAAAACATACAATAAGTCAAATTTATGAGTGAAGATTATTACAATATTTTAAATGTATCAAGAAGTGCTACACCAGAAGAAATCAAAAAAGCATATCGCAAACTTGCTATAAAGTGGCATCCCGATAAAAATAAAGATAATCCAGACGCAGAAGAAAAGTTTAAAAAAATTTCGGAAGCATACGATGTATTATCTAATGAAAGTAAAAAACAACAATATGATCAATTTGGTCATGATGCGTTCACACAACAAGGACGTGGAGGACATTCCGGTGGACCAGGATTCCATCACCAAGGATTTGATCCATTTGATATGTTTGACTCTTTCTTTGATCAAAGAAGAGGAGGTCGTACTAATCACGGAGGTTCTTCCCATTTTTACACATCAGATAATCAATCTAGGCAAAACTTTACAGGATCAAATTTAGTACATGAAGTTGAATTAACATTAAAAGATATCATTAAAGATAAAACATTAAATATTAGTTTTACTAGAAATGGATTGTGTGAACCATGTGAAGGTACAGGAGAAACTGCCAATTCTAGTTTAAAACCATGTACTCAGTGTGGTGGACACGGATCAGTTTACCGACAAATGGGTCCTATGCAAATTCAACAAACTTGCCCAACGTGTGGAGGAAGTGGTCATATATTAAATAATCCATGCAATCCATGTAAAGGTTCGGGTGTAAAACAAGAACGTGTGAAAACGAGTATAAAAATACCAAAAGGGTGTCCAGATGGAACTAAGTTGCGAGTAACTGACATGGGTAATTATGGTGGACGACAAGGATCATTTGGTGATTTATTCGTTATAGTTCATATTAAAAAAGATGAATATTTTGAAAGAGACGGAAATGATCTTATCTGCCATGAGCATATACCATTTTACGATATGATAATAGGAACAGATATAACAATTAATTCTCTATATGGTGGAGTAAATTTGAAAATTCCACAAAATACACAACCCGAGTCTGTTTTGCGTATAAAAGATTATGGATTGCCTAATATGCGAAGTGAAAACGCAAAAGGAGATTTATATGTAATTGTAAAACCCGAATTTCCTAAAACACTATCAGTTGAAGAAAAAAGTATTCTTGAGTTATATAAAAAAACTAAGAAGTAACTATTTTTTCTTTTTTCCTACACCACCACTTTTGATCGGCATAGACTTGTTTGATGTATTATAACTTTTCTTGTTTTTAAGACGATATGTAATTCTACCTTTTGACATATCATATTTGCTTATTTCAACAAGGACTTTGTCACCCACCGTTAACTTAATAAAATGTTGTTTAAGTTTTCCGGCAAGTGAACAAAGTAACATAACCTTTGCGTCTCCTTGTTGAAATTCTACATCGAACATTGTTCCAGGAAGAAGTTTTGTAACTATACCTTCCATCTCAATGATGTCTGAATTATTTTTGCGAGACATATGAAAATCTATTAAGTAAGAATTTCGTCTACAAGACCATACTTTAAACAAGTACGTGCATCCCACCACAGATCATGTTTGAGTATCTCATCCATTTTTGTTTTAGGAATCTTGGTTTTTGCTTCATAAATTTCTTTGATGCGTTTCATCAAATTATCAGAGTTCTTCATATCATCTTGAAGTTCTTGATATTTGCCCCACATACCTGAACTTAGTTGGTGGACAAGCATATAAGAATTTTCACCAATGAATCGTTGAGTTCCACATACACTCATAATAGTACCTGCACTAGCCGCACATCCGTCTATGTAAGTGAATATAGGAGTTTTACTTTGATTCATATAATCAATACTACTAAATGCGGCGAATACACTACCACCATAACTATTAATTCTTAGATGAATAGGTACAGGTACTTTTAGACCTAACTTGAGAGATACCATTTGCATTTCACGATCAAGACGAGAAATCTCTTTATTCAAAGTAAAATTCTCTTTCATAGAAACACCGGCATAAAAATAAATGATATTATCATCACCTTCTACGGTATCCATTACTCCTTCTCCTGCTGTCTTCTTTGCAGTAACTTTCTTTTTTGTCGTGGATGTTTTTTTCTTTGCGGGTGTTTCTCCTGCTCCTTCAAATTTCCAATCGTACATAATTACCTAATCTTTCTTGGTTTGTTGGTTTTAACGATAGATACTTTTGAAGAGGGATCGTAGTTTCTACAGATGCCAATCCAATATTGTGCTTCACGTTTGGCATCTTCTTCGTTAGTGAAATTCCTATCGGAAGTTCGTCTTCTATCACGGGTGACCACAAAAACATCAACTTGAGGGTCATGGTTATTATTATACTTTTTCATATATATTTATGTATATCTTAGTTATTGTCAGGAAGAATAATATTGTTTGGTTTATCAACTTTCACAACACTTTCTTCGTTAGAGTCTTTATCGACAACGTCGAAGGAATTTTTTTCAGCATTCTTTTTTGTGTAACAAGAAGCATCTTGAAACATTTCGTCGAGGAAATTTTTTTGATCTTTAGATTCTTTAAGAGGATTACCGGACATATCAAATCCAGCATCTTTTAAATCACCTATAATGCTATTAATAGTAACACTATCGGTAATATTCATACCATACTTATTTTCGTAGTATTCAAAAATCTCACGTGCATTGGGGTGCATATCTTCACGTCGTTTATCATTATTAATAGTGTGAATAACATCCCATTCGGTATTTGCTACTCCGTGCCAATCGTAAATAAAACAACTTTCCGATTCACTTGTCTTTTCGACGGAGTCGAAAGAATTTTTTTCGGAAGGTTGTCCGTTTGCATAATCAGTATTATTGTACATTGCATCAAACATATCTACATCTACATCACCAACAATATCATTGGTTTCGAAAGAATTTTTTTTCAATGGATTGTCGGTGCTTTGACGAATACATCCAGCAATAATAGATTCTTTGCGATTGACATCATCAAAATCAATAAGACCTTCTACGGGATTACCACAATCAAAACCCGCAGGTCCTTCGGGTCCTTTTTCGGAATAAAGATTAGAATCATCAGGACCAAGTTCTTCTACCGGTGTCCATTCATCTTCATCCCAATGTTCATAATTTTCGTAATCGTCATCACCGAATACATCTTCATCGTATACATTACCTTCACTATCATAATATACAGGTGCTTCATACTTAGGAACTAAATCATAAGGATTTTCAATTTCTTCATGGACAACATAACGATAAACACGAACCTTTTGACGATCACTATCTTCCGGTACACTAACTACCGCACTTGGATTAACTTTAACGGTAACAAGACGATCACCCGTATGTTCACCATTTTCATTAACTTGAAAGTTTCCATAACTACGAACATAATCAATGCTACCACAATGAAGACCACTTGAACAATGTTTTGTTGGATCAGCAGTTACTTCTTCATAAGGCATTTTTACTTTATCTCCAACCTTATTGGAAATCTTTCCAGTATACTTGTCGGTATAATCACGATTAATTGCTTTGTAAGCAAGGAAACAACCGTCTTCGGTGATAGGAAGGTTCTCATGCTCCAAGAAGGTATAAAGTTGATCTATGCTACCTTCAGAGGGATTATCCATAAGATTAACGAGGAAGTTCAACATAGGTGTTGCTTCGTCTCCGTTATGAATCATTTCTACGATGCGTTGTGTAAGAACATTGTGAATGATTGCTCCATCATAAATAAGATTATCTCCATCAACGGCAATACGGCCGTTAGAGAATTCTTTGTATCCATCCTTGACATCAAGCATATTTTCAACTTCGAGGAAATTTTTTTGAAGCAATGCTTTTTTAATTTTATAGAAGTTAGGATGAGTTTTACCGACAACAGAAGGACCCGTTTCGGAGATTAAAGTAATAGTTGAGTCAGTGATGATACTTTGCATTTTAAATAACCTTTATTTTTAGTTTGTTTCTTCGATTGGTGGAAGTCCGTGTTTTGCTCTTGCACGATTTTTATTACGAACTTGTGCGTTATATACTTTTGGAGTAACCATAGTTCCATAAATACCTTTTTTCAATGCACCGGAACTTCGACCGGTTTTTTTTGAGACTTGATATATTTTTGGATGTTTCTCTTTATTAGGTAAATTGGTTCTTGCTTTTTTGCTCATTGTTGTGAATCTTGCTCTTGGTTAAAATTACTTCTTTTGGTTGATTCAATAGAAGGGTACTTGTATTTTTTTGCAAGTTTAGATTGTTTTCCCATTCCAAACCTTTTCTTTAAACGATGTTTCCAATGTTGTGATGCTTTCATAATTTATATATATTTCCTTTAAGTTAAATTTAATTATTATAATAATACCTCATAAAACGTCTCTCGTCAACTTTTTTTTAATTTCATGCGAAATCAAAAAAAACTTTCCTTAGACTTGTTAGTATCCATTGATATTACTTTTTGGTGGAATTTACCAATTCCATGTATTCAATGAGATTTTCCATAGATTTAGTGTAAGAACCAGAACCATCCAAAGCACCACCCATGAACCTTACCATTGGATAATCTTGGGAAAGCATATGAGGTATGTTCTTGAGGGTGTATGACACCTTAGAAGTAAAGTTAGAATACAAGTTTCCTTCACAATAAATGTTTGTAAATCTTGCGAAATTCTCAAAATCGTGAGATAATTGTGAATCCTTCTCAGAAACACTTTTTTCAGAATGATTATTAATGTTTATGATTCTACGAATCTTCATTAATTCTTTTATTGTATCAGTATTACCAGATTCTTTAAGAAGAACACATACTCTTTTAAATACACGATTGTTAAGTAGATTATTAACAACCTTGTAAGAACCATCATGCTTGAAGTGATAAAACTTTCTTGCAATAACAGATTGATAAAGAGAACCAGTTTTATTTTTGAACGAAGATTCAATGTAATCGGAAATTACATCAAACACATTCTTGAAGTTTTCATACTTCGCAAGTTTCTTGGTTTGAGCATACTTGATTCCGTAAATCTTAACATCATCTTGTTCAATGACCCTACCAAGTAAAGTATCAAGTTTGTTTGTATTATTATATTCACTATCGTGAAAGTAAACTTTCCAATTACGAATAGGAACATAATAAATGGTGTCCTTGGTATTCAAAGCAATTTCTTCTTCAGAACTCCAATTACCAGCAGGGTTCCATCCGTAGTCATCGGTTTTCTCGTAAGCAATTACATTATCCTTGGTTGTAGTAGAAGTATTACGATTAGAAGGTGGTTTTTCCAATTCGGAAGTAACACGAATTTTATTAGGATAACCAATGAGTTTCAAATATGTGCGTTCTTTATTAGTAAACTCATTGAACATAAGAACAACTTTATTTTTATTTTCACGAACATAATGATTTACACGACTAACACTACCCGTTGGTAGATCGTTTTGAAAGAACTCTACATCAGCATCAAATGGAATGATACCGTGTACATCACTTCTACGATTTACTTTATCAGCACCGTGGTATCTATTTCTTTTGGGAGAACCCAACCAAAATAAACGATAATTCATTTTTTCAAGATTAGGATTCTTGGAAACATCTCCGTATCTTTCAGATACATCTACTTTATTCCAAGTTAGTTTTTCAGTCCACTTGAAGTGTCCAATGCTTCCACTTCCTTCACGATCAATGTCAGAATAATATTCTTCGTTGTAACCAACCATACTATTAAAAAGAATACGAGCATCCCAAAAGTTCTCACAATCATTCAATTGCTCGTTCATTATATCCTTAATTTCGTTGTTAACACGTTCAACGAAATTAACCATATATTCACGACCTTCACTTGTCCAACCAATTTCTTCACGACTTGCAGTAATATCCAAGTTACCGATAGGAACACGAAATACAAGATTGCTAACCAGTCTACGATATTCGTAGGAGTTGCTCCATCCGTACTTTTTCTCAAAGTCATCAGCAACATCAGAGAAATTGAATGGATACGCAACATTACCCATAAGAATAATAGAATCAGAATGAGCAAGTTGTGAATCTACATAATACCAATCTTTTCCTTCAAGTCTCTTGGTAGGAACTTTAACTTCTTCTTTGGTTGATCCAATAGTAAGATTAGGAGTTACATCAAAGTAACCGAGAATGCGTTGAGCAGACTCACGAAGTTTATCGTAGGTATGTGCTTCCGTAGGAGTAAACTTAATTTCAGTACCAGATGCTTCTTTGGTATTTTCTTCAGAGATAATAGAAAAATTTGGGACATCTTCATCAAGATAATTGATAACCGTAGTCTTCTTGCCGTTTTTTACAGAAGTAACCGTAAACGCATCACTAAGAGTAAAAGGAGTTTTACTTCCCAATCCCATACAGCCCACAAAGTCGTTGCTATGAGTTTTGTTGCTATCAAAGTAAGTAGTATACGTAGTTTGCAATTCGTGTTTGCTCATTCCGATGCCATAGTCCCTAATAGAGAACCAAGGCTCTGCTACAGATGGCAGGTGTACATCAAATGGGGTATGAGTATTACCTTGAGCTACATGAGCATCATATGCGTTAGTAGATAACTCTCGTATAGGAGCAGCTATTTTGTCACTATATAAACCATCACTTAATATCTTAAATGCTTTTGCTGATGCCTTGATTGAATACTGAGTAGTATTACTTAATGTATTGCTTACTACGTTAGGAGCTGTTTTTAATTGCATAATAGATGATAGTTGATGTAATATATGTTAGTTGATTATTAGAATCTGAATAAGGTCTACGATTTATTATAGTTATATTATAGTTCTTAGAAAAAAATGATTTTCTATCTCTCTCGTATTTCTCATTATGATACTAGATTACCATAATACCCCTTAGACGTCAACATCTATTTTTATAATTTTTTTATAATTTAAAATTATTATGTAGGTTGGGTAAATATTCCCCCAAAAAATTGATGTATGCTACTTAGTTAGGATACACAGGTTCTACAATGCAGTTTGCTTCTAAAGAGATTTCATATGCTTGATCCATGTTTACACGATCTCCTACACTAACTACTCTTGGCTTTGAATCTGAGTTTTTGTTTATTTCAAAGCATACACCATTTTCAATTTTCATAATTTCAAAATGAGCATCACTAGCCAGCATAGCAGTAGGATGACTTTTTACATATCTCTTTAGATACACATATGTTGTACCTTCTGATGATTTACTATTAAACATAATAGGGAATTATACAGTTTCCCCAAAAATTAGTCAAGCTTTTCAGATTGCTTTGTTATTTTATTTATTCCTATAAAGTTAGTACCTTGAGTTCTTTTTAGATATTGTATTGTAATATCCTTTTCATTGTATTGGTATTTGTTTATTAGTAATTGCTTTATATTCTCAAATTGTATTTTCATATTATGCTTACCAAACTCATTTTGTTCTTCCGCAGAATAATACTCAGTAAAATGCTTTCTTTGCTTATTGAATGTATTTAGTGATTTATACACAAAGTTGACAGGTACTTTATCTTCAAACTGATTTAATAGTTTACGATTTCTTTTTTTAAACTTTTCATGCATAACAGGTATATCAGTTTTAGGATTAACAATGAAGTGAGGAACTAACAGTTTGTATTTAGTATCAAACACAGTGTACCTAGATTCTATGATTCTTTGTTTGTTGATTCCACAAATTTCTATGTTATCAGGTTCAAAGAAGTTAGCAAATTCATTTTCTATACATTGATATGCTCTATAAGGAGATACATACACCCAATCCAATGAATAAGAATTTAATCTTAGTTTGTTTTGTATGCAATACGCAGTAGAATAACAATCCTCACAAATAGGTAAATGAAGAATGTCCACCAAAAAACCTCAATTGGTATTAATCTAAAAGCAACTCTGGTCCAGAGGATTCTCTTTCAACGATTTCAATACTATCAAACTCTGATTTATAGGAACGAGCTTTTTCTACGAGATGCTGAACTTGTTGTTCGTTAAGAAACTCACCAACTCTTACTACTTTATCAGAAAAACCAAACGGGTCTTTAGCAGAAGGATTATTTGTTTCATCGGGAACTTTCAATGATGCTTCATTGATTAGTTTTTTTACCTTATACGGAAGAGTAACATTCTTAGGACAATATTCAATAGTAACCTTAATACCTTTGGGTTTTGGTTTAGATAGTCCGAGCAAATTTATCATACATATATATATTAACTACACAAGATTTTTTATAACTCTATTTAAGATTTATTTAGTTTATTCAAAATATTGTATAAAATCAGATGACCTTGAGCATTTAACCAATTAGCAAACTTCTGTTCAACATACTGAGTTCTCTGAACAGGTTTAATTTCATAATATTCATTATATGATATAAGTGAAGTGCTATGAACACGCAAACTATTGTAACAACGGTCTATTGTATTCATATTTATTGCGTTCTCAGAAGTAAATTCCCATGAAAAAGTGTTATTTAACCCATTAATACCATCTGTTACGCATTTTTTTTCATTAGAATCTATGATATAAAGAAATTCATGCTCTTCATTCGGGTGATCCAAGTAGAATACTGCATCTTTTTTTGCTTCTTCCATGTCATTTTTATTAAAATAGAGTTTTCCGTTTAGTTTTTTCATGATTTATATATAAATATTCACAAAAAACCTTAATTTTAATAGTAATTTCCCCATAAATTTTTTTTTCTTCTGGATTTTTGGCAATTTTCCCCAAAAAAAATATAATTTCGGTGTCTAAAAACGGTATAGTAAATATCTGACAAAAAAACGGGCACCCACACAAGAGTAGACATGGCCCGGCAAAAACCGGCATTGCCGCCCTTGGGTTACAAAAAAAAGTTAGTAGTATATCTAATATACCAATGCTACTATAACACTAACCGAATAAAGCAAAATAAAAATTAGCATAGTATTAAGCAATATTATACCTATATTATCCACTACACAATACTGCTAATGCGAATACACCTGCTACTATTAGTGCCTTTTTCCCCACTTTTAGTGTTTTTTCCGTGATAATGGCTTTTTGACGAGGTGTTATATAATTACTCATGTCTATAAATATTATAAAAACTATCTTTTTATTATTAAATTACATATTAGTTATACTAATTCTTAATTGCACATAAACAATCCTATAAAATCAATAATGTATTTGAGTATTAGTATTCCTACTACGAATATAGCTATACCTATTAAAGTATCTTTTATATTTTCCACATTTTTCTCCCACAACAAAAGGTCGTATATGACCTCGTTATTATAAATATTATAACAACTAATTTTGTGGGACGGTTATGCGAAGTTATTTGCTTTTGGTAGTGCGACTATAAAAGTATACAATGAGTATCAAAGTAACGATGCCCACGAAACCTGCCATGCTATCAAGTATATTCTGTATATTCCATAATACTGCATTACCCAAAAAGAAATTGTCACCGAATATAACAACACCCAATAGTAGCAATGGTATAAGTCCTATAATAAGCATTGTTAATTGTTGCACATACTCATTAACGGTTTTGAATATGCTTAGTATGTTTAGTTTCTTCATTGTATCATCATTTGGGGTTTCCGTGCTTTTTTCGTTGTCACGATCAATTTGGTAATTGCTTAGTGGAGAATGTATTTCTATATAAGTGCGTTCTTTTTGTTCAGGATAATCAGCATAAAAAAGTTCTTCTGCTTCTTGTGCAGTATTTGCTTTATAGGTAACCGTTTTGTTACTAATTGGATTATGTTCATGCTCACGATATGTGATATTATAGGTTTTTAATTTTTTTTGGGGATTCACGTTTTTTTCGTAAGTTGCGTATTATCAGTACTTTATATTTTTTCCGACTTAAATTCTTTTATGCGATTTTTACGTTCTTCTTCTTTCAATTTATCGTTATGTATCTTATTACGGTTGTCCAACCATTTTCCTCCGATATAAGCATACACACATATCAGCATCATTCCTATATAAAATATCGGATCACTTAAATCAATCATGAAAAAACAAATCGTACACCAAACAACACAACATCAAAGCACACATAGCAATAGCAAAATAGGTTATCATGTATTCCAAAGTCTGCGAAAGGTTACTTCAAATTTAGAACCGTTCTTGGTATGAAAGATAATATCTCTTGTACCATTGTTAATATCATATCCACTATCACCTTTTGTGTATCCGTTATTTTCCATAGCAGTTGTAATAACATCATCAATATTTTGTTCCGGAACAATTTGTGTAAGGTCTTTTTTTATTTGTTGATGTTGAGCAACTGCTTTGGCAATTGTAGTAGCAATCATAGTTCGTGCAGTATCACTTTGTAAATTGATTTGCTTGTCCGCAAATTCTTTCATAGTCTTCTCAATTATTTTAATCATATATCAATATTATAATATAATTTGCGTTTAGTCAATATTTTTTTATGGATGAGCACAAAGGGCACTAACCGGGCCCAGCAGTATAATTTGATTATTGATTCTGGATGTATCCAGAACGCATTATAGCACAAAAAGTAATTGCAATATTTTCTATTACGCATATTAGGAATTATATTGCGTTGTATGTACACTAATACGCATCTTAAGGCGAAACACTTTTTTGAGATGTCCTGCTCTGTTTTTAAAAATTCGAAGTTATTTAAGGGTAACCCTCCCTCCCACTCCTTAGAGTGTAATAAAGTTTTTATAATTTGTCAAGCATATTATAAAAAAGAATATAAAAAAAGTCCGATGGAGGAGATAGAAAGGAAACCCCCATCGGACTTGTTATTCACACAACCTAACCCGGTTAAGGAGAAATACCAAGGAAAACAAAAACAAAAAACCTTGGTTTATTACTAACCGAATAACGAACAAACAAACTTCTTAAATATCTCAATCTCACTATACAAATACTCTACTAAAAAACGCCGTTAATGTCAAGACTTTTTATAAGAAGTTATTCACAAAATTTACCCCACAAAAATGAAGTCTATTTTGGGCATATATCTGTTCCCCTCCCACCATCCCTTGATGGTATCAAAAATTTTGCGAAAAGTCAACTAATAATAATGATAATAGTAATAGTATAAGAGTAGGTAATAGTAATATACGCATACATAGTAATAGTAATACACAATGCACTCCAAGTTTCCTATTTTCTCCAGCACCTAGCAAAAATAATTTAAAGGGCTTTGCGTAAGTTGCTATTACTCAGCATTATATGTGCTAGAATTAATCGCATTTTATTTTTACTAGGTGCTGGAGAAAATATATCAGGCCATTGCTAGTGGGTGTTATGCGTATTATCATTAGTAATAGTAATAGATGCAAGGTGTGTGCGAAAATGCTTGACAGCGGTATGCTTTTTTGATATGGGTACTTATAGTGAAAAAGTGGTGGACAACCGTGACCCCCCTTTATTAAATTGTAGGTGTAGCAGGTTCTCATTCCTCATAAGCAGTAGTTTATTATATTATATGTAAATAAATGTATATACCTATCAATATAACTACCTTGATACCTAGAACGCATTTGACACCTATAACACAAGGTAATATATGCTATTAGGTGTAAAAGGTATTTTTGGGGACATATATCCCTACCTATATGAAGTCTTGTTCGTCTATTACCTATACTCGTATTATTACTATTATATCAGGTTATCCTAAGTTGATGTTAGTTGATGATATTGATGATAGTTGATATTAATATGCATTATACTCAGTTGGTGCGTGGGGACAACTAACCTGATGTTATACGCATTATAGCATTTATAGACGATTTAGACGACGTGGATACTATTTCCTTTATATTACCTCTATTACTATTACCTATACTATTATTACTATTATGCATTATGCGTATTGTATCTACTTTATTATCTCTATTACTATTACTATTATCATTATACAATATTTCCGCAAAAAAACTCCTACTACGGATAGCCATTTGGGGTCGCATTTTAAGGGGTAATTTGTGGGGCAAAAGTCCGGCTGAATAATATGATGAATGAAGAAGAAATCAAATGGTTGCGAAAGCAAGCATTTATTTCTTTTGAGTGAATCATTGGCCACTATTTCTTCCACCAAAAATCGTGGGCATATAACCAATATCTACGGTCGTACCAATATAAAATATAACGGTCATTATATTGCATTGAATAAAACCATCCGTGTTCTTCACTGTATAAAAAATTTGCCTCGATTCCGAAACTGAATACCCATCCTAAATCTTCACGATATATCCATGTATCATGAGTGGAACTTTGAATGGTAGTAGAATAAGTCCATCCGTGATTATCTATATATCTCCATTCATAGTCATCATAAGGATCATTTATTATTTCAAGTTTAGGTTCTTTTATAGTAGTATCTACTTTATGAACATTTTTTGGTTCTTCCGAAAAATTTTTCCTCGAAGGATCGGGTAACATATCTCTTGCTGGAATGCCAAATGGATCGGGTTTGCTTTCATTCAAGATGTCCATTGTTTTCTGAAATTGTTGATTACGAGATAAACATCTTGAAAAATGAATACCAATATCTAATGGTTCGTGTTTATTAACACTTTCGCAATATTTGCATCCACATAGAAAATCTGAGATTTGAGGATAATACCGGCCAGCAAATAAATTACATACAATCAATAATCCACTGTATACTAAAAAAATTTTGCTCGACATATAATAATATATATCAATTTGGTATTTGAATCAATCAATACACAATGTTTTATTTAATGTATCAAAGAAATCATCACATATATTTACGTTTGGATGATTTTTAATTGAAGTTGGAAAATGAATATTTGCATCATGAAGAATAAATAAGTTCTCATTTTGATTTTCATCTGCGACCTTCTGCCAATATTTATTGTTAAATTTAAAATAATAATTTACATCTGAATTTAAGATATTACTAATATTGGAATACTTGTTCCAATCGGTCATTTCAGATTTGCTTTTCAATAACAATTTTGGTTGGCACTTTTCAGCAATGTAATCTAAGTTCGTCTGTGGTGAGAATACAATAACTGAATTGACATTACACAAACTACCAAATAACAACGAAGCATAACCTCCAGCACTGGATCCTGTGCAAACGACTCTTTCATAAGAATTGAATATGTCTTTTAAAAATTCAATTGTATCATCAACTTTTTCACCGATGTTCTGCATTGAATTTAAATACCATCCAAAATAATTTCTCATATACAATACATCAATATCATATTGTTTATTATATTTTAAATCCATCAATGATGTTTTCCTACCAAATCCCGTATGAGCATTTCCATTGAAACTAATAACCAAGTTTTTTGAATTGGTAAATACCTTTACGAAAGATGTATCAGTTTTTTCTTCCGATTCAATATAATCGATGGCATCTTCATAGCAATCCAT